GGTTTCCCAGGAGCCACTCCTAGGGTATCTCTATCCTTCTTCCGGCGTTTTCTTCTTCTAGCCATTCAGGTGCCGTAAATGCACTGAACAATGAGGCCCTCGGCACCCTTGTCAGGGAAAGGTACCCTCTTTACCACCGAAAAAGACACAAAGTTGATTCCCTTCTTCCGAAGAACGGGCGCGAGAGGAGGAAATTTTATCTCTTTCGGGAACACGCCCTCTAGTGCAACACACCTCACCTTCAACACAAGGTAACGACTAGAGGTGGAAGACAAACACTTGAATCCGCATTTAGCACCAAGGAAAGAAGACAAGTATTTGATTAGCGCCGCAGAGTGCTCGTTCTCCTCCACAGGATGAACTGGAGAGGGAGAAGTATCATCTGATTCGCACCCTTCCTTCGAAATGATAGAGAAGCTGTACTTTCGTACCTTGCTCTTCTTCATCGCCTTTTTCAGACGACGAAGGCATTTCATCGATTTATCGTCCTCTTTTATCCCGTGAACCTTCATCGCAGCCTGAAGAGCTACAACAAGGCACTCTGCTCTTGTCTCAAACGTGTGATTCTCGTAAGAGAGCTTACCAAAAGGATCAGTCATTCGGACGACTCTTGCGTGTCCTTAGCGCCCCTCCCTGCAAGAATGCAGTCTCGGACTGCCTTCTTTACTCTCTTCTCAGTCAGGCGAGGAACATTACTAATGACTACGAAATGAGCGGATTTATGGTGCAATGCCCGAAACTTCCACCCGTCAAGAAGGGAAACGAATCCCTCCACGGTCGAAGAAGCCAGAGTGTCAAACACCCGAAAAACCAAAGTTTTAGGGTCATTTGCAGCTGTAGAAGACGAGGCCCCACTCACGTCAAATCCATCCGAATGGAGGGCGGCTTCTAGTCCGTGAAGTACCCTAGACACATTCTCATCCTTCAAAACCGGGGTAAGCTTCAAACTAGAGGACAGTTCTGAAAAATGTCGAGAAACATCTTCCTGCGTGTTATTGCTCATTATTAACTTCCATCAGGGTACGGATTCGGTCAGCAACGGATAGCAGCTGACGGTAGACAAGGGAAAAACGCGGGGCCTCAAGGTTGTGCAAGATTTCAGAGTCTGTCTTTTCGCACATGTCCTTAACGACGTCTTCTAAGTTCTTCACTTCCCTCAGACGAGAAGAAGCGGGGACGGCTCTGCAACAGTCCGAATGAAACATTTACGCCTTCTCTACTCGGGTTGTAGGAAGCTGCATGGAGTTGATCAGCTCCAAACTTTCAACGGTGCTAAGGTCTGTCTCGCGGTACCCTCCTGAACAATCTCGCTTCCGGTGGTCTGCTAGCGTAGACTCGTCCAGGAGAATAGAGAGAAAAGGAATAAACTCTTGGATGTTGAACTCTCGCTCGTCGTCTTCCATCTCTCCGATATGGTCGCTGATTTGGTTGATCTTGTATCGGATCGCGTTGTTAAGATCCATACTCAGGAGAAGCGGTCGACTATCTAGAAACACGATACTCTCTGGATGTGAGCACGAGGGGCACACTTCCTTCGCATGAATCTGACCACAACTCGTGCACAATTTCATAGTTCGGTCAACTATCGGTCCTGAAAGCTCTAAATCACTGATATTCATAAACACAGTAGGCCTCCTATGCGGCTAGTTCTTTATACAGAATAGGGTGGATCCACCCTGGTCGCCTTAGAATGGATAGAGCGGGGCAGTGACAGTGCACCACCCCGCTCCATTCTTAGGGGAGTAGACGATCAATCGTCGTCGAAATCGTCGTCCCAGTCGTCGTCATCGTCATCGTCATCGTCGTCGTCGTCAACAGGAGGAGCCTTCTTAGCAGCAGCCTTCTTGGGGGCAGGAGTCTCCTCCTCATCCTCATCGTCCTCCCAGTCATCATCATCCTCCCAGTCATCATCATCGTCATCGTCGTCGTCAACAGGAGGAGCCTTCTTAACAGCAGCCTTCTTAACAGCAACCTTCTTAGTGGCGGCCTTAGCAGCAGCCTTCTTGGGGGCCTTCTTGGGAGCAGGAGTCTCCTCCTCATCCTCATCGTCCTCCCAGTCATCGTCGTCAACAGGAGGAGCCTTCTTAACAGCAGCCTTCTTAGTGGCGGCCTTCTTCTTAACAGCAGCCTTCTTAACAGCAGCCTTCTTGGGAGCCGCCTTCTTGGGAGCCTCCTCCTCCTTCTCGGGAGCTACGGAAGCTTTCGCCTCCCCCTTCATGAATGAGAAAACCTCCAAGGAGAGCGCAGGATCTCCGTCCTGATAGCGCATACCAAGAATAACTCCCCTGAGAGCGTCCGGGGACAGACGCAGCCCGTTAACACTAACGGCTTTTCCCAACATAAATGCATCAGTCAGTTCGCTGACCGTGCTCTTCTTTTTTGTGCTCATTCTGAGACTCCAGTAGGTTTGATTGAAAACGAGGAAACACTCCACGCTTCCAAGCACCCTTTACCGACTACTCCGAGTCTGGATGCTCTTTTTCTACCTCCAGGCGTAGCTTTTTGAGGAGCCTCAAAATCTTGTGCGTTCCGATGAAGCCAACTGCACGTAAGTCCTTCTCCAATAGGTCTAGGAGTGCAGGTAGGCCCTCTCTTGCCTTCTTTAGAACCTTGTCAACCATCAGTTGTACTGATTTGACAGAGACTCGGGAGATAAGGCAATAAGGCTCAGAAGGACGGAATTCGCCTTATCCTGTTCGTAGTCCTGTGCAAGCAGGCACACGGAAAGCAAGGCAGAGAATAGGGTGTCCAACTCCTCTGTCTCACACGGAAGACCTGAGAACATGGAGTGTATCGAGCTAAATGCTTCTGGAGATACTTTAGCCTCAAGAAGCGCAGAAACTGACATCGAAAGGGACATTACTGCCCCTCTGCTCACTCCATTTAGGAGAGAAATGGATAGACCCCCAACTGATCTTGAGATCATGAGGAGGAGATCCCAAGAGTCCGGTTCGTCGCCCATACGGGTAGATAATGTGCCCTGCGATACCCTCTTTAGGGGCACTCCATGTAGGACTCTAACCTGTCCTCGTATTGGGAGGGTTGAAAATCACATAGACCACGGCTCCAAGCCGTCAGGCCACTGTAGAAAAGTAGTCTTCGAGGGAGAAACCAGGGCCAACGGCTTGTACTTAAGTATCGTCTTCAAAACGACAGGAGACACACCGTACTTCTCAGCAGCCGAGGAGGCCGTGACCCCCACAGAGTAGGTATAGTAGCAATAGGCTGACTGGGTATTTGAGGAGTCCTGGGCCGATCTCACAAACTTCACGAGGTCCACTACAGTAGCCTTCTTTGCGCCTTGCTTGACTGCTAGACGGCTCGCTTCAGAAAACGCATCCCCAGAGAGCAGACCCACCAGAAAGGCGCAGGCAGTCCTAGAGAAGCAGTGGTCGAACTTCTCCTTTCCAGCAAGTGACTCGTCCAAAGAGGACAGTAAAGCCCCAAGAACAGACGAATTTGGATTCTTCTTTTTGCGGGGTGACTTGCGTGCCAAAGGGGACACGGACGTACCATGCGGGGCGATAGGCTTTAGCTTTCTCACTTTTCTCCTCTTCTTGAAAACGATGGGTGAGTCCTCAGGGAGCTTACAGTACTTCAGCTCACTCTCTCCTAGAACCTTTATCACGTACTCTAAGTCCTTCTTGTTCGCCTCATATTGAGAAACTACTTCCTCCAGAGGGACCTTATTCTCAACGTGGTCATAGTATGCACGCCAAAGAAGATCCGAAAAAGGAGAAGTATCAATGTACTTTTCAATCTCCGCCATCTTCTCAACGGGCACTCCTGCCTTTAGACCGGGCTTCTGCACTCTAGCCACCCAGGATCGGCGCTGAAGCGCACGAACTACGTACATACAGATGTTCGTCTCGTACTCATCAGGAAGACCCTTGTACCCCTCAGTGACGCCATGCACAAGCTCATAGAAAGAGATGTCATCAGCCAATGAACCAAGAGCAGCTAGTGCTTCCTCAGTAATCTCAAAAGAGGGAGGAAGGGAAAGGGCCGAGTTGATATCTTCTGGAGTGATATCCATCTTCTTGTACCCCAAATGCTTCTCGTCAGGGACAGCATCTAGGATGTTGGCCCCCTTCACCTCAAACAAGGCTCTCGGGTCCTCTGCCAGAAGAAATGCATGCACCCCCTTCACCTTCTCAACCCTCTTCAGGTCTCTCATCGAGGAAAGGAGAACGATAGGAAGACGGTCATCCGCCTCCTGAAGAAAGGCATGAAGCGCTCCGGGGTTCTTACGATAGAAGTGTACCCGGAACAGGTCATGGTCTATTACCGTAACAGCAATTGCGGGGGAAGTAAACGCGATACCGACTAGTCCTGCCATGTGTCAACCATCCAAGTAAAGAGTACTGACATGATTCTTCATTTGCACAGTCCACACCTGATCGTACTTCTTTGAAGCGTTCATGTCTTGGTCGTGCGAAGTAACCAGAATCGTACCCATGTCAAAGTCACGAAGAACCTCGAAGCATGCCTCTCTCCCGTTCTTATCTAGATCCCGAAAAGGCTCGTCACAAATGAGAAGGTTCGAGGTATTGCGGCCCATCTTCGCAAAAGCAAAAACAATGGCGAGTCCTACCCTCTTTGCTTGGCCGCCACTGATAAGCGTCAAGGGTAGATTCTTTCCACCTTTGTTGAAAACAAGGTCGAACCCATCCGAGTTGTCAGTGGGAGCCAGCTCGATATCTCCCTTGGGAAATAACTGCTCCAAGTAGATAGGAAGAACACTCGTCAGTAGCTTGGTCGACTCCCGAAGACCCATCTTCTTAAGCTCCTTCAGCGTAATCTGAACGTAGCTCAATGCCTGAGACTTTGTCTTTTCCCGTGAAGCAGTGTTCAACTTTTTGGTGATCTCCTGCTCTTGCTTCTGAAGTGTCTTTGCCTGAGCCCGTGTCTCTTGAAGTGAGAAGAGACGCTCATTCGTAGCACTTAGCCTACTGTCATAGGTCTCAATCGCGCTCAGTAACCGCTTATAGGCGTAGACATCGAAAGTCACAGATCCACACTGAAGAATCCACTGGTAGGCGTCATCCAGCAAGTCTTTCTCGTCAGTTGCCTCCTGCAACTCAGAAGCTAGTGCCTCCTCGGACTTCTCACACTCAGGTAGGTCAGAAAGCTTACCGTTAAGAACACTGAGACGAACAAACTTTGACTGTAGAGACTTGAGCTTACGATGCTCCTTTCGAACCTCTTCTAGTTGGGTAGACACCTCGTCAGCATCCCCCTCAGGCAAGTCGTCCAACTCCAGCAGCAGGGCAGTCCTCTCCTCAGCAACTTCTAGACGTTCGGTATAGGAGTTCATGGCAGACTTAGCGTTCTCGCACACTTTCTCTAAGGACTCCTTCGCCTTCTCCCTCTCTGCAATCATCTCTTCCTTTTCCTGGGGCGAGATTGGGCGCAGACAGGCGTAACAGGAGTCACCCACCTTGTATAGCCTGGACAACTCAGAAGACAGCACAGAAAGCTCTGGTGAGTTCTCCGAGAGACGATTCTCCCACTTCTCTTTTCGTGATTCTAACTTTTTAGTGGGTAAGTCGTCTTCTTCTGTGCGAGACAACTTCTTTTCCAATCGCTTTCTCTTCTCTAGAGAGGGAAGCAAGCGCTATAGGTCACGAAGGGAATCCCCCAACAACTCAAGGCGAGCACTAGGGTCATCGTCTAGAACCCCACCCAAGTCCTCAATCTCCCCAAGAATAGTTGTCCGGGATTGAACTGAACGAAGGTCTTCGGACAAGGAGGAAATAAGGGACCGTCTTTCCTCTAGTGCCTCCTTGATCTCATCCGTATCCAACCCCAGGTCAAACTTGGAGGACAGAAACTTTCTCCACCTCTTCTGTTCCTTCTGGATATCCCTTGCCTCTTCTTGTGCGGACAGCTTCGACCTTGCATCAATCATCTTAGATTGAAGGGAGTCCCTCTTTTCGACGAGAGATTCGCACTCCTCATCCAAGGAGGAAAGGTCCCCTATCGCTTCCAGGTCCGACAGCACACCTTCAAGGAGGGAATTAAGATGAGTCTCATCAGGCAGTGGAATTGCATTGATCCTCTTATCCACTGTAGAGATCATGTCGTCCAAAGAGTCCAACCCAAAGTACCGGCTCATATACAGCTTCTTCTCAGACGGAGTTCCGTCAATCATCTGATGTATATGCCTCTGACCAAGGTAAATAGAGCCCTTCGTTTCATTCCAAGACCTGCCAAGAAGTCCTGCAATCTCCTTCTGTGCCTCTCTTGGGTCGTCCTTGGTGACATGAACTCCATCACGCCACAGGTCGACACCAGACGACTTGTTCTTAACCTTCTGGTATTTCTTCGGTACCTTTCGATACTTCTCCACGACGTAAGGCACACCCTCCCTAAGAATCTCAGCGTGAAGCACAAAGTTCGAAGGATGGTATACGTTGAGAAGCTCGTCTTTCTTGACCTGTCGTGGGGACTTTGTCAGCCGATCATAGAATAGGTAGAATAGCATCTCGAAAAGAGATGTCTTTCCAGACCCGTTACTTCCTCCCTCATCTAGGTTCTCGCCCCTGATATGAACAAGACCCTGGTCCTTCAGGGGCATATAGGCGTGCTTGAAGCACACAGCGTTGTCCAAAGTCAAGCTTAGGAAGTCAACGTGCATCAGAGCTTTCTTGAGGAGCCATACTTGTTGGAGGGTGTGATCCTGGAGTCGTTCTCACAGGTGTACACGTTACATACGTTAGGCTTATCATCGTAGATGTAGCACCCACTGCCAACAACGAAGTAGACACAATAGCCGTCGTCTCGACGCGCAAGGGCATGCTGAGCCTCCCCCTCTCCAAAGTCCCAGGGAACAGATTCGTACTTCTCTGCCTCTTCTGGAGAAAGCTCCACAATCAACTTACAGCAAGGGGCGTTGCAATAGGAGCAGTCCACCTTGGGAGTTAAAACTGGAACATGAACCTTATTCGTATTCGGCAGGTTATGGGGCATTATCGTCTCTTCGGTGAGAGTGTAACTAAGAGGGATTTGAGAATAAACGCATCAAACGCATCGATGGGGTCCACCAAATGGCGTCTGATCTCGGCCTGTAACTGAAGCATGTCCTCTAACAAAGACAGCAAGGACTCTTTCGAATTTATCGCCGTATGCGTCTTACTGAACGCAATGACATCTTTGCTGTCCACGGCGTCAGGGTTGATCCTAAAAATCAAGTATTCCTTTAGAAACTTGACAACCATTCCTAGGAAATAGTCGTGGTTGTCTACCTTACGAACGTGAATAAGGGGAGAGAGATCTCTTGAAAAGAGGCCCGCCACAAACTTAGGCACCAAATACGCAGGAGAAGCACCTAGGATGCCCTCTGAAAGCTCAGGAAGAGCTTTCTGGATCTCAGACGCAGTAGCTGTAGCCAAGTGCGCCGACGATATCTGGTCCAAGCTAGTGAGTGCATCACGAACATGCCCATCCGAAAGCTGAGCAATGTACTTCAAGACGTCGGTACTCGTCTCCAGTTCCTCCCTCTTGCATACCTTTCGGAGAAGACGAGAAATATCCCGTGATGACACAGACTTAAGCTTTAGCCACACGGAACGGCTGCGGATCGTTGGGAGGATGCTGTAGGGCTCAGTCGTGCAGAGGATGTACAGAAGGTGAGACTTCGGCTCCTCTAAGTCCTTGAGGAAAGCCTGGGCTGCAGGACCAGTAAGCTGGTGCAACTCGTCCATGATGAACACCCTAACCTTGTGGCGAGGACGAAGACGAGAGGTCTCGATCAGAGTACGAATATCGTCAATCCCACGAGTGCTAGCTGCATTGATCTCAACAATGTCGGGGTGACTATCAACGCTTGTCTTGCAAGACCGACACTCCCCACAGGGGGAGGAACCGCCCTTATCGCAGTTCAGGGTACGAGCTATGATACGAGCCAGGGTTGTCTTTCCAACCCCGTAAGGACCGGACAGAAGAAGAGTGTTTCCATTGAGTTTCTTCTCAGCTAGCATTCCCTCCAACTGAGCAACGACCTTATCCTGCCCCACCACGTCGGACAGGCTATCAGGCCGGTATTTGTCTACGAATCGAATACTCATCAAACCGCCTTACTAATGTAGTTCTGGTACTTCGTGCGAAGAGCCTTCTGAACTTCTCGGTTCGAGACCCCAAGGTACGAACAAAGGGTCTTTACATACCGCTTTGGGCGTTTCAGCAAGTAGTCCACCGTCACTCCTTCGTGGCTAAACAGCCAGAGTTCAAAGTCCTCGTCCACTTCCTTGCCAAAGACCAAATCGATAATCTTTGCTGTCGTATCAGGGGACCCCTCCTTCAAGTAGTTCACCAGAAGAGACTCTCCGACCTTGCTTTCAATATCCATGGCGGAAGGAACCGAGGAGGAAAGGGAGGGAAAGTCCAAACTAACTGCTGTAAGGCCGTAGGAAGCCACAGCATCCTTGCACCGCTGAGGCATGTCCGAGAGGCAGAAGACGCATGTCCCACACCCCTCAGTCGTATTCTTCACGCACGCTCTAGACTCACTCGTGTAGTACTGGATTAGATTTATTGCGTAGTTCTGAATCGAAGCCTTTGCGTAATTCTCGATCATCTTCAGGTCACGGGTGTGCTCATACGCCCTCACTGTCTGTATTCCCTTGGCAAGTAACTCGTTCTTGAAGTCAGCCAGGTCATAAGCATGATCATTATCGGCCAGAAACCTGAGCTTTAAATAAGAAACGCGGCCACAATACCGCGTCAGAGACTTGACCATAACTTCCATCTCTTCTTTCGTGAGAAGCCCGAAATCCATTTCTCCCCGTGCTTTCTCCCGCACTGCCTCTTTGTCTTCCGACAGCAGAGATCCCCACACTAACCTCAAGCTCTCTTTGGGCACGTAAAACTTCTTCGCCACTACGGAAGTCTTCTTGTCCGGGTGCTTTAGTCGATAGTACACCGTTCTCCATATGTTCCTGCACTCAAAGCTGGACTTAAGAAGCCCCATCACATCTTTGTAGAATAGGGTGTGGTGACGCTTGGGCAACGACTTTATCTGTTCTCTGTACGTTCTGTAGTCCCCTAGTAGGATAAAAGAACTAACGGCACGCAAAGCCTGTTTTTTGTTCTCCGGTGAGAGCCCCTCGGTGTACGGTTGGATACTAGCGCTTAGTGACATTTATTACAATCTCCACCAGTTGAAGGAACCTTCCACCCAACAGAGTGGAAGGGGAGGTAGCCGACGCTAGCAGGGACCTGTAGCGTCGTCAAGCACCTGTTGAAAACAGTTGCAAGTGTTTGATTTTATTACTGTTTCTGAGGGTTACGTAAGGGAACTTTCTCCTCGACGTAGGGCAGGAGGGGGAACAGGGGAGCGAACATCTCCGTACCACTGACAATGCAAGACTGGCGCTCTGCGTCAAGGATCAAGTCAGACTCTTCTTCTAAGTTATTTCCCGGAGACGGATACAAGGAATCAGGAAGGATAACGTTCCAACCTGATGTCGCAGGGTAAATGGCCTCCTTGTTCTCTAGATCAAGGGCAAACCGTACATGTTTCCAGGAACTCTGCACATCCACTAGCAAGTACCGGGCACCCCTGCCCCCAACAAGCGATCCTACGCTACTAAAAACAACCGAACGAGAGGCCAACATCAGGTCTATCTCTTCTTTGAGAAGGGAGATAAAAGAAGCAGGAGACTCATAGTCATAACAGGAGAAGTAGGATCCACGAGTAGCAGAGAAGATGAAAGCACCAGGAGGAATCGACATTCCCGTCTCATCATAGGATTTCTGCACTAGTAAATGCAGGTGAGGGGCAAGATAAGAGGGTACCTCTTCCATCGAAAACTTAAGAAAGTTACGAAAAGGAGAGTCCTCTAGGGAAAAGTCGATCCTCATTTACGGACACCTAATACTTCGGAAAACTAGTGCTTCTTCCGGGGGTCAATCGTACCAGGAGTCTTTACACTGATCTTGACCAGTCGGAACAAGTTATTTTCAGTCAACTTCCGAGTCAGCTTCTTTCTAACCTCATTAGGCCATACAAAACTCTCACCAAGACCCTTATTCCTAGCGTTGAGAGTCCACTGCAGGTTCCTAAAGCCCTTCATCGAGCGGTCCCACACAATGGAAGACACTGCCTCTCCGTTGAGGTAGAACTTGAAATAGTTGTTCCCGTTCTTGTCGTCACCGAGATACACAGCAGCGTAGTGACGAGTGTCAATCGTTGCCTGAACCACAACGATGTTCAACGTTAGTCGTCGGAAGCCGGTTTCCATAATTGCCTACATAACCTACACTAGGAGGAGAACTTACGGATGTGATTCTGGACAACTCGTGACACATAATCGGAGATACTTATCCTCTTTCTTCCCGCATTTCGGTCGTAGATAAGAAGCTTTAGTCGGTTGTAACTTTCCCTAGGGATGGGAACCTCTACAACTACCTCCTTACGCAGCGTTCCCTCCTCCTTCGCCTGGATAGAGGAGCGTACCTCTTCTTGAACCACATCCAAAAAGCGCTTTCGCTGAATAGGAAGGGCGTAGGCAGAAGAGGCTAGGTCGAGTGCCTCTCCCTTCCTATTCGCTTTGATCATCTGTGAGGCCCTATGAACCATCTGGTGAGCATTAGCAGACAGCCACACAAGATTCGTTGGGGCATCCGATCCTCCCGCATGTCTCGGGTTAAGATGATGCCGATGGCAGGTTGCGACAGGATACTTGACTCCCTCTATGTAACAGGTGACAAATCCTGAGGAACTGGTCACTCACACTACCTTGAGGTGCCGCTTGTTGAACAAGTACATGAGGTTTGGAGACTTTCGAAGTTGAGCAATCGTGGCATGCTGTGTAAGATCCACAGTCATCATGGACTGTATGACGAAGTGCTGCATATGTCCACCATCGCCCTTCCAGTAGACAATTACTTCGCTGGTGTCGGGATTCATCACTGTGCACTTACCGGATGCAAGAGACTTAAGAAGTTTTGCAGACATGATCGTTATTTTCCTTTGTTAAGAGCTTCCGTTTAGGCGATTTGTTCCTGTTTGCTGACTGTTATGATAAGCCACAGCGTCACCTAAGTTATTGATCTTGACCCTAAATGCTAGACTTGCCTGTCCAGTAGAGTCGACTTCCACGTTAGCCAAACCGGCGCCCTCGGCTTCTCCCTCCCCAGGAGCAGTGGAAGGAAGTGCAGGCTGAGCGGAGCTATTGGCTGGAGCATGTGTTCCTGGAGTAGCAGCAGTGGAGGAACCTGTGGCAGCAGCGTGTGCTTCTTGATTTTGCTGAGCCAACTGGTTAACTCCTGCTTGTCTGCCCTCCTCACTTTGATTTCCACCACCACCAGAAAAAAAGTGCGTGAGGGAGGAGGACAGATCGTCGAACGTGTTGGCGGCTCGGTCCCCAAGCGTAGAACGAATAATCGCTGACTCAGCGTGCTGTCCTAGTTGCGCAGCACGCTGAGTCATAGACGGACCCTCGGGGGCCGGTTCCCCATTGACTGTGACCCCTGTCGCCTCCTGCGCTTCGTGTATGGCTCGTGTTCTGTCTAAAGTCGCTTGGCTTATTGCTGCAGCTTGGTGATCGGTCGCTTTTTTGAGCTTGTCCCTAGCTTTCTTCCTCTGCTCCTCAGTGGACTCTGGGTTGCTCAACACCCTTCCATACTCAACAGAGGCTTCTCCTGACGCCTTCTTTGCAGCTTCTAGTGCGTTGTTAGAAGCAACAACTCCCTCGTCACTGCTAACCATATTATCGACTTGGGATCCCGTTGAAGGAGTCTCTCCTGTGAGGAATCCCATGATCTTTCCGACGTATCCAGAAAGATTCACAGTGCTAAGCAAAATGGACTTAAGGTAGTCTTTGATAGCAAACAATGTGTCAATAGGATGACGCATGTGGTTTATCGTCGCCACTGCCTCGTCCCTATTTTTCTTCGCAGCCTTCTCTGCCTTCTCCGCGTCGTCCTTGAACTTCTTTATCATCTTTCCAATGTCTGACGCCTTGCTTCCTCCTTGAACCATCGTATCGATGGTATCCCGCTGAAGCGTAGTCAGGCCTGTCGTTCCCAACATCTGATTCGTAAGACGACGTCTAACAGCTGGGTCTTTAACCTTACCCGCGAGTTCACGAACCGCCCCTATTCGACCCGTTATTCCAGCCTCTGTCCCGGATAGTAGATTGTCGATATCCACGTTGGACAGCCCGCCCTTATTGCGAAGCCTCATGATCAGGTCACGAGTGCTCTGCGTTCCCGCGTTTATAGACACTCCCATTGAGGAGAATGCACCCTCCGAAATCTGCTTCTTTAGTCTTTCGTCATGGATGTCAGAAAAGCTCTTGAATCCTTTCGCCTTCGCTCTTCGATTCAACTCCGAGTTTAATCGGGCCGACTCATGCTGCCCCGCCATGAACCCGACAGTCGTATCCTTATGTTCGGAAGTTAAGCTTCTGCCTAATGCAGTGGCGACTTTATTCGCACCCTTCGTTGACAGACCGTAAGCTGCTGCTTTCTGTGTCAGCACAGCATACATCGCTCCAGCGTCCTTCATCGATAAAATTTGGGAATCAAGCCCCCTTGTAGCTTCTGCCACAGCGCGAACAAACCCGTCACGAATCACCCCTGCGAACCCCTGAAGAACATTCTTGGTGGAGGAAAGGCTGTTCTTCAACTGCAAAGACTGTGTAGTAAGCGTAGAAACGTCACTGGCACTCTGTTCGTAGCTTACCCCAGTGCGACGTGACTGCTCATCCATTGCGGCCATAGCGGTCTGGACATCTACGCCGCGCAGACGAAGGGTCTCCAACTGCCTCGTAATGTCCGCTACCCCCTTTGCGGCACCCGGATTGCTAATGTCGATATTAGCAATCTTCACCAGAGCGGAAGCTGTTTTCTGTGCGGTCCCCGCCTGAAGGCCCAAGTCCATAGTGACCTTAGCAAGCCCAACACGAAGGTCCTGTGCAGCATGCGCGTAAGAACTAACGGATGACACACCCTCATGCATGTTATGGGCAAGGTTGACAGAGGCAACCGCAGTCCGTACAACTGATCCCCTTAAATCATCGAAGGACAGGTTCAGGTCCCCGATGACCCTGGTATTTTCCGTGGCGACTTCCCCATAGCGCTGGAAGGACTCATACCCCTGGTGTACATCCTGTAACATCGACCCCAAAACGGTGCCTGTGTCGTCGGAATCCTCCCCTATTTCCTTCAAAGTTTTCTTTATCTTCTCATACGTCTTGAGCAATCCTTCCGCCCGCGACATCTCAGCATCGTGGAACCTAGCACGGGTGCTATCCAAGGAGGAAAGCTCATCCCCTTGGGCTCGAAGCTGACGGACGGCCTCTTCTGCCGAAGAGGAATACAGCTTCTGGTTTGATGCCGCTGTTTCCCCCGCTGCACGCTGTGCATCCGCAAGAGAACGAACGCTACGGGTCTGATCACCAATAGAGGCGGACAGGCGTCTCCTAGACTCCGCAAGACTGCGAAGTCCTTGCGCTTCCCTATCTAGGTTCCCATTACTTCCAGGGTCGAAAGGATTACCAGGCATCTCTTATCTACGGTTGCGGAAGGAAGCCTGCTCAGCCTTCCTGAACGGGTCCCTATCCTCTCCCGCCAGGTCAACAGAAGTAGCAGGAGCCGCGCCTACACGCTTAAGGAACTCCTCCTTACTCACATTAGCAAGGGACAACGTTCCCTTCGGAACATGCATCATACCCGATAGGCTTTCTTGATCAGGAAGGCCTCCTCCTGTAAGAGTGTCGAGAAGCTCCGGTCGAACGAGAAGAGACAGCGGATAACGCACAACATCAGGAAGCGGAACAGGCTCAGCATCGTCTTCCCGTGCCTCCTTTTCCGCAGCCATGCGAGTTAGCGCATCGATATCAGCTTTTGTCCAGACCAAGCCTAGCATACGTTCCCATCGGTAAAACCAACTATCCTCTTCCCAATTAAGGAATAGTAGTGTTGATTCTAGCTCATCTAAGCTTGCGTTAAGTATACGACGGTCTGTAACCGTGGTTTTAAGTTTGGCTGCTACCGTGCCACGGAGCCAAAGCTCCCAGTCTAGCTCTCGGAGCCGCTCTGAGCTAAAGGGACGGCAGCCTCTTCCGTGCTCTTAGGCTTCTTTGCAATATAGTTGGAGTCTACCTGCGACTCGTACTCTGTGTACAACTCATCAACCAAGTAGAAGAAAGCAGACTTAAACAACTCACACATACGCCCAGCTGCCTGGAAACGTAAACCCATATGAGGATAGAGGGGGTCAGTCACCTCGGAAGGGTCCCCGGGTACGAACCCAAAGGACTTCCAAATCGGCTCCTTATCCAGGCTGCAGACTACCATCGACATAAAGGCAATCTTCCAAGCGAAGGAAGCGAGACGCGGAGATTGCTGCAACTCCTGCGTCATCTCCAGAATCCACTGATAATCCTCGTAGTTTACGGCGCGTACACCAAACACCATGGAGGCGTTCTTATCTGTGTTTTTAGGGTCCCTGCGAGTGATCGTCAGCGGTACCTCTTTCACACGACCAATTCCGAAAACCTCACGGAAACGAGAGATTACCTTAGACTCATGTGTTGTGGCCGACGTAGTCGGGGGAAGAGGCCGAGGAGCGCGAGCAGCAGGAGCCGCTTGAGCAGGAGCCGCTTGAGCAGGAGCAGGAGCAGCAGGAGCAGGAGCCGCTTGAGCAGCAGGACTGGTAGGGTCGTATGCTGTCGCCTCAGCTACAGGAACGTCAGACCTGTTTCTAAACTTAGGAGCCGCGTCATAAGGGTCTTCCACAGAGGACGACGTACCCCACGGATCTTGAGGATGGGGGAGGCTTCCCGTTACACCCTGTGCCATGGAAGGCACGTTAACTCGATCACCAAGCTTGTCACTATTAGACATTCGTAGAACACTCCTGAGTTTTTATGAAAATACTGGCTGCCTTAGATAAGGCTAACTCTCTACCCTTGTACAGATCGTAGAAGAAAAGATGCAAGAAAACCCCTAAGGAAAGCACCTTAGGGGTTTTCTAGCTGTCGTAGAAAAGGGAAGACTTCTACTTCTTCACAAGGCTAGCAACCCTGCGTGCCAGCTTCCTGTCTCCTCGTGCCGCAATCTTGCGAGCAAGGGACATCACCTTCTTCTTGTCCTTTACAGAAGCCGCCAGTGCAGCCCCGCCGAGGGCGCCCAAAGGACCTCCCAGAGCCATTCCGGCAGCACCACCACCAAGGGCACTCATAACGCCTGCCTCTTCGTCTTCAGGAGCGGCATCTTCCATGTCGTCCATGTCAGAGTCATCGTCCATGTCCTCAGGATCCATGTCAGAGTCATCGTCCATGTCAGAGTCATCGTCCATGTCAGAGTCATCGTCCATGTCAGAGTCATCGTCCATGTCAGAGTCGGCCTTCATGTCGTCGGGCTCTTCCTCATCGTCTCCAAAGTCAAGACCTAAGTCCTCGTCGCCTTCGTCGCCTTCGTCTTCGTCTTCGTCTTCGTCTTCGTCTTCGTCGCCCTCTAGAAAGTCGTCCTCATCCTCGTCAGGGTTATCATCAGAGTCTTCGGAGTCGTCATCACCGTCCATGTCGGGGTCGAACTTGTCGTCTTCCATATCGGGGTCAGCGTCGTCGGAACCGTACTGACGATCCATTGCATCGACATCGTCATCAGCAGCCATATCGTCATCCATGGCAAGGTGAAGAAGCTCAGCAAGACGGGTATCGAAGGAAGCTTCCTTCTTTTCCATGTCCAGAGGATAGAAATCCTCCTCGTACAAGGCATCAAGCTCATCTTGATCTTCCTTGTCCATCTTTGCGTTGGGCTTGTTAGCCTTGGAGCGGTCGTAGAGCTTACTTGCGTCGCCCTTAGACTTTGGCTCCTTACGCTTCCCGGGCTCGCTGTAGCAGTATTCGGAATCAAGGTCCTCAGCAATCTTCAGAACCTCGACAGCTGACTTCTTGTCGCCTTCCTTGAGAAGCTCAGCAGCGATATCCTCAAGCTCAGTTACCTGAGAGCTAGCGATCTTACGCATTGCGGAAGCAATACGAGCCCTACGGGAAGGCTTATTGCTGCGCGCAGTCCTGCGTGTCTTGGACCGATTCTTCTTACTTCTGCGGCGAGAAGGCTTCTTGGAGGCCCTCTTCTTAGAAGCTCTACGGGGCCGTGCGGAAGAAAGGTCAGAAGAGACCTCATCAACCAGACCAGCCAGGTCGGGGTTACCCGTCCTCTCCAGCTCCATTGCAATATCATCCAGCTCAGCAAGAACTAGATTGGGTCGTGTCTTATGCGCCATGGCGATTACCTCTATCGAACAGAAACAATGTTTGGGGTTTTGGTTTGGCTTACTTTTGTACCCACTTACGACTCGCTAACCTGCGAATCGCTCGTCTCGCATCAGATAAACCAGAAGCCGCCTGACGAATCAAGTCAGCATCATTCTCGTCAAAGTAACTAAGAGAAGCAGCAGAAGTAATGTCCTGGAACACATGATTTAACTCATCCAGGGACAAATAGTTCTCTCGCACGGCTACTCGAAGTCGATCCCTCTGCCCTCTAGACTTAGAAGGAGACACGTAAGGAGACCTAGGGGACTCCGTGTCTTCCTGTGCAGCTTTCGCAAGCACCAAGTCTATTACTCTATTGAGTTTGCCAGAGGGTGTTGACATCACACAGCCCTCGTTCGGGACACAAAGGCAATCGTTCCCTTTGCAGAAACGATTGCGGTTCCTTCTGCCGAATACGGATCCTCATTACGAGCAGTCATCCAGCACCCCGAGTACAGCCACACACGGTACACCGCAGGCCCTCTAAACAGGTATTCCTGAACAGAGAAGGGGCGGTTCTGGTCAATCAAGTCAGCCCACACTGCAGGGTAGCCAAGAGCCAGCTCAAACTCCTGGTTCCACACCTCAGTGTGCTCTGTCGTAATTGTGTAGCTTGAGTTGATCCCAGGAACGTAGTCAACAGGCCTACCAAAGGTAAGATGGTTAAGCTCATACACCAGCTTTCCAACCCGTGTGTACATCTGAGGAGCCCACGACCCAATGCGGCCTACGACCCTTCCATTAACGATGATAGAAATCCCGTGGTAGGTCTTAATCGTAGGAGCACCAGGAGCATCAAAGTCCAGGGGACGGACTCTAACTCCATGGGGATTCGATGCGAATGGTGTCGGGCTAGCCAAAATGAACTCCTACATGCAAAAGCTAAGTTACTTGATGCCAATAAGCTTTGCTTACTAAATTAACAGACGTAACTGTCTCCTCTAAGTCTAAAGAAAGAACTACCTACTTAAACAACACCCGGGCCACTTTTTTCATGATCGTCTGTTCCTGAATCTCGGAAGCAGTGGTCCCTTCAGGAGGAAGGAGTGAAACAAGAAACTCTGCTTCCTTATCAAGTCTCTGAGAGACTGAGTAGAGCAAAGATCGATTAAATGAGGACAACCGAGAGGACCCTAACCCATAGAAGGAGGAAGAAGGCTCAACCTTGTTGATTGTCTCCTCGGCAGGGAAGTCAAGTACACCAATGTATACAGAGTCGAGTAAAGAAACTGGGGTTGTGGAGACACTCACTTCTCCGTTGGCCCACATCCTTGAGTAGTAGTCCATGAACGTGACGGCATCCTTTAGAGAGTCCACAAGAACGCCCTTACTCGATTCATGTCCCATGCGGTACAGTATGTACTTTCCTTCCTGCTTACGAATGGAAGACCGTGTGCTTTCAAGATCAGATTTAAGCTGACCTTTCTCCTCTTTGCTTAGTTCAGTCATTGGCCGTCTACTGACGAAAGTGAGGAATCAATGATCCCATAGGCATCGAAGGAAGGAGACCCCTCCTCTCCTAGTAGGATAACCTCATACTGAAGCAGCATTTGCACATACCGGCCCCCTGATGCAGCGTCTTGAGGGGACACAGACTTAGAGCTTAGGGGGAGGCCCGTAGCCACCTCGCTCAGAGCCTTAATAGCGAGGGATGAAGTAGGGTAGATTGCATCTCTATAGGACTCCTTTCCACTCTTGTTGGTGAACCGGATCTTGATCACCTTACCCTCTTGCTTTCCACCGTTATGAACTATGGCGTACTGGCTGTTACTGGACTTCTGCGTAGTAGTAAGCTCAATCCTGTAGCTGTTCTGGTCTTCCCTAATGAGACTCCTGTACAAAACGCTAAGCTTTCCTGTGCTGCCAAACACCTCGCCTAGACGCTTCTCCAAGTCATTAAGATCAGAGTAGGAGGAAGGGACGTTATGGGATGTTGAACTTATTAGGATCTTAGAAACGCCAGAGCGGAAGGATGCGTAAATTGGCCCAAATACCATCTTGACTTTGACAGCATCTGACCCTCCCGAAGAGGAACCAGAAGCCACTGTCCGTGCTGCAGCCAGAAACAGCAGCCTAGGAACAGGGGAGCCCCCAATCTCAGCCGCATTGGGAAGCCTTCTTGGTGTTGCGTACGCCGATAAGTCTGCAAACTTCCTTGAGAGATCCCCGAGGTCGGCTCTATCTTTCTCTGTGTACAGAGTACGATAGGCCAGCTGCATATTACGAATAGCCAGCTTGTACAGAATACTAGCTATCCGCTGACGGGTATTTAAGACTTCCTTAGACATTACGCAGAAATGTGAGAAGAGGCGAGGCGAACCAGAGTCTTCGACCTCTTTACCTCACGACGAATCGAGGAGGCCGTCTTCTTAACCGATGCAGTCTTAATGGTGCTACGTACCTTGTTCTCATAGAAGGACAGGCAAGTGGCAACGTTTTTGAACCCTGCATAGATCTTTCGTGCGTTTCCTTCTGTGACAGCGGAGTCAAGATAGTCATTCGACTTCTTAAGATTAGAAAGCACAGAAGCAGCCCTACGGTCAACCCGAAGCTTACTCTTATCCCTCTCTTCCCTAGGCGGGTGAGTGAGATCATCAATATGACCCATAGCCTCGTCCAATGCCTGCTGTAGCGTCTGCTCCGAGTCGGACTTCTCTGTCTTGCTTCCCTTGCCTAGACTCTTTGGAGAGCGACCCGCACCAGGGTAACCGCCTCTGTCATTGACAAGGTCAAGATGGGCCTGGCTTTTATCACCCTTCGGCTTGGGCTGATTATCACTTCGGGAGTACTCTTCGCTGGCCGAGTCCTTAGCCTTAGGGCCAGAACCGTCGTCTCCAGACATAGGGAGAGTCTTGGCCTCAGCAAAAGCCTCCTTCTCCAGCTGAGCAATCATCTTCCTACGGGCAAGAGACTTCGTTCTAGCCACTCGGTCACGCATACTTTTACTAACAGACATGTTCAAATACCTTCTCTTTTAGGGTCTTCAGACCTGGCTACCAAAGAACTTCCGGTCCACAGAGTAGAGGCCGAAAAGACGCTTAAGGGGGTACCTACCGTGCCAGAAGTACTGGAAGTTGTAGGCAGTTTTACTGTCCTTGGCACGGAACACTCTCACATCCTCATCAGGATCGAGAGCGCGAGAAGCGCCAGAGGAATCGGTGTAATCTCCAATTCTTCCACGGGCCAAAAGGTCCTTAAGATTGGAAACAAGGAAAGCCTGAATAAGCGCAACCCCAGCCTGCTCGCTGGGAGGAACAATTCCGATGAGAGAGGAGTCCATGTTGGTCCTGATCTCTCGTGTTACAAAATCCTTCTGGTTGATAGCAACACTAATCTCGTTGTTGTCGTCACTCGTACGGTCGACCGTAGTAGACTCCTCGATGCGATAAACAGGGGCTACATCATCACCAGTGTTTGACACATAGATGATGGAGTAAGAAATAAGCTGAAGCTCCTCAGGCTCCGTGTACACCTTGATGGTGTCAAACCCAAACAGGTTCTTACGAAGGAGGGTCTCCCCTGGGTCTGTAAAGCTCGCGTTTCGTGCTGCCAGAGCACCCGCGACAAACGACCCATCGAGAGTTACAGCAATTTGAGTCCCATCCGTAAGCGTGATGGTTTTTGTAGCCTCCGTATTGCCGCAAAGAACTCGCCTACCGTGGGCATGACTATCACCAAATACCTGCAGGGTTCGGGTAGCCAAGAAGGCCAAGGTTCCTGCAGTATCTGTGGCACCAATGGCAGTCCCCTTGGGTGCTCCCACCCAAAGAGCGCGCTCCCCTCTTTCAAAGGGGTCGTTCATCTTCTCATTGTTAGCCAAAGCAGTCGATAGCGAGCCAAAGCTACTGAGGACAATAACATCGGTCAAAGCCCTCTGGTCCTCAGTCGCCTTGATTGCATTGTCCACATCAACTGTCGTAATGACTCCATCGCCATCGCTGTCGTACGCCTGAACGAAGTAAGCACCGGGAGCACTATTGTCGTCTAGAGCAATCTGCGCCATGATCAGAAGATCATTCTGAGTCGAGGATGGACCAAGAAGCTGAGCAGCAGTATCGTAGTCAAGAACTCGAATAGGAATGTTGTACAACTCCACAGGTCGAACTGCATTCGCCGTGAAGTAGAAAAGCTGGGCAGGGGATGGCTCTTCACCGATGTACGAGTACCTAACCTCTACAGGAGAGGTAGGAGCGGTAGTAAAGTAGACGTAAGGACTGGTAGTGGAAACTGCACCACTGGAAACTGAAGCGCCTGTCACTGTGTCCTTCACATAGAGCACAGCGGAGGGAACGTTGGACAGTACCGCGTACTTCATTCCCACAGTTCCAGTGACTACACCAAGGGTATCTGTTACAACCTGGGTGGGATCAATCGTCTCGGTTACAAGAGTCGTCAATGACCAGTCTAGAACGTCATCGTTTACAGTGCTGAAATCCCAGGTATCCCCGATGGCAAACCTGTTCGCAGCAGTCGTCTGGGACCCGACGTTACGAAGCCAGGCGTTGATTCCTCCCGTGAAGAACATCTTACCTTGCGGCCCTGTGATAGCAAGAAGACCGAATCCTCCTTCGGGGGTTCCTGTTGTATAGCTAATGGAAGTCTGGTTGACTCCTGAGGAGGCACCCACAGCGGCTACCTCAAGTGCGTATACTCGGTCATCCTTTGCGGTAACGAATGACCTATCGGCATTCGCTTGGAACCAGAACAGGTCGTCAACAATGAATCCAGCACCCGATCCGAAATCGAAATCGAGATGGACGCCATCTCCAAGGTCTATATTGGTATTAGTACCAAGAGCCAGAGAAATAGAAACAGTGCGAGAAGCACCATTGAACTGAAGGTCGTCAAACTCTCCCCACGACTGCCAAGCGAAGGTAGCAGTTGCTCCTGCTCCGGTTGAAGCGGTGCAGGACAAAAGGAATCTACGGTTATAAGATCCCGTGTACTCCGAATCGAAGCGAAGAGCGACAGACCCTGTGCCCGCTGAGGCTGCTCCCACAGAGACAGAGTAGTTAGGTGTAGCACCTGACTGCACCAGAGTACCCTGCCCAACCGCAGAGAAACTTGCATGCTGCTTCGTATTCGTTAGAGCAGAATCCAACTCAACGATGGACTGACCAAGAGAGGTACCCTCAAAAACAGACCCAGCAGTTAGACCCGCAGCCAACGCATCCAATACGAAGCTGACAACATCTCCTGTTATGTCCGTAAAAGATACAGCAGTGTATACACCACCTCCAGCGATAACTGTGCCGAAGTCTAGCGCAGTAGCGGTGGTTGCAACAGAGCTATGAAATGGAACCTGAGGCTGACTACCCCCAGCAGTGGGTCCGAAAACATCAGAAGCCGAGAGGGTTGCGCCCTCGGCAAACTCTGTCAGCGACGCTCCAGAGTCCTCAAACACCTCAAGATCCATTAAAATGTTGGGAGTAACGCTAGTAACTGTCAGTCTGTAACGTCGGTTGTAGTCGTGGGAAGACCCCCCAGTAATTGCCATCTGTGCGTTCGACGCAACAGAAGACAAATCCCTCATATAGCCGCCCGTAAGTGTACCAGCCCCGACCATTGCGACAGTGGGGAACTGTGAGTTGAGGGCAGCCGCAGTCATGCCCAAAACTGCTTCAGCAGCTCCAACACTTGTAACTTCCACAGCGGATAGAGTCGGATCAACACTTGGAGATCGAATCTCCACAGACTGTGCGGTGCCCACCGTGTGAGCGAAAGCAACTGTAGACCCAACTGCAGCATTGATTTCAGCAACAGCAAGTGCTGCTGTTGTAGCAGTGGCACTAAAGGTAACTGTAGGCTGAGCGACACCGTCGATTTTGAAATCAAGGGTCTTTCCAGTCAGCGCATAAGGCGCAGCGTCCGTAACGGAACCGATAACCCGTGCAGGCTCAAACCCAACGTCAGTAACAGCTGAGTTAGCGTTGGAAGCACCCGGAGTGATCGCAGATACCGTGATTGGAATGTAGTAGTGGACGAACTCCTGGTACTGATTCTGGTTCTCCGTGTCTCCCACAAAACGAACCTGTCGAGTGCTATCAAAAGGAATCACATCCTGAATCAGGCGAGAGGTCGACTGGTAGTCGAGGGAATACCCGACAGTAATGGAGTACTCCTCAGGGAGCAGTAAAACCGAATCAAAAATGCCACTTCCAGGCGTTGACTCTAGGAACTCCCACTTGCTCGCGGGTACGATTGTACCATCTGTCCTAAACATGGTCGCGGTCGTCTGGTCATTCAGAGCCGGATAGACAAGAGTAACCAGGTGAGGAGCAATAGTAGGAAAAGTCAGTGTAACATCCGAAAGGTAGCTCCTTCGAATTGCACTGTTGAACACAGTGCGCAAACGACTTCCCTTACCCACGTAAGCGGGCAGACGGGCGTACCCAGTAAGTCCCGTTGGATTTGTCCTATTGACCCTACCAATATATGTTCCGGGACGAGTAGCCCTGTCTGTAGTGAGAACGTCTGCCATTTTTCCTCAAGAGGACTTCGTACTCTGGTATACCCCAGTAGGCGAAGATTTACTTTAGCGAAATAGTGTAAGGTAGTCTAAGATAAGGTCAAATATCAAGTCCTTCTAGGTCGTCATCGCCTTTATCAACGTCGAGATCGGGTAGATCATCACCAGAAGGCTCTGGAGGATTCTCGTCTCCTCCCGCAGGGGCAGCCTGTGGCTCCTCAGCACCCGGGAGGTTATTGGAAGAAGCAAGGTCTCTTAGCTTCATGTAGAACTCATGAAGATCCTTCTCGTGCTTGTCTGCGTCTTTTACTAAACGCTTCACCAACTTAACCTGTTCTGAGTTTGCACCGTAGGTGTCCACAAAGATGTATGACAGGTTCTGGCCCCTGTTGTTATTCCACCAAGACAAGAAGTCAGGCCAGGAGTCAATCTCAATCTGGTCACTCTTAGCCGCAAGGCGAAGAAGCAACCCATGAGCACGAGTCTCTCGAAGAATGGAGGTAATCTTCGAGGAGATGTCGTCGAAGCCTCGCTTCTCGGATTCGGAGGCAAGGCGAAGGAGCTTTTCTTTTATGGTAGGCATCAACAAATGACCTTGGCGATATGAGTAAGGTGTAGCAGTCAACCAGATAGCTTGGGAGAAAGTAACCCTAAAATATGAAATGTCATAGGACAAATCCTAGATAACAGCAAAGTGCCAGGGGTCTAGGACCCAGAAACGAAAAAAGGGTGCTGGACAAAGCCGTCCAGCACCCTTTACCCAAAATAGGGAGTTCTGTTACTATTTCTTCTTAATGAACGATACTTTATGACCTTCAGCCACATAGGGAGCCAAACGCTTACGGATCACCTTTATCGCCTGGTCATTAGAGTCCACTAGAATGAACTGCCTGCCTAGCTTCAACGCAGCCTCTCCGGTAGTCCCACTCCCAGCGAAGAAGTCCAATACCGTACCCCCAGCAGGAGAAGAAGCCCTAATAATGCGCTCAAGTACCCCAAGAGGTTTCTGTGTTGGATACCCCGTCTTTTCTTTCCCCGTAGGGGCTACAATCGTGTGCCACCAACAATCAGTGGGTAGCTTACCCCTGGCTGCCTTTTCCTTACTAACCATTCCAGGTGCCATATAGGGTATTCGGTCAATGTCCTCGACGTTGAACAGATGGTCTCCCTTTGACTTGACCCACATTAGAATAGTATCGTGCTTAGCGGGCCATCGAGTCTTTGGCTTTGCGCCGTAGTCATAGGCCCACACAATCTCGTTGAGGAAGTTATCCCTCCCAAATATGCTGTCACCAAGCACTTTGGCATAGTGAACTTCTCGGTAGTCCAAATGAAGATACACAGACCCAGACGGCTTCAGGATTCTCTTTACGTGAGACAGCCGTAGCTTCAAGAAGGTCAGGTACTGGTCAGAGTAGGAGTCGGTATAGGATAAAACGTCTCCCATATCCACAAGATCATACCCCTTTCCACAGAATCCCTTACGTGATCCTTTCCCGTCCTTCGCCTTAACTGCTTTCGTATTCTTCCGAGATTGAACCTTCCCCGTGTTGAAAGGAGGGTCGATGTACACCAAATCAATGGATTCATCCTCAATCCGAGATAAGACAGAAAGATTGTCTGCGTAGTAAACTAAGTTCTTAAGGGTCAAGAGGCAACTACCTTTACGTCCCAAGAAAACAAAATCCTAGGACCGCTATTTGCGCCGGGAATAGTCTGAACCAGCTTGACCTGAAAAGACCCCAGCTTTTTGGGTATGATAGAACAGTTACTCTGATTAATCAGAGCGATTCTGGGGTCAGTAGAGGTGAAGTAAGAGTTCGAGGGAATCCAAGAGACATCGATTGGCGCATGTTGATGAAGCTTTATTGTAGAGGGAACGTTTATGGTCGTGTCTATGGGTGACGTTCCAGTGGAAGGAAGCAGCTGTCCCGTTCCCAGGTTATAAGCGAATCCAGGCTTATCCACATTTCCGAACACGCCTGAAAACAAGTCAGGGTGAAGCTGGTTATCAAACGCAACTCGGATAAGGCCTTCAAAGGTAGCTGTAAGAGAGATCGTGGTAGTCCACATTTGATCTTTCGTATCCTGAGTAATGCTCTTATGCGTCAGCCCCGAGGGTTCAAAGTTTAGGGGCATACGCACCTCCCAAGTGTCTTCTGGCCTCGTACTTCGAATGACATGACCTTTCGTAAGGTGGGACAGCGGACCCAGGATGTGAACAAGCAAGTCCCTAATGTCTCCGCAGGTAGTCTCGTCCAGAGCAGCAACATTTAGAGTCAGGGGGATCTCAGCTAGCATAGTAAGCTGAACCGAGGACGTCGTAGTACTTACGTGGAACGAGTCCGTAATCCCTCCTAGACCTGGGTTCACATACTTGAATCCCGTGTCAACCACCAAGATGCAAGGTAACCTCTGTCGCAACTCGGACCAATAACGAGCCAGCTGGATGTCGTATACAGAGGGATCGTCGGGGTCCCTTGGTCCTCTAATGCGTGTGTCAAACTGCACGGAGAACCCAGCGGTCAGGTTCAACAGCTTCCGGTGAAGTCCCTCACTGCTTAGATACAGGCCAAGGTAGGAGGCTACTGCGTTCTTGACCGTCTCAGTAACACGAGCCTCTGCATCCTTCGCAACAGACTCAACCTTGGATCGAGGTACAGCGTTATAGATCCAATCGTCAGGCTTTTCTTCGTTGACAGTCATTTAGTCTTGAAATAAGGAGTAACTACGCCGATAGGAAGTCAGTCCTCCATCTCCTTCTCCAAGAAAGAGGAAAGGTCATCAACCGTGGCTATGCCGGAAGGAATCGGACGACGACCGTACTGCGCAATGTTATCCACCTCAATGTAGCTTGCCCTGCCCACGGTTCCAGGATGGTCCAGCACAAAATGCGCGATCTGACTCATGCGATGCTTTTTCACGTTTCGTGCAATGCGAATCAGTCCCGTCTGAACCACAGTTCTCTCCCCCTCGATTTCCATTGTTTTGCGATCCAGCTGATAGATGGCGGGGGAAGCCTCAGGCCGGGTCACATAGCAATACTTCTTTGCAGTCTCTATGCTACTGAAGATGAGAATGGCTTCAGTGCCTGTGGTATCGTCCAAAAACACAGCTGGAATATCAATGTCACTATCTTCATTGATGGCGTAGAAATAGCCAGTCAAGTCAACTTTGCGGGAATCTTGCTGCTGCATAGTGTCTCCTGATCTAAGAAGCATTTACAGAAGAGGACCGTGAAAACTCAAGCAAATCATCATACCTTCGCTTGACATTGCTGTAGTACCTGTAGTTGAACCGGGAGGGACTGTTGTGCTGCACCCAATATCCGTCAGTGCATGGAACGGAGTAGTTGATGACACGGATTGTCCCATTACGACGATTCACCAAATAGACACCTCGATACCTGGGCGTAGTCTGACACGCCCTACGGTAACTCCTTAGAGAGACAGCAAGAAGATGAACGCTGACGCTAGCCGTGAGTAATGACTCTGGGCGCGTAAGACCCGCTCGACGGGCTGCAGTCCCGGGCCAGCGGAACTGGGCCAGACCCACGTCAAAGCGCCCCACATCTACCTGTCTACGGTAGGCAGCGCTTCTGAGAAGGTGGGAGATGTCTCTCTCATTGGGCTCTCGGTTTGCTTCCTCCTCTAGGTGCTGCCTGAGCATGTGCATAGCTTCTCCCGAAAGAGCACACCGATTGAAGCTACTTTCCTGTGCCATGATTGCTGCTGCGATCCAGGGGTCGAAAGAAGGGTCGAGAGACTTCTCATGCCACAAGTACCCCGCATACTCATCGGCCCTCTCCTGGGCTGCTTCTCCCCGCAAGGAAGAACCGCACTCGTTCCACCTCATCACACCGTTCGGACCTGTTTTGAACCTAAATATAGCCGAAGCTAGATCTCGTTCAGACCCTGTATGAGTTGGTGCCTGCGCGTACAATGGAAAGGACGCAAGAACGAAACCAAAAAACAAAGCAAGTGAAAAACGCATAACAATCTCCAAACCTCCTTGGGAGGCAGCATAAGTAAAACGAGGGAGGACAGTCAATTCGAAAGAGAATGATCCGTCTTGCCCTTATGGGGGATACCTGTCAAGGTGTGCAGGTACAGGCTCTCTGCATCCTGATAAATACGAACAGCCTCTTCCCCTACAGCATCGATACTGTTGATTTTATCCTGAAGAATCCTCTGATTACGACGAAGACTAACAAACACTAGGAGGTTTAGTCCCAGAAGGAAAGAGGAGGCGATAGCAATGATAAAGGTTATGGTATTCAAAACAAACAACTTTCTTATGAAGAGTGAAGAGGCCAGCAACTACGGAGGTTGTCCTCCTTGAGAAGCAACACCGCAGATTTTCGATCTACGATATCCCTTTTGTCCTCCTTCGCTAGGAGTACGAAGTTTTCGTCCCCAATCGTGAACAGAGGATCCTTTTTTGAATCGAAGCTAATCGATTTGGACATGTATTCTTCCCCTAGACGCGGAGCAACACACCGACCCCTTGAGGAATACAACTTAGTGTCCGAGTCCACTGCATACAAGGTGCAAGGGTCTTGAGACTTCCACTTTGCGTTAGAAGGAAAGGGCTTCTTCCCAAGGGAGAATGCTCGTGATCCCTTTATCCCAGAGGGAGGAATCGTCTTGCATAGTCCTGAAGAAGACAGGACCACAAGAGTCGTGTCCTCGGTTGCGCCTACGGCAGATAACAAAGCAGTTGCTCCTCTCATCACGTTGAACGAACCTTTCGAAGGAACCTTGATGGTCGACAGTAACCCCCTGTCGTCTAGTGCACACAGAAAGGGGGAGGAACCAGAGATAACCCCGACAGGAAGAGAGGGAAGGGCCTCCTCCACAGAGTAGCTTAGACTAAATGTTGTTACACTGTTATCCCGGTACGCAAACAAGACGGAGGAAGAGTCCACCCCAAGGAGGTCGAACTTATGACGACGGGAAGGAGCACGGTCAAGCCTAGTAGCCTTCGTTCCCTGAATGATAACGTACTTCTCTAAGGAACACTTTGGAAGCTTAGGAGCATCGTCTACTTCCACCACTCGTGTCCCTCGGGCATCCGATAGCTTTACGACTTCCTTGAGTGACCTCAAAATTACGTCATCGATATTGTCTAGATCCTTCTTGATTTCCTTCATTGTCTTACGAATGGTGACTTGCTCCTGTTTCTGGATGGATGCATTCATTCGTGCAAGACGATGAACCTTCATATCCAGAATAAGGCCTGCCTGCTTATCAGTGATCGACAGGGAGGAAGACAAAGACTCACGCATGGACGCCAAGTCCTTATGCGGGGAGCGCAGAACGTCGTACACAACGTCGAGATGAGCAAGAGCCGCCAGTACTGCCTTGACTCGATGAAGCTTGACTCGCTCCATCCTAAGAGCAAGAGAAAGACGAGAATTCTCCACTTCCCTTCTGAAGTCGATAAACTCCCTCAGAAGATGAAGCAACCCTCCCGAAAACAAAGTCTCATCTGTCAGGGAGGACTCACCGTTTCTTTTCACAACGTAGAACTGATAACTCTGGGTTGTGTAGATCTCTGGAAGTACACGTTCCTTGATCACCCCAGAGTCCTTGAATCCGATGTAAATTCGAACCCCCTCAGCCCGAGTGTCATCTGAGCAGTAGTCTATCAGGCCCTGTTCCTGCAAGTCCCTCATCTTCCTAAGAAACCCCGCCATATTGAATCCGGGAGCAAGCCCCTTGACCAGTAGAACATGGGTTCCGTTTTTCGCAGTTTCATACTCGTACTCACACCTAAATCGAAGGGTCCCGGATCCGGTGGAGTACAAAGAGAAGATATCCTCCTTCGAGGACAAAAGGACACCATAACCGTAGTCTGGACCCTTTAGGTGCTTTAGCGCAGTCTTGAGAGAAGGATTATCCTTCTTCAATACGTAGGCCAGGATCTTAATCAGCTCTCGAAGATTATGAGGAGGAATAACGGCACGAATGCCGACTCCAATACCCGACGATCCGTTTAGAAACAGAAGAGGCAAACGAGAGGGCAGAACCAACGGCTCCTTCAAGTCTCCTGAGTAGTTAGGAACAAACTCACCTACTGCAATGTCCTCCATCAGGAGATTAGACAGCGGAGTAAGGCGAGCCTCCGTATACCTCATGCTGGCAGGGGAATCGGTAGGTCCTCCGAAGTTTCCCTGTCCCTCGATCAAAGGATACCGTGCTCCGACCATTGTCACGAGAGTCCCGTAGATGGCCTCTCCACCATGGGGGTGATATCCTCCCATGGTATCGCCAACAACCTTCGCTGACTTCTTGAATCCCTTATCTGCTGTAGCCTTGAGCTGATGCATAGCCCAAAGAATCCTTCGCTGTACAGGCTTTAGCCCGTCTCGAACATCGGACACCGCTCTGTCCATAAGAACAAACGAGCCATACTCTCGCATGGCCCGTGTCGAAAACTCTCCAAGTGAAATACCAGTAGCGGAACCTAGCTTTCGAAGGGTAGATCCCTTCGACTTCTTTCTCGCCATTAAGACTCCTTACTTCTTCTTCATTCCTTTTAGACGCAAGCCCAACTGCAGTGCACGGAGAAGACTCGTCTCTTCCTTCGACAGCTTGCCTTCCTTTTCCTTCTTCTTGTGAAGGCGAGCTATCTCCTTATTAATCTTTGCTTTCGGTATCGTCTCATCCTTCGGAATACCAAAATGCTCGTGCAAACGACCCGGATGTTCCACCGCTTTCTGTACCCATTTGCTTGCCTTAGCTAAAACCCGCAAACGATAGGAGGCAATTCGTAGTCTATTTTGAGTGGAGTGTTTCATGCCTCTAAGATAACTGACTACTCCACGATCTTCTAAACTCCGTAAGATGCTGATGAAAATACCAAGTCCGGGAAGTACCGAATGCTTGGACCTGAGGGGGTGAATATGGTAGTTACACGGACATGTTTACCATACCAAACCTCCAGCGACTCCTGACTGTAGCCCAGTCCAGGGGTGGACCGAGTTACAGGCCCCTTCCATACTGACTTTACCCTATCGTTCATATGACACCTTCCATGACTAGAGTGGAGCCACCCTGTTCCCTTCTAATGGTAGAGAGTACGAAGCAACTGGACATCAGAATCCGTAAAACGAAGTCGCGTGGGCCGATTTCCATCCTGGACAATCGAGGGATACATAGCAGAAGCTTGGAAATCATCATGGGCCAGACCAAGGCAATGACCTAGTTCATGCGTGAGGGCCTTGTCTGCCAGTTCTGCCGTTCCGGTGTTCCAGGTGTGCACCTCACACCAGAGGGACCCATCGGCTCTACGATGATGAAGCGCACCACCATAAGCGTTCTTCATGCGAAGCGAACCCACGTCAAGCGCTCCTGCAAAGTCAATTACGATGTCTGCCGAGGAAGAATCTGACGTTGGAGTGAGAGCCCTAAAACCAAGGGACCGATTCACGTAGGATATAAGGCTGGAGAGTTCCGAATCAGGGCTGAGAGGGGGAGAAGGATTCGTACTGGAGAGGTAGGTTCGGAGGGGAAACTGACTCTGGTTCCACCTAACCTCGAAACACTCCCCATTGTAGTCCAAAGAACCCCCAGGAGAGTCGCAAGCAGTTAAAAGACCTTGCTCATGATGATGGAGAACTCCGTAGATCAAGAGTGAACCCGAGGTTAGGAACAGCAGAAGCAGTCCTACAACCATAATCTTGTCACCAACTCCGAGACCCTTAAACCACTTCTTCATTCTGCACCTCAAACAGTTCCAAACAGACTTTTTCTTCCACTAGAGTCAGACCCCATCAAAGAGGCTATGACGTTCGTATCTGTATCACCGAGTGTGACCTTCCACAATTTCCTAGTGTCGGGATCCATAGCATAACGCCTAAGCACTGGATAGTTTACCTCTCCGTGTCCCTTAATCCTAGAAACCTGCATCTTCGAAGAGGAAACTCCCACCTCTTTCTCCAACTCAGCCAGCGTATGGGAAAACCACTGCTTTCCCTTATACGTTCCCAAAAACAAAGGACTATCCACGATATAGAGGTAACCGGCACGTACGATATCAGGTATCCATTTACAGAAGAAGGACAGAACTAGGCTAGAAATGTGCCCACCGTCTGGATCTGCGTCCATCAAGAGTAAGATGCGACCAACCCTGACGTTGCTCAGGTCACTGAACTTTCCGTCATCCCCTAGACGCACCCCTGTGGCCGTAATAATAGACGATATCTCCGAGTTCTTCATCACCAGGGAGTCAGGGCGCTGTATGGCGTTGGGAATCTTTCCCTTCAAAGGAAGAACCTCCTGGTATGACGGGTCTCTTGCGAGCTTCGCACTTCCACCTGCGGAGTCTCCCTCCACGAGGAAAAGCTCACGATGCTCGGGCTTACAGTGCATCGATTCTACCAGCTTATCAGGCAAAACTCCCTTTGCATCTCGCTTTACGACCTTTGTGTTTATCGCTTTCCTTAGCTTCTTATAGCTATCCCGGGCTTTCCTGATCTGAGACGCCCTGACTACAATTCTATCTGCCAGCTTCTTGTTCAGGTCAAAAAATGACTTTAGCTGCGGGTACACCACTTCGTACACCGTGTCTCTGACTTCGGTGTTCAGCAACCGGGACTTCGTCTGGCTTTTGAACTGGGGCTCAGGAACAAGCACATGGACAGCTGCGTACAGGCCATCTACAAGGTCCCTAGCGTCCACTTTTCTCTTCTTTGCGTAAGGACCCAACGCCGCCCCAACTGCCTTTAGACACCCCTCTACATGCTTTCCTCCCTCTGGAGTAGAGCTAGCGTTACATGCGCTGAACCAATGGTCCCCCTCGCCTTCACTCCACAAGAAAGAAGCAGATACTTCATTCGATTCAGAGGATATCACGACAGGAACGTGCAATCCAGAATCAGAACCCGCAGAGGCCATGTCAGCAACCATCTGATCCAAACCGCCACTGCGCATATCCTTCTTTACTTCCCCATCAACCACCAGCTTAAGAGCTAGACCGGGGCAAAGATGAACACACTCACCTAACCACCGAACAACGTGAGAGATATCAATTTGGCTATCCCCAAAGATGAGAGGATCTGGATGGAAGAATATCTCTGTACCGTGCTTTCCTCTCTTGTTTAGTCCCTTGTTTTTCCTGGGCCTCTTGGTAGTTGGGTCTCCCTGCACGAACTCCTGCTCATAACAATGCCCTTTTCTCCATACGCGAGCTAGGAGTCTGTCACTAAGCGCGTTCGTCGCCTTTAGTCCGACGCCGTGAAGTCCCACAGAGATAGCGTAGCTGTCCTTGGAGAACTTCCCGCCTGCCTGGAGGTTTGTGAATACCGTAGTTAGTGTGCTTTCCCCGGTCTTCTCATGCTTCTCGACGGGGATTCCTCGACCATCGTCAGTTACTCGAAAGGAATGCTCCTTCGTGTCTATCTCAACGAGCAGAGAGGTGGCATGACCTTCCATCCACTCGTAAAACGTTATCGACTAACTCCTTCAAGATCTGACGGATGCCTTCAGAATCCTGTGACCCTATATACATTCCAGGGCGTAATCGTATGTGTTCCAGATCCTCTAGGACCTGAATGCTCGATGCATCATAAGACGTTGTCATCTAATAAATCGTCCTCTAACATTTGGATTAGAAAGTGGGCATACCTGTACAAAACAGAAGAAAACCCAGAGTAGGAAGGGACACGGTAATGAACCCCATCCCGTACATGGTCGATGCCCCTAAAATCGTAGGAAGGGTCAAGCCAAGTCACATCGGGCCTAGAAGCAAAAACATACAGCTGCATCTTCCTAGTACGCTGATGCCGAGACCTAGTGTGTGCTGGCTCTGCAGGAAAAGGCCCCACCCACAGAACGTGACGGGCACCCAAACGGCGGAGCATGGAAAGTACCAAGGGAGTGTATCGGTCCAGGGACAGCTCTCTATTATTCCCTCCAAGAAGAACAATGGCAAGGTCAGGGTGACCATGAGGAAACCCACCGGGCCTCTCCAAGTAACTCTTTACCGACCAGCCGTTGTGGTAGACCACACGAACGGAATTGCCCGAGGAGCGTAGGAGAGAAGATACTTGCGGACCTATAGCCCCAGTATGAGAGTCCCCGATAACAAGTACGGAGAGCGCGCGAGCAGGAGAACTGCAGAGCAGAGTAAGCAGGAATAAGGTCACACCTATAGGGTGGAGCCACCCTGCTCTCCCTTCTAATGTCACGACAAAAAGGCGGTTGATCTCTTTTCTAAGGAAGCAAGAACATCCCTAAGGTATTGAATATTCATCAGGGAAAACCCTGTATCCGTCTCGTAAACCAATACCCCGTTAGCATCGGACAAAAAGCAGTTGGAGAAGGCTACATTTTCTTTTCCAAGGACATCGTTGGAGATATTCGTTAGGTTGACTGCACTAAGAGGGTGGCAGTCAAAATGGAAAGAGATTACAATCTTGTCCAAGCTTTGGTCCGAAGTGACAATGGCGCAGTTCGGGACCACACCAATGATCACGCTTCCGTCTTCTACCGACACAGAAGCGTTTGACTTCTTTCGGAATTCCTCAAGAAAGTGCAGGAGACTGGGGTCTAGATCTTCATCTCGGTCCATAAGTGTAGATAAGGACCCATTAGAAAAGAACTAGGCAGCTTTTTGAGAAGGGTCTGGCCATTCCTCATTGGCAATGTTATGCCACTTCTCTCCCTTACGAAGTCGGTCATCCCAGCCCACACACTTATCAAAGATGGGCTTCAAGTTACGCTCCACACCATCGAAGTTCAACAGATGACCCCAACGAATACCGATATCGTAGTCAACTTCCATCGGAACGATCATATCAATACCAAACTCCTCCTTCAGGAACCCTTCCACATTCACCATGCAATGGTCCATAAGATAGACTCCCCGTGCAAGCATGTCGTAATCTAAAGGAATGTCTAGCGTGATTGCGTCATGCACACAGTTTATCATACGGAAAGGAAGCTTCTCCTCTTCGATAATCCTCTGCATTCTCCAAGCAGCAAGAGCCGTTGTGTCCGAGGAAGCGGCCTGGATAGGCGAGTTCCTTGCTCTACGGTTTCCTGACCCTTCATCTCGGGCATAAACATCAGCGAGGTGGCGGACTCGTCCCATAGGAGTAGTCACAATACCCGTCTGCATCGCCTGAACCTCTACATCGGTAAGCCACCGACCGGCGCGTTCAAACTCCTGGATAAACGTGTTCTGTAGATCCTGAGCCTCATCTGGGGTGATAGAAAGAATCGAGGCGAGTGTCTTATAGTGCTGACCAAAGATGGAACCGAAACAAAGGCTCTTGGCCTTCTTTCGCATCGCAGAAGTTACGTCAGAAAGGGAGCACTGGAACATGATCGAGGCGACCTTCTTATGGATGTCACACTCCAATCCAACTCTCGTCTTAAGATCCAAATCCCCCGTCTTCTTGTAGAGATCGCGAAGAGCCTTCATTTCGTGGAACAGCTTTGCGTACGCCTTGTCCCCCGATATCTGCGCCCACCATCGAACCTCCGCTTGACCGTAATCGGCCTCAAGAATCATACGTCCGTAGTCAACACCATAAAGTGACCTAATATGGGCCTTTGCGGTCCACTTATCTCCCTTTGGAAGCTGCTGAAGGTTCGGGTTGCTACTCGAAGCTCTCCCGGTCACTGTACGCATAAGGTGGAAGTTGGCGTGTATCTTACCATCTGCTACGTTGTCAGGCTTAGACACCAGGAGACCGTCCACGCTATTCAGATAGGAGGTACTCAGCTTATAGAGGCCACTGTATTCCTGGTACAGTTTGATTATATCGTGATTTTTGTAATGGTCGAAGTACGCCTTATTGATTCCTGCCGTTCCGTCCTTTCCATGACTGAGAGGCTCTAGGCCACAGGCGTCCACAAACAAGTGAATCCGGTGCTTCTTCTTCGAGATATCCAGCGCCCACGGGCTCTTTCCAAAGAGCGGACGCATTCCCTTAGTGCGAGCGTCTGATCCCAGAAGAACTCGATTCGCTTCCTTGGCCTCCTTGGTAGCGTAGATAAGCTTCGGAATCTCCGCTAGTCTAGAAATGATAGGGGATTCCTCTGACCTAAGGTAAGCCAGCTGGTCAGTATCCAGCGGAAACCCATTCTCCGACATCTTTAGTAGTGGATAGGCTGTTCTTCCGTACCAACGATGAGCGAACTTTAGAGCAGTAGTGTACCCCTGATCCTTCAGTCTCCGCTGGTAGAAGTAGAAGAGCCGCAAGGTAACGTAGGCGTCTGTTCCTCCGTACCGAGCGAGAGTGTCAAAATCAAGATCCCACAGGCTCCCACCAGAGGCCCCAGAACGGGCAGCCATAGCGTCAGTAAGTTCAGTGTCATAGACTCGAAATCCAAGAAGCTCACGAACAAGGTCCTTAAGTCGTAAAGCGTTATAACCACCGCTAGACTCGTCGTCTCCTCCTGCTTGGTTCTCATCTTCGAGATAGGCCAGGAACTGAGTGTCGATTACGAGCTTTGGAGGCTGCTTTTTTACCTTGAGATGACGAAGAACCTTATGAATGTCGAATGGGTAGTTGTGCATCACCCAAAAAGGAATCTTCGTATTTGGGTCAGAAAATAACCTGTTCAGCCTCTTCTTAATGTGTATCCGACTCTCTTTGTCCTTGAATGGAGTATCCCAGTGGTCGATAGGAATAACGTATCCCAAGTCAGGATCGTCAGAAAACTGAACGGTAGCCAGCTTATTCTTGGCCACCATGTTCAAGTTCTTAGTCTCTGTATCGAAAGCGACGGGGCGAGAGCACTCGTACTGCAAATGATCAATATACTCGTCAAACTCAGGAAGAGTTGTTATCAGCTTTACCTCCCCCTCCCGTGACCACTTTGTCTCCTTCCCTGTAAGAATCTGCTTCAGAGAACTGATATGGCGAAAGAACCTCCTACGCTCAACTGCATCCTCGGAGCGAAGATAGTAGTTAGGATTGATTGTGACGAGCTGCGTTACTCCGTCTTTCGTGGTGTAGGCGTGCCCCTTTAGCGCGTGGGCAGACTTATTTTTCCACGAGGGATCCTCCCCTAACATCCTAACGGGCAACGTCCCCGCAAGGACAATCGCCTTGGGGGACAGCATCTCAATGTCTTTCAGGAGGTAATTCTTGCAAGCCGACAACTCCTCAATAGAGGGCTCCCTGTGCTTACCCTTAGAATCTGTGCATCGGCAACGGACTCCGTTAACGATAGCGTAGTTCTCCACCCCCGCACGAGAGAGGGCGTTCTTTATGTCCGAGCCTGCCGCCCCTGCAAAGGGGAAGCCTATCCTGTCTTCGGATACACTAGGCGTTTCCCCAACGACCAGCACGTCCACGACAGGAGTCTCGCCGTCACTCTGAGTGTCTGAGTAATAGACGTCAGTAGGCAGGTAAGTAGTGAAATGACGCTGATCCTTGGACAGAGGACAACCATAACAGTAGTCCTGGTCATGTCGGAGTAGGGACCTCATGCTCCTTGTTTACAGAGCCCGTAGGACATCTCTCAAGTACCCCAGAGACACGACACCAGAGGGAATAAGCTCCTTTAGCTTCGCGAGACCTGAAGGAGACAGAGACACGTACGCCAGCTTCAACTCAGCGGCCTCAAGCGCAGAGGCAAAAGGACCCGTGCAGCCGTTAGAGGACAAAAAGGAGCCAACGGAAAGGGTTGAGGCAACTGGCGTTATGAAGTACAGAGTGTGGTACCTAGAACCTAGACGAAGAGAGATGTCATTACCGTTCCTCTCTATCTCTGGGCACAAAGTGGCGAAGGATCGACGTGGAGTCTGAGCTTTAGCAGAACGTCGCCTACGGGGAACAGAACTAGCTCCGTGCCTACAATTACATCCCATAAGAACTATTTACACGGCTGTAGTCAGTCGTTGCTGAAAATCTCTCGCGTGAGTTCCTCATAGCTACTCATCTTCGGTATCATCTCTCCTAACTCCTCGTCGGAGAAAGAAGGCAGTCTGTTCTTCTCGGACAGAGCATCCTCCCCCGGAGGCTTCTCGGAAATAGACATAGCAGGAATATTCGGGCTCTCAGGAAGCCTAAGCTCATTTTCCTGATCTTCCTCCTCTAGCTCCCTCGCTATCTCTCCTAGCCCATTGTCATCGTAAACGTCTTCGTTGTCCTCGTCCACGTCCAGATCTACAACACGGCTACTTGTCTCTGAGCCAAAGATAGAAGAAACTTCGTTCTCTGACATTCCATACGCCTTAAGGGTCTCAATATAGGAGTCCAAATCCTTCAAGGAATAGCCATTGGGATAGATTCTTCTAGAAAAGTCATCCAAGCTCTTCTTGACCGCAGCAGAAGCCTCCCCCAGAAAGAACAATACCTTACCTGACAAGGAAGGAATCTCAGAAAACCCAAAGGACGTCAAGGAAGAGAAGGCGTCAGCGCTTTTACCAGAGAACGCCAGGTAGTTAGAACGTCCAGCAGGGGAAGAGGGAGGACCAGACCCTAGGGACATCACCTCAAGATCAACGAACAAGTTTCCATCCTTAGTGACTGCCTTACTGCTTGGCTCCATCGTCAATCCGTCAACAGAGGAAGACGAAGGTGGAACAGAGGGAGAAGCAGGAGCGCCCGCAGGAACAGCGACGTCAACCGAAGGAGGCGGAGGAGCAGGGGTAGCTGAGAAAGAGAAGGAAGGAGGCACAAGGGAAAGTAATGCCTTACGTGTACGAATTGGGAGTGTTTTAGACTGTGTGTACAGTAAGGACAAAAACTCGTGGCGATCCTCTGCCTTCTTTGGGATCTTCTGCTTGGTCACGTTCAAGTAAGATACAGCAAATACAGCCTGAAGGGGAGACACCTCCTCGCCTTCCGAAACCTCAGACAACATAGCATGCATCTGTTGCAAGCTGGCATCATCTGGAATTCCGTTTCGTAGGATCTGGGAAGTCGTCGTTCGGTCGACCGGTTGTAGTCTCACAGCTCCTGTTTTAACCACCCCTGCATACTTTATCATTGCAGTGGGAAAGTTAACATGAAGCGGTGCCTTACCGTTGACCTGAGCATTTAGAAGCTGAAGGTTAGAAATGTTGACAGGTGGGGTCCCAGAGTCCAGCTCGGACACAATGTCGTTGTATTCCTTTACGTTTGAGAATTCACGAGCCATTGTTTTCGGAAAGTAGCGATTGATAAGAAGGGAGCCGTTGATTCCCTTCGTTAGCACGGACACAGGTGTCCCGTAATCGAGAGCCAACCACCACCCGAAGTTCAGAAACATAATTTCAGGATCCAAGACTCCCATACGTGCAGTTGTAGGTCCTTCCATACGAGGAGAGCGCCTGATATCAGCGTCAGTGTACGGAACTACAATGTGCTCGCTTCCTGGAAGTAACTTTCCTGTGGTCAGAGACTTCGGCTCTGTCTTGAACTTGAGAGCAGCTATTTTCGCCTCTTGACGGTCGATGTCCCTAATGTCGTCGAACACCCTGCGATACTCAATAGTCTTCGACTCTTCGTTTAAGCGGGCAATCTCCCTTGGATGCATAGACACAAGAGGCAAGTTAGTCGTAGAGTCAAAGCTAGATGTGAGCATCTTTGTCATCATCATCTTGCTTACGAGCCTGGCGTGTTTGGTAACCTCAAACGTCCTATTCGTTAACAATATGTCAACATGGACAACGGGGTAACTGACTCCGCCGCCTCTAGGAGGAAGACGATAAGCACGAGCCACAGACTGGTCGTAAGAACCAGGCATCCAAGGCAAATCCGCATGAATAATCCGGTTTGCCATCTGCAGGTTATGTCCCTCTGTAAGGGAGTTTACCACAGCAACCATAATCTTAATCTTGGGGTCCGCCTTGAACCTATCTAACGCCTGCTGCTCCGCCGCCTCATAATAGAGAGCCTCTGAGGACCTCTTTATATGGTTATGAATATGGTGGGCTACAACCTTGGTGTTGGAAAATATCAGGACCTTTCCAGAGTCCGGGTCAGAAAAGTGTGAGTCAAGTATGGCATCAATTGCTGAAACTTTGGGACTGATCCGGCTCGTTCCAGTTAGCATCTGAGACCCCATGGGATCCTCAGAGGGGGCGCCTAGGAAGATCTCAAACGCCTGGTATTTAGCCAAAATGGCAGGAGAGTCTACGGGCTCAAGTGTGCCGTCATTAATCTTGTTATCATAGGCAGTTTCTTGCTCAGCCTGATAGGCATAGGCAAGGTCGATAAGCTGGTCGAAATCTGAGGCGCCACGAATGAGTTCCACCATCTGTAGATGCTCTGCATTGTAACGAACATCTCCCATCTTGTCGTACACGGTAAACGTATCGGGAATGTTGTTTTCCCGTATCACGCGCATGACTTCAGAGTCAGAAAACTCAGGATGGTCATCCACAAAACGCCTAAGTGTAGCAACCAATCCCTGAGCAACTGTTCTTGGGTCAGCCTTCAACTTCGACAGGATGGAGTCGGAGTCAGACCAGTCCAATATGTGCTCGTACACTCGCTCCTGGAAGTTATCAAGCGCAACAAAATGATGGTGAGTGACAAGCTCAGGAAGCTCATCCAACCAGGCAGAACGACGGATAGACAGGCCTACTGTCTTACCAAGCTCCTCTCTGATCATCTTTATGGCCCCAGTCTTCCAGACTTCGACCTTATGAGACCTGTCGTTGAAGAAGCTTCCGTACCGTCCTCTGAAGTTATCAATAGATCCGAAAATAGAAGGGTCCAAGAAGGCTGACTGAAGGAATACGTCCTCCGGTGTATTGGGCGCGATGCTTCCAGAGTAACAACGTTTATACTCCACCATTGGAGCCATCTGCATGACGGCCTGTGCCCTCATTGAAATTTCGCCCTTAGAGTTGTAACGAACGAAGTGAGACTCATCCAGGGAGAGCATGTCAACTCCCATATCATCGATTAGTATGTTCGGCCTGGGGAAAGGGGGAACATCAATACCCTTTGGGTAGCCTCGAAGCCAGGCATAGCTGGTCAGGATTATAGTGTTGCGAGGGGCTGAGTTTACTAGCTTAATTGCCTCAACAAGACCCGCTTCATGGTTACCTTTCTTACGTACGGTCTTATTAGTTCCCCGAGTACCCTCTTTAGCGTTGGGGTCCATTCTGGAAACTGTGGCAGTGTTTAGGACGATGAAGTTAACAGTGTTGTTCGTCCACGACTCCAACTCCCTCTTCTGCGGCCCAAGGAGGGGGTTTGGCATCACGATACAAGGGCGCCTAACCTCTCCCGTAGTCATCTTGTGAAGCATGTCCGCAAGCATCATCAGGGTCTTTCCAGCACCCGGGTCTGCATCCATAAGAGCGACCTTCTTGTCCTTCAGAAACGCTGCAGCGTACACCTGATGGGACAGAAAACGAGTATCCTCATCAAGATGAGGTACGGAGGGGGCAGTGCTAGCGTCCACCCTTCCCTTCCTGACTGCGTCTCTTCGTGCTTCTAGGAACTCTGGGTGGTCCTTAGAGTGAAAGGCCGCCACGAGCAGACTTCCCAGATAGGATCCCAGCTGTGAGGGTCTACGGGGACCGTCTGAGGGCGATAGCACAGGGAGAGAGCTAGAAGACAGTAGCTTAAACAAACGAGCAATCTCCCCATTCACGTACTTACGAAAAGCAGTGTTCGTGTGGTACAGGAATAGGGGTATTCCTTTATCGTCAGTGTTAGTTACACATATCTTGGCAATCTCTCGACGACGAGACCTGCTCGCCTTCGTGGTGTCCTCGGGGTCTACATAGTACTCCTCAGACAACTCAGAAGGGTCCCACTCTTCGTCCGTTACCCTACCATTCTGATCATAGATTACTGATTCTACCGGGATCTTAGACCCCAAGGTTACAGCCAAAAGAGGAGGACTCTTAGTCACAGGAGTAAGACCTGGAAGTGATGTAACTCGGAGCTTACTCTTAGCGTCGAAATACCTTACAATCCCAGAGTTCTCATAGCCTATCCGATTTACAGCCGGAAAAGTCTTAGTAGAAGCCGGAATTACGTCACCAAGTGGATTTCCATCTTTGTCATTCAGTCTTTCCGTGTCATACACATTCCCTTCTTCATCGAGCCTATGTGCAGGGATTGTCACATGGTAGTTGTTGTCCTCTGGGTTGTACTTAAGCTTCTTGTCAACCTTTGGAAGGTAGACAGCATTTCCGTAGGAAGTAAAGTACAGGCGACTCGCGTCAAAGTAGTTTAGTATTGGATTAGACATCCCAAGTCCCTACGCTCAAGGGTAATCAATGTACACAATCGTAGGTGACGAAATAACGTCACCCCAATATTCGTACATCCGATAGGACTCCAGCTCAGGAGTCAAAGATTTCACAAGTTTCCTAAGTAGTGTGCACAAAGCAACACGCCGATCAGTAACCAGGCGAGTCAAAGCGGTAGGTCCCCACTCGTACTGTGCTCTATAGATGTCTTTCGCAGTAACGTCGCTCTCAGAAATGGAACTAAAATCGACACCAACAAAAGCCGTCTTCTCCTTCTCATTCTCCTTTAGTTCTGCAAGATACTTATCAATACGCCATGCGATGATGAGACCCGGTATAGAAGTCTGTGGACGATTCTCCAACATTTATCAATCTCCCATGAAGGAATAGCCATCACTCTGCATAGCCTTCTTTAGAGCCTTGACCAACCTGACGATTTTGTGCCTCCCGGTATACCCATCGGACACAAACTGCTCCAGAAGCTCGGATATCAGATGCTCCGACTCCTTCGCGTACCCGCTTCCTGCCAAAGCCACCTTTTGCAGCCTGGATGCGGCAGTTAGCGAGTTGATGACATGAGATATACGAGATTTTAGGTCGTTATTCATAGAGGATACTCTAACTAGGTCCTGAAGTTCAGGAATTCTACGAAGGCCAGAGGCTGCAGGGTTCACGTCAGGGGAAAGCGCAGGACCGTCTGTGTTACGACGGCTCCAGCTTGGGTAGAAACCAAAATCATCTGTTTTTGGTAGTGGGGTTCTCGGTGTAATCTTAAGATAAGGAGAGTTACTGTTAGAAGTTTCTACCCAGGGTGAGGTAACCACAGAAGAAGGAAGGTCAGGAAGGTAACTCTCTTCGTCGGGGTGTACGACAACCCTCACCTCATACTCCCCAGAGGACAAAGGCTTGACACGAGCGTAAGTGTGCTCCAACCCAACGAGCTTAAGCTTCCTGTTGAGAGACTCCGCAAGCTCCGTCATATCCTCATGATTCATAAAATAGTAAGGCCCGCCTTCGCAGAAATGTCAGATCGAATGTGGATGGAAGAAGCACTTCCACTAGTCTGGGAGGAGGAAGGAGAAAGTGGAGAAGGGGGCTTGTACTCCACGTAGCCCATCGTTCCCTTAACACGGACAAGGACAGCGTTCACTTCGTGAGGTCCCCGAGCCTCAAGGATCACACCAGGCTTTCCGATGGACCCTTCTACGTATCGAACGGGAGACCCAGGGGAAGCATTCTCATACTTAATGATTCCGTACTTGTACACTACAAAGCCCCAACAAGATCTCTAAGGCCTGCTAGTTTTCTAACTGAAGACCTGACACGAGCAAGGCGCCTACGTAGGGAAGCCGACGCTACCATCTTCCGTCCAACAGCGCTAACTACAGCCTCGAACATTGGGTTTACAAGAAGCCTGATCTGTTCTGATATCTTAGCAGGGTCCTTTGCAGCTTCCTTGTTCTTGTCCGCTGTTGACAGCATCTGACCAAGTGCCATTCGTGCGTGCATAAGATTAGGTTCCTTGATGGCAGCAACCAACAGCTTCACATAGTCCTCAAGCCTGGATACAATCTCAGGGCTCTTGAACAACGACAGCAGAGAAGGAGTGAACTCCTCAAGCTTAAGCCGAAGCTTAGCCATTGCCTCCTCTGAAATTTGTTTGTCACTGGCAGTCTTTTCCATCATATCTCCTTCTACACGTCTTCGTTAGCGTCTGCTTCGGTCTTTGGCATTGGGATGTTGGAAGGAACATCTGCCATAGGCAACTCATCCAACAAAACAAGAACACAATAGGCCTTATGCTCTTCAGATAACATTCTTTTGTGAGTCAGAGGAAGAATCCAGTTTACACCTTGCTTCCTAGGAACAATAACCATCCTACCGTTGACAACCTTGGTATCATACCATCCAGGGATCAGATGAACGATGGATTGGTCGTCAATCTTTTCAATGGGCTCTACAATGAAGCATCCACGGTTTTGCCCGGACGAAATCTCCTTAACAATACGACACTTCCAAAGCTCTCCGTGCTTCGGCGTCTTCTCTGGGTGCTTCTGGCTGTGATGACGAGATACAACAGCAATCTTTAGCAGAGTACGGCTGATTACCTTGTTTTCGTTCTCACTACCGCTGCCTCCTTTGTAGTTGCTGTTTTCGAAAAACTTAAGAATACTGATCATGGAAAATCTCTAAGGAAGTGGGTCATAGATGACCGTGAAAGACTGAATGTCGATGGATTCAGACTGAGGGGTTCTAAACTCTAGAACAAGAGTGTACAAATCTCCCTCAGTAAATACCCCCGAAGAGGAGTCAACAGTAACTGTAGAGGCCGAAAACACAGCAGAAGGGCCACTAATTGTAGAGGAAGACAAAGAAACAGGATTTCCATCCGTATCCATGGCAGAAACCACAAGGCTAGAGTTGATGGTAGCAATGCGAGAACGAACGGAGAAAGACCTCGGACGAAACGCCTTTGCTTCGATGGGGATTACCATTACGGACGTCTCAAAAAAGGGAGGGACAAGAGGAGAAGCACCTCCTGTCGAGACGCTGGAGTACACAGTGGCGGCACCGTCGTAACTACTTGTAACGGAAGTGTCTGTCCCAAGCGTGTCGACAACCCATGCTGACGAGAAAGGTGCCAGGAAGGAAGTAGGATCAATAGAAACAGCGTCAGATGCGGAGTCCAATACCTTTCGAACAGGGACGATCTGTGAGGCATCTAAGGCCACCGCTCCGCCAGGGTGATGGATGTAAGCGATGGGTATTCCGTCAGAGATATCAGCGGGAGCAAGCTCACCTACTTCCATTGCATAAACGGCTGCCTGGCCTCCAATCACATCTGAATCAGTGTGGCGCACTGTCAGTGTGTAGGTCGTCGCAGCCGCAGGAAGAGGGTTTATGATGAACTCTAGAGCAACGTCTTCCCCTACCAAGATTCCACTAGGGAGTAGCAGAAAGCCCGTGCTCACCTCAACTTTGTCTACGTCAGTGACAGACAAGTCATAACCAGAGAAGACACCCGGGGAATGAAGCTCACCCAAAGCAGAGCTTCCCCTGAACGAAGTAAAGGTGTCACCGTAGTTCCAAATTCTGGTCTGTGTCATCAGACGGCCTCGAAAAAGCCAACGGCGCGTAAGGTAATAATGTTACCAGAAACCGCAGTGGAGTCAGTGTCTACTATCAGTGATTTGTAGGACGTCTCAGGCAGAGGGATGTCAACCATGAAGCTAACAACCTCGCCGGAATCAAGCCTTCTAATATCAAGAACAGATTCGTCAGATGAACCGGCATAAACCAAACGGAACCGGAAAGTGTGGAGCGTTCCCACCGGAAAGGAGGAAGAGGAGCGAAGACGAACATCCACCCGGACCATGGTAGCTGACATAGGGTGTGGTGCCCCAACTAGCAGATCTCTTGGGTTTACGAGAATGGAGGACACAATAGAAGAGTTGGGATCAATAATCTCTCCTCCTGTAGCGGAAGAAGCGGAGGGAGGAGTGCTGGGAGCTTCTGCCAGATAGATCTGCCGAGTGAACCCGCCAGACTTCACAGAGGGACGAATTTTAGTTGTCGAAGACACGGAGTCCGTGTACGTGAGAAAGGCCCCCATGTAGAGTGCTTACCCAACACCTATCAACTCTGCTGGATTGAACGGAGCAGGGGGACTAAAAGCAGACGAAGGACGTATACTATCAACTGGACCAAAGCCAGAAGAGCCAGGAACTCTGGGAGGTACCGGAGAGAAACACAGGGAAGTATAACCGCACAAAAAAGAGGGACGATAGGCGTACAAGTACCGCCAAGAAGAAGCCGGAAAACTGTCAGGAGAAGAATCGTCAAGGGTTACCAGCGGAGACTCAGTAAGCTCCGTAGCTAGACCGAGGGCAGAGATGGACAACGAAGAGGCTACGGGTCCCCGATACTGTCCGATTATAGCTGTATTTCTGGAAGTGGATACAGTAAAGTTGTCCTCTTTGACACGGAAAGACACAGGCCTAGAAAATCCATCCAAACCAAACGGCTCAGTATAGGAAGCACTTGGGGAGAAGTTACTTGCCATCTTACGGAAATCAATTGGTACGCTATTACTTAGCGTAGATGCCCCAACGGTAACCTTTAATCCTGCAAGAGGAAGATATCCAGCCAAGGTTATGACAGGCAAAGTCTGAAAAAAAGCTTCACCTTGGCGGACTCTGGCCGTGATGGACCTAGTGACTACCTTAGGAACTGATGTATCAGTGAATCCAGAGGGTCCCTTTACCCTTCTAATCTCAGAGGTTGTCACTTCCCCTAGAGAAATCTCTATGAGGTCCCAACGAGACACCGGAGAAGCTGGCTTTAGGGTGACAGTCTGAGGGCTTGTGAGTGTCCCTATCTTGTAGGGACTATCTTTCGTTGTGTCGACTGACTCATCAAAGAAAACAGCAACACCGGGAGATATGACAGCAGTCAAGTTTGAGGAAGACAAACTAACTTCGAGTCCAGATACAATCGCACCGCCTTCGAATCCCGATGAAGGCTTATGGTCTAACGAACCAAATGTAAGTCCCTCTAGAACACGACTAAGGTCACGAGACAGCCAGTCTTGGGCACTCTGGACATCCTCGTTGGTGGCAATCTCATTGCTATTAAGTACGATACGATTAGACATAGAATACCGGGATCAAGAGAAAGCACCATCGTCCCAGACACCAACGTCCCAGGCGAACTCAGGAGGAAGACCACCACCGGCCCCAGGAACGGAGTCAACGACATAGACAATAATCATGCCCTTGCACTGACCAGAAACAGCCATCTGCCACTTCACGAGAGGAGTCACAGCCCCAGTCAGAGATACCTTGTAGGGAGGCATAAACATGCTTCCAGAATCCAACCATGGAGACCAAAGAGCGGTCCCATCAAAGTAGCGTGCGTACAGCTTAAAATCGCGACCAGGCTCGATAGGGATAAACCTTAGAGCCACTGGCGCATCGAGGTGCGGCCTGACGGCAATCGGCTTGCTCACGTAGACATCGCGCAGGTCTAAGCCATCAAAAATCTTTCGCATCTTGGTGTCAAATGGAGGAAAGGCGACACTTCCGGCTAGCGTGTCTGCTGCATCGTCAGACCATTTGTTCGTGATGAACTTAGGCTGATCAAAGTCTTCCACCCAATGATTGAACAAGGAACCTGCCGTGTACACTAACGTTCCCTCCGCAGAAGCCACGGAAGACCCGGAATACTTCGTAACTCTAGGAAGAGACATCTGAGTGTTGATGGGGCGGATATCCTCAAGCTCACAAACCTGAAGTCCATCCCACAGAATATCAACAACAGGGAGGATGTCCGCAAGCTCCGGTGTTAGCTCAGGAGTGATGTCACCGTAAATAGCAAGCGAGGCCGCAGGACCAGAGTCTATGTTTGTCGTTACAATGTAGTTGAAGACCGAAGTGAAGGTATTGATTGTATAAGCGAATTGCTGAGGCTCTTCCGTACAGGTACCTGCCGCATTGTCCGTCCAAGTAGCGTCAGTAAATGTCACATCCTCACTGATAGTGGACCCATTCTGGTCCAATCCAGAAACCTGAACAGTGACTGTCAGTGTGGGAGAAGGAACGGCTCCCTGAAGAGCAAGCTTAAGAGGAGCGGCACCCAGTAAATCCTGAGTGAAAGACTGTGGTGTTGTTCCGATAGAGGACAGCTTGACGTAGGAAGCACAAGTCTGAGGATAGCGCTTGAACTCACCGGAGGAGTTCATGTAAACGATGAAACGCTGAGGAACAGGACCCGCATCCGAAAAGGACAGGGTGTCCGCAGTGATCGAGTTGACCACCAAGCCTTCGGAGATAACTGTCTCTCGATCCCCAACCTGCTTGAAAGACAGGCTAGTTATGGGCGTTGCGGTGGAAGGCTCGGCGGCATCTGTAGTAAGATACGTTACCTCAATGTCGGTTCCTGAAACGTACTGATCACTAGGAAGGAGGAAAACCTTGTTTGTCCTCTTGATCTGAAGAGGAGCGTAGTCAAAACCAGTGGAAGTATCAGTAGCCCTAATCACAAGCGTGGGGAAGTTAGAAGTAGCGAACCAATAACCTCCCACGATGCCTGTAACCGACCCTGTCGTATCCTCAGTAATCGCGGCCTCAAGGATGGTCTCCACGCACAGCTTTCCAGGAACCTTTGCGAGGGACTTGTCCTTCGAAACAATCATTCCGTGATCTAACTGGATCTGGAACAGCGTCTGGGTGCTCGAAGCAGATACGTCGTTCAACGAAATCGCATGAGGGTTGCTTGTAGAGGCAACCCCCGATCCATGGTAGCTTCTGTGCTCGATGTCCACAGGGCTAAACCAAGGGCGGTTCACACTCAACTGAGTAGTCGTATGGTCAACGACAAGCGTCGAAGCTGTTCCAACTCCCGTAACAACTTCCTGAACGGAGACCACTGCAAGAGGGATTGTAAGGTCCTTCTCGGCAATCGTTAGCGCGTCATAGGTACTCTTCAGATCCACTTTGATGTAGTCTGCGGAGGAGGCCAAGAAGTCAACCATCGTGTTGGCTGGCGTATCCCATCGTGTTAGGCGGGTAGCTGTCTCCAATTCCGAGAACTCTAGGTAGACTACGCTCGTCGTACCGATGCCTCCGGGAACGGAACGACGCTCCACCCCGGTGTCCAGCACAAGCACCTCTCCCGTTGAAAAAACAGCAGTTCCTCCACTCACATCGATGGCGGTAGAATCTGTCGCATTCACGGATACCACAAAGGAACGTGAAGTGTCACCGGACAGCGCAGTTTTAGGGTCATCCTTGTCTACGATACCGAACCGACCAAGAGCGGGATCATAGCTAGCAAACAGCAGACGTGTCCTATTAAGAATTTCGTCGATAAACGCTTCTCGTTCGAAATTCAACAGGTCTATGGAGACCGGAGCAGCTAGTAATATTCTACGCATGAGTAGTCCTAGTTAAGTAGAAAGTAGGCCGCCATTAAATCTAGCATACAAGTCTGATTGCACTTTTAGATACGCTAGACGTAACCAATAAGGCTTAGCCATAGCGGATCCCGAAGCCCAAACATGTCCCCCAACAACCTTAGCGATGGTAGCATGTGAAATGAAGGAGAGAGACGGTACCCCACGGGTTTCCCAACTTCCCATGTCAATACGAGTCCCTTCGTGATAGTCTCCTGATACGATCTCAGAGTCAAAAGACACATGTATCCTAGAGATGGGGTCACTTCCCTCGGGGAAATCAATGTTTACGTAGGTTTCAAGACCCCCTGTGAGGGACGTACCTCTTCGAGTAGCTGGAGGAATAGCGTCTGGAAGTGGATTAGGCTCCAACTCCACCACCATATGAACATCCCTGTCAGGTTTTACCTTGACTCTCCATCCCTCAAACCCTGCTGTGTGGGCCATCTTAGGAACACACTCAAAGTACATGTGGAACTTACCCTTCGTGTCCGTAAAAGCAACGAAGGTCTGTAGTGACCGACTGTAGTTTAGGCTTCCACGAGTCTTATCCCAGAAAAGAAAGGAATCAGAAGAAAGGGGGATGGAATAAACAAGACTGTTCTTCCCCGCGTCTAATGTTCGGGATGTGATATCCCCGGAAGAGCTGTGCAAGTTCACAACGTCCACTTCTTCCACGTACAGATCTTCAAAAAAGCTCCCACTAACTCTATCGTACAGGAAGGGTCCAATCGTACTGTTTGTCATTGGGATCTTAGGAAGGGGACGTGGGGTCGATGCATAAGCAGGGTATGCCCTCAAGTACACCTGGTCAGATGCCCCATCAGTAAGGGTAGCAGGAATCCCCAGATCAATCGTAATCTGGTAGGTGGTCCTACCATCTGTGGTAGTCCCTACATCTAATGCCTCAGCCACCCTGTAGTCAGAAAACCCGTAATTTATCTCATCTCCTGGGTAGATAAAGTACTCGCTGTGTACCACAAAAGTTGTGACGTTTGAAAACCTAGACCACGTAAGAGGGTCAGTGTCGATGGTGTCCAAGGACGATGACGCTGTGCACACCCAAGAGGACACAGCGTAAACCGTTCCCCCGAGGACGAAGACGTGTGCCTTGCTTGCATGAGTACCGGGAGAAAAGTCTGAAGGTCGGGTCCACCCAAATACTGAAACCTCCCAAATACCATTCTCTGTAGGATCAGCCTGATTCAGAAGAAGAACACGATCCCCTGCAACAGCCAAAACATCGTCAATCGTTGGCTCCCCGGAGAGAACCTGGTTCGTATCCGCCAAAGCAACAACAGAAGATCGAGGAACAAGATCGTGGACAAACTCATCTGGAAGCGGAGGAAGATCGCTCAGATAGGGAAAGGTACCGTTGATCTCTAAAGGATGGCCATAAAGGTCCACTGTAGATCCAGCTGCATAAGACAAAGTAGTCTTATCCGTCAAGGACAGCGTGAGACCTTCATCCAAGATGTCATCAACAAACGTGTAGAAGTTCTCGCCAATAACGACCTTACTTCCCAGTGTGAACCAAGACAGAGGACGCGAAAGAGAGATCTGGTCGCTGCTGAGGGAAGCATCGGAAGCTAGAGTAGTCTGATTATCAGGAAGCCAAATCGGTAGCGGACTTCCAATCTTTCTAGCGAACCGAAGAGACCCAGAAAGGAATACATCGATGGGATAGGCAATACCTCGCAACTTTACGTATGCGGAGTTCTGACTAGGAAGCTTTCCGTTCGCAATCTTGAATATTTCCCTGAGACGGCCCACTAATCGTCACACGGACATGTAGGAAAAGCCAGAGAACGAAGAAACATCGAACTAGAGGTATACCTATCTATTCTCGGAGGAGTATAGGATGAAAATAGCTCCAGCTTATCTAGATTATCCAGAGTAACGGGGGGAGGGGAGCCCACATCGGCTTCCTCGGGAGGAGTTGTCTGTTCCTCTTGGAGGGCTTCCTGCGGCACCTGGATCGGCTCTTGGGGCTGAGCCTGCTCCTCTTGCTGGACTTCCTGCGGTTCCTGCGGTTCCTGCTCCTGCCTTGGAACAGGGGTGTAGTCCCTTAGCCCCTGCTTCAATGCCAAATAGATGTGTTTACACACCACAGGAATCCCTCTGGGGTTCCTCATCCGAGCAGCCTTTCCATTGCTGTACAAGATGTCGGAAGACCCGTAACGAGCTAGTGCCCACTCACAGGTATAGAGGAAAAACTCACAGGAGCAGGACACCCAAATAGGACTATTCAAAGATGGACGAGGATCTTCCCTCTCGTCTGAACTAACCCCCGGAACGGGCTCACCGGCCCAACAAAGGATGACAAGATGAGGCTTCCCTTCCTTCGGCTTCCGTCCATCGTCATAGGACACGTTATGGCACTGTGCACCATAAAATTGACGGTAAACTGGCCCAAGATTATGAAGTGCAGGGTAATCTGGAGGAGCCATGTAAAGTCCAGGTTCCTGCTTGAGCGAGACACCACAATCGTGATTCCTGCTATACTTCACAGTAATAGGTGACACGTTAGAAAATAGCTGAGCAGCTGTTCTTGGCTGTAGCATACCCGCGTAAATAACCAACGGCGCATACGGGTTAGAAACCGTTTCCCTCTAACCGTACAGCAAAGGCATCCATGACGCCAGAAAAAGCCATTCCAGCAAATGCATAGACTAAAAGGTCACCAACAAAGGAAAATGAAAATGACTCAGGGCTAGGGAAAGGCTCAAGTAGCAAGAAAACTACCCACCCCGCATGGAACCCTGTGCAGTAAACACAGGACAGCATGTCGGAGAAAAATTTGAACGAGGTTAGACGCGCTCGAATCGGCGTAAATATATGGGACTCCCTCACAAAGAAGGTGATCCCATACATCGCCAAAAGAGCTACCTCGAAAGGAACCCCAGAGGTCACGCCGACTTCTTCGCGGCACGCCGAGGAGCGCGCTTAGTCTTAGTAGCCTTCCCATTCTTCCGGGACTTACGAGGCTTTGCGCTGCGTGCACGACGCTTCGGCTTGACTTCCTCTTCACGGTACTGGACAAAGGCTCCCACGGCGGTATCCAGGGACCAGCCGCCACCCGAGGTGTCGATGTCATAAGAGGTCAACAACTCTTGGCTGCGTTCCTGAACAGCTGTTTGTGCTTCTTGGATGCCCTTACGCAGGTTGTCGCCATCTTCTGCAGTCTGCTGGACTGCATTCTCGTACTGCGCACGAAGGTAGTCAAGGTTGAACTGGTGCTGCCCATACTGAGCACGCAGGGAGTCTAGACTGGCCATCAGTTCCTGAAGCTCCTTGGCATCGGACGTGGACAGGCTCTTGCGATCTACTTCTACGGTCTTAGTAGCCATTGGGTACTATCTCCTTCTAAGGTATTTTGGATTTTCTTTAGGGCCTAGGGTAATGTCCCTAGGTTGGTTTTACAAGGCCGAGGCGCAAAGCGATAACCTCAAGCAACGTATCTTTCTCTGCAGCAGTAAGCTGAGCGAACGTCTTCGTACTCAAAGGGGCTGCCAGAAGCTCTGCTGACTTTAGAGCAGAACGCACATCTCTTTCTTTCTGAGCCTTAGCCGAAAGGGGCAAAAACTTAGAAGACAAGGCAGGCTGTGACATCAGTTCGGCTCCGGTGCAATAGACCAGCGATACCAATCTAGCGTAGACAAGTCAGTAGTTCCTGGAGGTACGGTGAACTGATATAGGCAGGTTATTAGCTCGTAGGGGCTATTTTCAAACTCGTAGGGAGCATCTATACCATCCTGCAGAAACTCATCAACAAAAACCCTAAGGTCATTCGAGTTTGCTGTGTCAATAACTAGATACCCAGCAACCACACAGTCTACTACGTAACTACCTACTGTATGTACCTCATCCAGCGCAAGGACATAGGAAGAAGACTTGTACATCACAGAAGCTGCAGGTACCGTTAGCGTAAGACCAGAGATAGATAAAGAAAGGTCTACACCATGAACGCCAGAAGGCGCGAATGAAGTTACTAAAGTCTCAGTCATGCGATTTCTGCCATTCTAAGCAACTGCCACACAAGGGATCCAGTCGTGAGATTAACTTCGACTCCTGAAGTATTCCAACCACGGACTGTAACCATATTAACAGCATATTGACTAACTGTCAAATAAAACGGAGTTGAAGGATGACCCGTCAAGAAAAAGCTCTGTGACAACGAGGCTGTGGCAGAATGCTGGAAAGTCACCCGTATACCTAGGCTGAAGTTAGCAATAGATAATATCCCAAAACTATCCTGCAACACATTACTAAACGCCAATAGCCAAGAGTCAGGGGTATTCTTGGCATACAGGGAGTTCTTTATAGTGGTGGCCCCAGAAGCCGGGTTGGAGTCAGAAGTCGAGGTAGTATCCGTGAAGGACAGGTACCCGTCTCTGATGTTAACCTTTGGTACTACTGTCCCATTGCCAATGGAAAGGGTATCTCCGTTCTGTGAGAACAGACTGATAATTCCATCAGCAGAGATATTTCCACCAACTCCAGGATCAATAAGAATAGATCCCCCTGGCCCCCCTGTACCGCTAAGGATTTGACCTGTTCCGGTTCCACCAGATATTACAACATTACCACCGTTGGCGAGACCTGCACCTGAGCCTCCCATGTGATTAAACCCCTGAATAGTTACACTGGGAGCGGCCCCACTTGCGCTTTTCGTAACCGAGGTTGATCCTCCTATAGTGATAGCACCAGTAAACTGTGTACCAACAACAATGGATCCAAGACGATCAGGAGAGGAGTCATCAGAGGAGTACCCAGCGTCAATAATAACATCTCCACCGCTGTAAGAAGCTGAAGCTGTTATCCCCCCGAAAAGAACTACTGATCCAGCCGTAAAGGCGTCAGAGGGTCCACCAACAAGTGAGGCATTACCCCCTGATCCTAATTTACTGTGACCTCCAGTAAGGGTTGCCTTCCCACCACCAGCACTAGAATTAGAATCGCCCCCAGTTACAGATACACCACCGCCGTGGTGAGCACTGTTGGTGCTATCAGTAATCCCTCCAACAAGTAGGATAGACCCACCAAATGTGTTCGCTGTGGTCCTCTGCCCTGTTACAGTAATGGTCCCTGGAACACCAGAGTTACTCACACCACCAATATCGATGTTCTTGGTGGTTGCTGTTCCAATCGTTATAGAACCGAAGTTGTCAGAAATAGCGCTAACAGAGTTTGTTCCTCCGTTAATTGAAACCGCACCACCCAAGTTACCACTTACAGAACAGGTGCCTCCTGTTACTGTAACAGGACCTCCAGGTTTAGCGCCCGTTCCTCCCAACAAAGACACAGAGCCACCAGAACTGTTTACGTCAGTAGTAGTTCCACCAACAACAGATATGGCTCCACCGGAGTTAGCCCCGGTAGTACCCTGCCCTGTTACAGTGATCGTCCCAGGAATACCGGCGTTAGTTACGCCACCAATTATGATGTCCCTAGTATTAGAATTCCCAAGGGTTATAGAACCAAAATGGTCAGAAATAGGGCTAGCTAAGTTACCACCCGCTAATACGGACACACTACCACCTGCCGTAGTAGCGTCAGTGCTATCTCCTCCAACTAAGGAAGCAGAACCACCTCCAGCTTTTCCTCTTCCTCCCCTAACAGCAGCAGCACCACCAATACCAGAAGTACTGGACCCGCCCGTTACACGGACTGTCCCACCCTGGGCGGAACCAGTAGCGCTGGTAGCACCACCCCCCGTCAGGGAAACTTCACCACCGTGGTTTAAAACGCTAGCACTACTAGTTAAACCACCAGTAAGTAATATGTTTCCACCATTATTGGCACCTGAAGTTGATGCTCCTGCAGTAAGAGTGATAGCTGAACCTTGACCTGCACTATTGGTGTCAACAGTAAGATCAGTACCTCCCGTAGCCCCACTATTTATGGTAAGTAAGCCTGCCCCTGACGTATACAACTCCATGTCACTGTCAGTCTTGTTGTACAGGAAGGTCCCGCTATCGCCCATCTGCAGGAGGGCTAATCCTGTACCAAACACCTCCAAAGCGGCGGCAGTTCCTAATTGCTTAACTACCAAAGTAGTTTTATTCGTGGTAGCGGGAGAGAGTACCTCTAAGCCTATGGTTCCTGTACCACTCTCAATGGTGACGCCGTTGAAGGCGGCCTGACTATTAGGATTGAATGTGGCAGATCCTGTGCCTAGGGATAGAACAGCATTGGATGCCGCTGTTCCACCCGTAAAGAGATCAATCGTCCCTGAGGTGGATACCAAGTTAAGGGCGGTTGACCCGTGGATGTCGTTAATTAGAACAGTATCTAGGCCTTGGGCGGCCAGCTGGTTACTCCCGGAGGTGACCGGGTCAATACCTACTATTCTAAGTGATGCCATCTCTTACGGTCTTTACATAAGTGTCTAGGGGCCAAAGAACAAAACCGAGCAAAAGATTACTCGGCTTCGTTCTTCATAGGGCTCAACGAGCAATATAGTGACCCTAAAAGCAGGATAACGGGCAATCTATTACCCATTATCCTGCCCGGTATCAGAGCAGAGTTCCAGAATCCATACGGATAACAAGCTCCTTTTTAAGGGTGTCACCGACGTAGCCTATACGGATTAGGTAATCCCCAGAAGCCGTAGGAGCAGTCGTAGTCAACGCACCCGCCGCGCCCAGGTACACCGCCTGTCCCATAGCAGTAGCAGTAGGTATTGCTGCAGTGTAAGTATACTTACCAGCGAGCAACACAGTAGTAGTAACTGATCCGTTACCTGACCCGCCTGTGAGGGCAATTCCTACCACAGCAGGAGTTATAGTGCCTAAGGCTTCGGCACGAAGTGCTCCGCTGCCGTCCAATGCCACCACATCCCCTGCAGAGATGGTTTGGAGATTCTTTATCACAAACGTAGTCGTAGCTGCATCCGTAGCAGCTGTGGACTTTAGATCGTTAAGGGCACCAACAATGGAGGTAATGCCCACATCAAATCCAGACAACGAACGGTCACCCGTCTGGCTGTATGTAGGTCCAGCAGTGCCCGCCGAGGAGAACGTAATCTCGCCAGCAGTCGCAGTTATAGCAATGTTACCTAGGGACGTAGTTGAGGTAATGCCAGTTGCGGCAGTAGAAGTAATGGCGCCTGAGGACGCTACAACCGTATCAGCACTCGAACGTATCTCTATGTTACCAGAAGAGGGAACTACAGGAGAAGGAGTTCCCGTGGATAGGGTAACACCACCCAAAGTTCCTCCATTGCTATTTGACGAGTAAACATATACATCTCCCCCACTCTGACCTAAACCAGAAGTAGACGAATACAGCTTGACGTCACCTGCAGGACCCGCAGTCGAAGAGGAGGCTATCGAAACAGCACCCGAAGTGGATCCATTGCCTGAGGCGGTGGAGCTAAGAGTAAGCGTGCCAGAAGTTGCAGTGGCACCAGTAGTTCCCGTGGATACCAAAACGTTACCAGAAGAAGTGACACCTGATGATGATACAGTAATAGCACCAGAGGCTGCCGCACTTGAGGACGAAGTCACGCTAACAGCACCAGCGGCTGCAGCGCTTGAGGACGATACAGTAATAGCACCCGTGTCGGATGTTACATCAATCGTACCCGCACCAGCGGCAGTGATCGTGGCTGCCTGCCCCGAGGTGGGAGTAGCCGTGAATGCGCCTGCGTTGTCGATAGCAAGGACTGAAGTTCCACCGTCCTGAACGTCTAGGATCGTGTTGGAACCACCTGTGTTGTTCAGTAAGAAGGAAGTTCCGCCTGTTCCTGCATCAGTGATAGAGAAAGCACCGCCAGCGCCTGAAGCATGCGTGAAAGTAACAGGGGCGCTATTTGCAAGAGTTACCGCGGCACCTGCTCCCGAACCTGCCCCGTCATACGCCTTCTGCAAAGTATGAGCGGCGCTGGTGGACAGTGTACCAATGGTGCTATCAATAGCGATGAGAGTTGTCTGTAAGTTGGCATTAGAAATGGCTCCAATGTGTGACAGGTCACCAGAATCAACACCGATGGCATAAGACCCAACAGCAGTACTTGACCCACCTGTAGCGCTCGCATTAAGGGCAACAACAGCATTACCCGGAGAACTAGTGACCTCTGCGTGGTAGAGGGTGGAAGCGTTAGAAGCCGATCCCACGGTAACTGTAGCGTTGTTAGTCGTACCAATGCTAATAGCGGAAGAGTTTCCTGTTCCCGTCTGGATGTCAATGGCACCAGCAAAGTTACCTACACCACTACCAGAAGTGATCGTAACGGAACCTCCTATACCAGAGTTGGGGGAAGAACCACCGGACAAAGAAAGAGCGCCACCAGTTCCTGACGAGGTTCCCGCAGCGCCCGCAGCAATATCCAAGGACAGACCAGATACATTGAAGGGACCATAGCCCGCAGGAGCCAGAGAATACCCAGAAGCCGTACCACCAAGGGAAAAAACAGGCGTACTTGATATCCCAGAGTGAGCAGTAAGGATATCCCCTGTAGAGTTACCTATGTCAAGAGTAAGGGCAGGTCCACCTGCAGAACCATCAATACTAACAAGGTTGGTGCCGTCCGTAGTAATGCTAGAACCTACAGTGTAAGCAGCCTGCAGGCTGTTACCTGAACCCGTTGCCAGTTGGGACCATGCAGCAGCACCATTTGTATTAATCCAGGCAGTACCGTCCGTGTTCTTCAAGAGCAACGAACCCTTGGCGGCGGTTACGTCGGGAGCCGCAGTTCCCGACGCTATAAGGATGTCAACACCTGTGGTGGTTGCACCAGTAGCAGAAACGGTTCCACCCGGAGCCAGGCTCAAAGCCTTAGAGTAATCTACTCCTGTTCCTGCGACCCAGACGCTGGCGAAGGTAACCGCGTCAGGGCCTGTACCATCACCAAAGGTGACGTCATTATTGAAGGTGATAGCCCCCGTAACAGAGGAAGCACCTGCTCCAACAACAGCAGCCCCCGTTGTTGTTACGGTACCGTTGACCTGCAAGTCGCCACCAACAGTCAAGGTGGTAGTAGGAGTAATCCCGCTGATAAGTAGGGTATCACCCTGAGCAGCTAGGGCCTGAGGTCCGTAGCTGGCTGTGTTTTGTCCAATTAGTCTAAAGTCTGCCATGGTGTATTAACCTCTAGAGAGTAGCCGAAGAAATGATAGGAGTGTGAAGTGCGGGAGCAGCAGCGGTAGCGGGGCCAGCTGTGGTCGTCCACAACGGAGTTCCATCTGTTTTAGTCTTTGAAATCGCGTAGTTATACGCATAGGGGTAGGCTACTTCATCTAGCCCGATAACAATGTCACCGGCAACTGGAATGTTATCCCACACCAAAAAGTTTTGAACGTCAGGCGACCCGCCAGATGCTGGAGAGGGAGACCCGCCATCATTCGTAGGAATCTTAAGCGCCAAGCTTGACCCATGATACAAAAGGTAGGTCATTACGAAATCCTCAGGAAATCAAGTTCTTTGGAAAACGGGTCGATATGGTATTCTAGGGCAGCAATGATCGCGTCATCCGTAGCTACGGTGAAGTCTACGTTAGGAGCGAAGGAATACGTCTGCGTCACTCCTGCAGTGTCTGAGGCTGAAACCGAAAACGTCCCTGCCTGGTCATAGAGCCCATTGTTACCGATGTACCTAAATACAGCCATCTACCTACCTCGAAATCTTAGTTGTTGTTTGCCAAACCCACGAGCAAGGCACTTCCTACAACGCCAAGTACAAGCCCAACGCCAAGCATAAATACATTGCCATTACGATCCCACCAACTCGTTTGAATCAATCCTCTTATTCTTTCTCGCTGATCCTCTATGAATGCCTCATAAAGGTGTGTAGAAAGTGACAACTGCCGAGTTCTCACGGACGTCTCTACCCGGAGCCTAGAAACAGCCGCAGCATCCTCAATACACTGAGTTGCGTGACCTTCTGTAATCAAGAGGCCAGAGAAAGGAGCGGGAGTCCCTTGAAGAAGTGGAACAGAAAGCTGGGGAACGGAAGTATCCGAGGTAGTAGAGTTCGAGGATTCCTCCTGTGCATAAGCGGTCGAGGAAACCAAAAGAAGGGACAGAATGAAAAGAAGGCACTTCATGGTTTCCACCACTTAGGTTTCGTACTTACTCCCCAAGGCTGGGGTCCTCTTCTCCTCTCCTTAACTCCAACAGCTCCTACTGGAAACGCTCCGTAGTCCCCTTTCTTATCTTCCGCTTCCTCTTCGTCTATTTCGTCTTCCTCTTCTTCGTCTCCAAGCCCATCAGGATCTTCAGTACCTGGTATTTCCTCGGGAGGAGGCTCCTCTGATCTCTCTTGCTTGATAGTATCGTTGAGATCAGAATCCGTGTCGAAGTAGTCGTCTCTCTCATTCTCAGCTAAAAGAATAGCGGCACGACGAATTCGCTTAAACAGCTCAGGCTGGCCTCGATCTAAAGCAAGGCCAGCCGTACGCGCTAATTTCTTGGAGAGCAGAAGCATCACTCAGCAGATTCGTCACCTGGAAGCGTAAGATCCACTCCCTTTTTCTTAAGGTACCCACGAAGAAGGGACCAAGCGAACAAAGAAGCGGCACCTGCACCCGCAAAATAGGCTACGGAAGCAGCAAAAGGCCAGGCCGGGGAGGCGGACTCTGGATTGTGCCACATGAGACCGACTACAGCGCCTATAACGAGGGGATGGAGCGAAAGAGTTTCTCTTCCCCACCACCAAAAGCTCTGGACGAGCTTCTTTTCAGTCTTCCTATACGCACGTTCACGAGTGAACACCTTACGACTCGTAAATTGACCGATGACAGCGAAAACTACACCAACAGTTAGAAAGGGCCAGTGGGGTAGAACATAGCTACTGATCATACTAAAGAAGTCTTCCATGAGATCACTCCATCCAAGTTGTGCTCACTGTCCAGCGATATTGCCGACGAGCATTGTCCAGTATAGATACGGAGTCTACTGAACAAGACAAACTAGATCCAGAAGGAGCACCAAGCTCCAAAAGAATCTGGTCAAGAAGCTGATCCTGGAGAAAGGCACAAGGATCAGATAAGGAATCGAACGTCTCAAGAACTACAGCAGCGGTCTTGGAGACTGTAGTGTCTGTAACCATCGTAGAGAGTGAAGCACCTCTAGGAGCAGCCATTATTCCTGCTCCCCGATAACCAAAATCTCCTGGATAGAGCGATTCTGAATGACGTCAGAAAGGTCGGCCACAACCTGCAGTCTAAACTGGAAGTAAGTAGAGGAGGGAACACTATCGGTCTGGCTTAGGAGCTGCCATGTTCCAGTAGATGAGGTTCGATACTCTACTTGGACCCTGTCAGAAGACAATGTTCCCTTCACCAAGTACCCGTGAAGGCTGAGAGGAACAGTAAAAGTCTCGCCCAAGAACGAAACCACGTTTGACCCCTCGTAAAGGCTCTCACCCACCCGAACAATCCGGTTGTTTGTGGCGTCGTAGAACAGAGCAAAGTTGAGAGTGATGCCATCCACAGCCAAGATGTCAGAACCAACGGCGGCCACCTGTCCTGTGGTGGGGTAGAAGGCACCAGCGGACGTAGTAAGAGCGCTCTCGTCACTCCCGTACCTACCAAAGGTGTACAAGTGCTTCATGGTGACCAGATCGAACACTTCAACACTCGGGCTATTCGTCAAGTACAAGCGCCTTCTATCAATGTCAATATGGATCTTGGAAGCGGCAACCGTAGAAAACCCAGTTCCTCTAAACTCGATGTACCCCTTAAGGTAACCGTCACTTAGGAGTCCAGTGACACTAAGTCCACCAACCTCAAAGGGAAGAGAAGGATTCGAGGAGTCTCCCGTTAGTACCCACAACGCATTATCAGAAGTGTCGAAGAACAGGCCCGAAGGGAGAACAACCTGACCCTGGGTAAGGGCTCCTCCGTTGTCCAAAGCCAAGTAGGAACCGAAGGTAATGGCGGGAAGAGAGGACAGATCAAGAGAAAACACGATCCCAGAGCCCGTAGCTCCTGCCGGAATGCTGGGACCCGCAGCACCTGAGCAGGATACATACAAGGTGGAGGTTCCCTCGTCAAAAGCCATGTCTGTAGGCGTATCCAACAGTGAGGCGTTTGGTAAACCTATGGTATTTGGCGTACCAAAGGTTGCTACCAAGGAAAAGTCTGAGGATAGATAGACTCTCAGGTAGTGCTCCGCCGCAAGAACGGCGACGTACTCCACTCCTAAGATGTCGAAGGTTAGGCAGGAGACAGGAGTACCATATCCTGTCACAGTGTCACCAAATCCGGGAACGGCGCCTGTCACCTGACCGTATTCGTTCAGGTACAGCACCCCGGATCCCGCATCAGCGACGTAGTAACGCCTTCCGTCTGATAGGGTACCGTAAGGAACTGTGGTCGCTGTGCCTAAGGAGTCATCCGAACGCTGCCAGATCTTCCTAACGTCGGAGATGTTAGCCTCTAAGAAACCCTGGACAATCTTGCCTGATCCCTTCGGCTCAAAGCGAATCTCTCGCTTGTTTGCGTCGGAAACGAGAAGCCCAGACGCTAATTCCACATTCGTTGTATTGAGATGTAGATTCTGGTCAGAGGTGAGCGCTTCGATGTGGTCAGATAACTCCTGAGAGTAGGCGGCATCCGAAAGAACGGCGTTCTGTCCCACTGTCTGCGAGTTAGACAGCACTAGCTGTAGTAGCTTCTTGAAGTTTTCGAACAGGGCCATCAATTTATCCTCGTTACAGCGCCACAATTATCCGATACGAAACAACGTGATGCAATGTCTTCGTGTTTAGTGGCTGATGTGCCACTGCATACATAAACTGCGTGCCTATCTCAGATATGAATGGACTGTCTAGAATCGTAGCGAATAGCGCAATCTCACCTATACCTGCCGCCAAGTCCGTTCGACCGATACGGGCAACAAAACTCTTAGCTGTTGCGTCCAATGTAGCAGTTTCCACTAAATCGATAGGCTTCCGGTAGACTTCAGACATCAAAGAGGTAGAAGTTGGGTCTACGAGAAGAGCAGATACCGGATTTGAGACATCATACCCCGACGTTCCTACTGCATAATGGGTGATCTGAAAGGAGGTTCCATCTGTAATGGACCTGGCCATGAACTGACGAGCGACGTCAGTAACGGCAGCGCTGATGGAAGAAACTCCCCCACCCACACCAGACAAGGACAAACCAATGCAGCCAGCCTCAGGAGGCCAATGCGCGAAAAACGAGGAGTCTAGTGCAGTTCCAGACCCAATATAGGAGGAAGAGGCACCAAAGGATGAGGAAAAACTAGTCATCGGAGGCTACGTCCCTGGGATCGAAGTCATCGTAAACCTCGTACACAAGACAGTGCAGGGGTCCTCCTAGATAGCACTCCTCGATGTCAGTGCCTGCTGCCAAACACAGAAAACAGCACCAAAAAACGTCATCATACCATGACGTCTCGGGAACTGAGCCCAAGATCACGTCACGAAAGTAGTCGTCCAGCTTTCCCCCAAGGTAAGAGGAAGGAGGATTGTCCACCATGGTCGAAACCGAGTTGGAGGCGGCTGTAAACTGCCGTGCGCGCTCCTTCTTTGCTCGATTGAATACTGAAAAAAGGGCAGAGAAAGAGGAGGGGTCCGCCCTAAAAGGAGAAGAACTAGAAAGAAACTGCAACTCTGGTAGTTTATCGGTCACGGATTGGGAGCCTTACCGTTCCACGAAGCGCCGATCCCACCGCCAACAACGTAGGTATCATTGGAGTTGATCGGGGTACGGTTTGCTACGTTATCGTTCAAAAGTCGAACCCCAAGAACTCTTCCTCGCCAACCTAAGTCAGGAGGAGGAGAGAAACAGATGGCGTCGTAGTCATCAATCTGGCCAGATCTTGGGTTAGTAGTAATAGCGTGAGACATCGTATCTACGCCCGACGAAAGTAAAGCCTTCTGTGCAAAGTACAAGGGGATTACCAAGCCAGAGGCTCCAACAGTCTCTCCCACGGAGAAGTTATTCGCTACAGAGGTATCCCGGGACACGTTGGCAGTAGTCAAAGAAGTAGTGCTACCAAAAATGGCGGAGTAAGATAAGTCCTTTGGAACTCCGGGCTCAACCGGAGAGTGAAAAGGACTGAGATTCCCAGCCCACATTGCGTTCTTAGGTGCCAAAGATCCGACATTTGTCGAGTCTGTCCACATGTAGAAGTAGCCCGCAGCATCATCGGCTACACAATAGGTATAGTAGGTAGTAGGGGAGGAGAAAAAGTCAGAAGAGACCTGTGGAAGGTCCCACGTACTTGTTCCAACGTTCCAGCCTCCAAGAAATCCCATGGTCCACTTAAGCTCTGGAGTAGCAGTAAGCTCACATCGGATCTGCCACTGAGGTCCTGAAGAAATCGGGGTCTGAAGTACCAGGAAATCACCGGTAGAGATAGGGGAAGCAACCGTATCAAACACAACGTAGGAAAGGTCAGACGAATCCGTATCAAACAGAGAGGCCGTCTCTAACACGATTTCAGTGGCGGACACAAAGTTAGCAATCTTGGCGACTGTGCTGTTCCTAGGATTTGTCCCGTCCTTTATTGCGATGTACTTTCCGACGAAAGTGGCGTCAAAGACAGGATTCGCGTCATAGAAAGACAAAGGAGTCAAGCTATTGATTGCTCCCGTAGAACCGGAGAAGTCCGTAGAGGTCCAATTTGCGCCGTGCGCCTCTACCACGATAAAAGAGTTTACGTAAGTCAGCCAATGGTATAAAACCTGAGCCTGAACGGCAGGACCCGTGGTAACTACATGGCTCATGTGCTTAGTTGTCATTTGCCTTCTCTAGTAAGTTGGTATTTTCCTCAATCATCTTAAACTCTTCCTTAAGCTCCTTCCTCTGCTTCCTATTAAGGGGAACGGACTCCTTCACGATAGACCCAGAAACCTGAAGCGTTCGATAGATAGCAGTGCACGCCACAAATACAACAGGATCTGACTCCTTTTTCGCGTCTACTGCCGTTTCAGCCAAGACCAGAGCCAACGTATTCGCACGGAGGGAAGACCGATAGATCACGCTAAAGGCTTCTGGGGAAGCAAAGCGTAGCGTATTCGCAATCACTTTGTTGTACTTCTCTAGCAGGTCAGCAGGGTTAGAAAGATCGGATTTGTGTTTTGAGACATAGGAGGAAAAATCCTCAACAGAAGCCTCTTTTGGGCTCTTAGAGCCATGCATACCGATGTCCTTTTCGATCCCATGTACCTTCTTCTCTAGGTCATCATCCTCATAGGCAGACTTGGAACTGGGCTCTTCCTCCTCCTTGGCAGCAGCAGAAGGATAGTCGTCTAACAGGCGGGAAACAGCGCTTGTCGTCAGAGAGAACAGTATCTTGAATATAAGAAGCGAGCCCTGAGACTTCTCCTTAATGACAGCATTTGACCTGTTCTTGGCTCGTGACCATGGAATAATACGATCAAGAACATTCTTCCAGAGAAACTTCTTGTACGCCTTATCAATGTAGTTTGGAGGTACCTTCCTTCGATAGGCGATTTCCTTTATAATGTCGTCTTTCGTCTCTGGACGCACATGAGAAACCAGAGATAGTGCTTCCTTATAGGGGATAAGGGAGCTACGCAATTTGGCATTTGCCTTTATTATTCTTTTTCGGTTGTGATCCGCTATAGACCCTCCAGGTTTGATAACGGAAGACAACGACTCCCCGAGCTTACTCTGGAGGTCGCTAACTATCTCTTTAGGGCTAGTCATTAGGAATCACAGGAGCTTCCAAGTCTTAACAACAGCGGATCCCTCTCCGTTCTTTCTTCTTGTCTGAAGTTCCTCTTTCTCTAGTGCCTCAAACGCTTTTCTAAAGGCGGAAGCAACAAAGGAGGAGTCAGTAGGCTCCGGGATTAGGAAATCCTCTGTGGCATCATCCTCTCTGGATGGGCGCCTGACGGGCCGAGCAAGAGAAGGGGGCAGGATTTCCACTACGTTAGGAATAGAAGAAGCCTTTACCTCCACTTTAGGTTCGGAGGACAAAGTACCGGGGTCTACACGTTGCATTCGTTGAGAATCCTTGTTCAGCCGTCGCACTCTACGTAAGACGGTATTTATCTTCCGAACCTGCTCAGTTGCTAAATTACGGTTATCCCTCTCGACAGAGAAGGAGTATAGGCTATCCTCTAAAGGAGATTCAGGGTCGCTCATTTTCGTATTCCCCACAAGCGCTCGGAAAGCTCTTGCGTCTGCTCGACTGCTATAATTACACTCTGTCCATAGTTCTTAAGGATATCGGATACTTCCTTCTCCCGTACGTTCTGAGAAACTCGTATCTCGTCTATTGCCATCGCGTGACTTTCCAAGTTGTCCTGGATTTTAGCGTTCAGCTTCTCCACATCTTCCGCGTGTTCCGACTTTTCTTTTTGGTAAGCAAGCCATAGAACGGCACAAAAGATACCGAGAGGTCCATAAGTCAATAAGGCTGTGACAGTACTTTGCATGAGCGTCTCTAGTTCGTCCGAAGAGCAACGTGCAGAGAGTCGTCAAGGGACTCGAACATAGCTATGTAAGCAATAATGGCAGGGTGAAGAAAGGGATACTCAGCCAGAATCTTCGGCTTACCTGAAATTCTGGCAAGCTTTCGTACGATAGACAAAATGTTCTTCGACGACCGGAGAAGCTCTCGCTCAAGATTTGGGGAATCTGGAATTCCTTTCTTTAGCAAATAGATTAGGTCGGGCTTATCGTTCAACATGACAGACATCGCATCGTCCACAATACTAGGCGTGCGCTCCGCATTCTCATATGCCTTCTGTGCGGCGTCTGCCTTCTCGGACGAAAGATCATGAACCTGTTCCTCCAACTGCATTAACTGATCCTTAAGTTGCGTAAGAGCGTAGATAGCAACCTTCTTGTTGTGCTCATCTCCTGCCTCTTGGTAGGCTGACACAAGAGCTTCTGCCTCCGCAATCCTTGAGCGGACTTTCGCAGCTGTAGCCTTTAGCTGTCGATAAAATCTCATCGACTCCTGCTTCTGGACATTAGGGTCTCGACGTGGTCCTGTGTCTGACTTAGCAAACTGAACCTTATCAATAAAATCCTTGGTCTTATCCACAGTGTTCTGAACAGCTTCCAATGCTGACTTTGCCTTACCCTGCAAGAATCCTAAGCTATCACGAAGAGAAGCCGCCTCCTTCATCAGTCCCGCCCGTTCAAGTTCCACACAAACGGAAGCGGCCTCAGCATAAGAAGCTACAACTGCGGGGTTCTCCTTTCCGATTCCTACAAGGAGGGACCGCACAAGCATGGAGTAGAGACCTGTAACCAAACGAATGGAAGACCGATGGGCGCGATTGTTATTGAACATATCTGCCAACTCGTTCATCTTACCGATAGGCTTGAAAACAGAGTTTAAGATCTTCTCAATCGTTCTATCAATCTTTGGAACAGAAGGAACGTTAGGAGCAATTGCATCGTGAACGAAAGGCTCATAGTAATCTTTCGTCACACGATCAAAAAAGGCCACATTAGCAGAAGGAATGTCCTCTTTAACATTCTTGATCCTCTGCACCAACTCTTCTCCTTCTTGCCTCTTCTCCCTCCTCTTTTGCTCTTCTTGCTCTGCTTTTTCTTCTTGCGTATAAAGTTCAGGACCCCGCTCCTCCCAGTCATCCGCAATGACCTTCTCCTGAATCTTCAGGTCTCGGAAATCCCTCTCCAGTCGAGTTAGCATGGTTAGGAGAGTAGCCTGCGCCTCAAGCAAAGAAGACATCGCGTCATCTTGCTTTCGAAGCTCGGAGCGAAGCAAACGAGTAGCCTTTGTAGGCACAGGGGACTTGAGGGACTTCAACAGGCGACGACGAATACCGTCTCTCTTGGACTGAACGCGATTAATCTTCTCGGAAACAGCGTTCAGCTCTCTACGCCACTTAGAGAGGGAATGAAGAAGCGCCGCTTTATCAGACAGAACATCCCTTAACTTCGGGGTAAGGTCAGAGTACAACTCCTCATCGGTATCATCTTCGTCTTCATCTTCGTCTGGGACGATAAGAGATAGCGTAAGGCTGTCATCAGCGGGGCTTAGCATCGTCTTAGCCCCATTTAGGGCCTTCATCCTTGACACAATAGAAGATTTGAGACGAGCAAGCTCCTGGGCTCCAGCGCTTAGGGCAGCATGGAGGTTATCCCGCTCCTTTCTCTCCTTGCTGCTGAGCGCGTCCTCCTCCTCCTCGGTGATATCCCCTAACTTGTCTATCTGCTCGTACAGGTCTGAGATCTCCTTGGAGACCTCTTCCTTTTCTGCAGCCAGGGAAGAAAGTTCCGAACTTACCTCAGCATTCTCGGCATCAACAAGCTTGTCGATGGACTTTATTTCCTTCTTAACATCGGCAGGAACAGAAGGAGTCTTTTGGAGGATAGTGTCAATTATTGATTTTGCTTCCTCCGGTGACATATCATCGATGTCATCCTCAGAGTACCCCTCATCCAAAAGTATGTTTTTGACGTCGTTATCAATTGCTTTCAGCTTGATGTTATCCTCGGCGTGCTCACCGAGACGGACCCTGCGCAAGTCGGTAGCGACCGAAATAGGGAGTGCCTGATAAGCTATTCTTCTGTAACGATGCACCAAAGACATTGATTTACCTCGAAAGACTTCCGTCCCATTCGACAGCCAGGCCATCTCCAATGCTTAGGAGGCTCCTTCCATTGTCTACAAATGAACGATAGGGGATAAGGTCAGAAATGTAGTGCAAGCCCCGAAGATATCCCCGGTCGTCTTCCACAAACCCGGCAGCGTCAGTCCCTACAGGAATTTTAGCAGAGTCATTCCGAAGGTCATAGGCACTCGCAGGAAGAGCAACAAAGGCATTCTGCACAGCTGCCATCCCGTAAGTGATCGCAGAGTAAGGAACAGAGGTAGTCCCGGAGTCGTCTAGAGAACCTATGGTAGCTAGCGCTCCGGTTGGGTCCAAAGTCGTAGTTCCTGCCAGTGAGACAACAAATTGTTGGTCTGAAGTGGGTCTACGGGACTCAGCTGAACCCACATAGGCCATCTCATTTACTCCTGTTCCTAGTGCATTCTGAGTCCACATCCTAATATGCGTGTCGTCGATCAAGAAGTACCAGGACGGATTTCCAACAGACTCAGCAATCGTCACAGTGGGAGGAACAGTCACTGACCACGCCCCGGCAACCCAGCCAGCATTTGGACTGACTTCAATACTTATCGTATCGACAGCACTCAGGACAAAACGAGCCTGCCAAAGAGTGGATGACCCGGACAGCCCCTCCACAACAAAATAGTCCCCAACCATTGGGGAAGTGGGGTCTACCACTCTGAAGCCAATGTTTGTCGCATCCACAAAAGACGCCCCGTATAGCCCACTACTAAGAATCAGTTCACCCGCAGAAGGAACACCAGCAATCTTGTACACTCCGTTGTTAACGAACTCGGAGTCCGACAGGACCAACCAGCGGCCAACGTCTGCAACAGTGAATGGGTTCGAGCCACTTCGGAACCGATCTGGCTGCGAGGTTAACGCTTCCCCATCTACCCCAGAGCTAACGAGGGCTAGGGGAGGATTCGTGTCCACATCGGTCCAGCCCAGGGAGTGAGTCAAAACCTCATGGAGAAGGAAGAAAGCGCTAGGAGCCGAAACACTAAGGTTTTTGATGATCTTTGTAGGCATAGGTTACTTCTTTTTACGGAACAAAGGACGTCCAACAGGATAAAAAGCATCCACAGTGTTTCCAGACCTGGCGACACCGTGCCGTTCAGAGAAAGACACGATCCCAGATGATGCCCCCAAAATAGCCCTCTCATCCGCTGTACGAATAATCCACGAGTCTAACACAGCGATTGCTCCACGATACTTATTCCGGGTAGAAGAATAGTTACCAAACACCGGAGAGGATACAGACACCAAAGGAGGCATCGCGGATCCAAGGTACGAACCCACGTTGTCCCCGTTGTAAAGCACTGCATTTCGGCCCGAGCGGGAGGAACCAGGGAGGAAGGACTGAGACTCAAACAGAGGCGTGTCACTCACTGTAGCCTTAGACCTAAACTGTCGGCCTCTGAACACAGAGTTGGAGTAGTCGGAGCGTCCCTCCTGTGTATACGCAGACAGTAGCAAAGAAGTGTCCCCAGAGGAGAACGGGGAACTTATCACCATACCTGGACGAAGGGGTGAAGGAGACGCGCCAAGGTGATGAATGATCCCTGTACCTTCGGCTCCCTCCACATCTAATAGTGAGGTTACTGGAGGGGATACTCGTAGCGCCAAAGACGAAAAAAACGTGGGGGAGGCAGTAACCGTGGTAGTTATAGAAACAAAATATTCCGCCCCTTCATCAAGTTGGAGATTATCAACTGGTATATTGTAGACGGTGGAGGCAAAGGGAGACAGGGTAACGTTGACGCTAAACTCAAGAGAAGAACTTGCTTCCAGGGCCTTCTTATACACCTCCACAGTAATTGTGTCTAAGGAGGCAGAGGATGCCTCTACCCAGAGGTTAGTAAGGAAACCAGGAAGATGAGGGAAAGGCAGAGGAAAGGATAGAGTATAGGAGCCAGCAACAGCTGAAGACTGCCAGAGTAGTGAGGCACTAAAGTCCCACCCCGGGTCAGGAAAGGCGGCAGACAAAGGGATCGGCCTAAAACTAGGCTGAGAACCTACGTCAACGTCAATGTATGTATTCCTGAGGGCAAGCTCCCCAGGATAGGAAGCAGAGGAGAAATCTGAGCTAAAGGAAGGAAGATGAGATATGGAAGAGGAAGAAAGACGGTCAGTCGAGCGATAACGAATGTCCTCGAAGTCAGGCCGGACAAGCCCAGTAGAAGTTAAAGCTCTAGTAGGCTCAAACACAATCCCAGAGGAACCAGGAAAACCAATGTCAGGCAAAGATCCAAGGAGGGAAGGAATGTAAGTTTCACGTACGTAGGGAACCGAAGAAAACCCTAGAGCACTAATCTCTCTCGGATGTATTTTAGGCGTGTTTGGACCATTCGTTGTGACTAAACTTGGCCCCACTTCCTCTACTGTTCCATGAAGATAGGAGGTCATATCGGCGGCAGAGGTCTCCACCGACAAACCCTGATAGGGGGTGTAGGTGTAGAACACCTTCAAGTTCTGAGAAGGAGTCAAAGGAGTACGAACGACTCCAACCAAAAGGACAGAGTTTCCTGAGTTACCAGCAGAAAAGTAAACGCCCTGACTTGCGGCGTAGGGGCCAAGAATCTCCCCCGTCGTGTTGAAAGTGTTAGCTACAAAAGTGCTAGCATTATCGAGCACAAGAGAGGACAAATCAGAGGGAGAAGTCCACAAGGTGTAGGATGCGGCCTCAAGCGAGTATACACAAAGGTAGTGTAACCCTCCAGGAAGGAAAGACGACGAAGACAAAAAGTTAGCAGGAGCCGCAGTAGCCCCGATTCCGTAGGGAGAGATTCCAACCTCACTAAATGGAACTGAACTCATGTACCCAGGTAAGGAAACAGCAACCGAGTTAGCAGCAGCAGAAGCTGAAGTAACTATAGAGTTGTGCCAAGAGTACAGGCCACTAACTCCCTTTGCTGCCTGATTGACCTCAATCCAAGAAGAGATAATATCGCCGTCGCACATCACCTGAACATCGACTTCAGTGGCAGCGCCTACCGACGTAAACTCAAGCTCCATCTCTGCTGACCCTGGAGAACCCCCACCATCCGTTAACCGAACGTAACGAAGACGAGTCACGTTGGATCCGTCCAGAAGGGGTTCACCCACTAATGCGACGCTAGCAGCCCCATACAACGAGATAGAAGGCTGGGAGCCAATCTCAGGTGCTGCAGAATTAATGTCTGCCTGGGTAACCGTGGCAACCAATCCAGCGAGAGGTACCCTAACAGTCTTCAGGATGGGACCGATATTAACTCTCTGAGTGCCGCCACCGCTGATCACCTCAGCACGATGAACTATATCAGGCTTCGCAAACAGACTGTAGTTAGTGGAGTAAGTAGAAGCTAGCCTGCTTGGCTTTACTGCCCATACTTGCAAATTTACAACAGCACCTGGTAAAGACCCAAATGAAAATCCTGAATCAACGTCTATTGTGGATATTTTTACAGATGTTACGTTTCCATCTGCGTCGAAGGAAAGTTCCGACACGCCCCCAGAAACAATCTTATACCGATACAGTTCCCGATCTGTCAGCGTTCCAGACGAAGGAATAGAGATCGTTAGGAAAGCGTCGTTAGGAGACGCAGGAAGGTTACCTGTCCCCTGTCCGAAGTCTAGATGCATCCCCGCAGGGGCTGTTATAGTCAGATCCCCAACACTTCCTCCTACGTTGGCCCAAGCAAAGATGCCAGAAGATGATGTCTGGTTAGAAGTAGGGTTAGTAAATGTCCAACTAAGGAGTTGGGCCTCGTCTGCTTCGGACCACGTACTGTTATGATAGTCGGGAGCAGGTGTAATCTGAAATGAGCCTGCCCCTGCGGCAACTGACCCACCCACGATCTCATCAACCTGCAACAGCTGCGTTCCGTATAGCGCAGCGCCGCCGAGCGTAGTTCTATCGGAGGAGAACTTAGTTCGCAAGTCCCCCTTCAGGAGTAGATCATAGCTCTCAGAGGAAATACGAGAAGCATCTTCTGTTCTCGAAATTCTATGCCTAAGGTCAAGAATCTCTGAGTCATAGGGCTGGTCAACGGGGTTGTTAGGCAGCCCAGGGAAGGCAGACCTATCCGCATTATTTCGACCAACCGCATTATCTGGGTCCCATGCACCAGAGGTTCTCCTGTTAACAAGGGCTACAGGGATTGCGTAAACGAACTTCGGGTCTTCGGCTCCCAATATTGAAGACCTGTACCACAAACCTGGGTCGGTCGTTGAAGCCGTATACCCTGCGGCCACCATAACCTGCTCCTCATCAGAAAAAGCAGAAGGAGAGCGCAAATCCACCGTTGTTAGCGCATGAGCTATAAACTTGCCCCAAGACTGAGTTGCATGTACCCCTAGAGAAGAAACCCTGGATATCGTGGGAGCACTAGCGAAAAAACTCAAAGCAGGAGGATTTGCTGTCTCAAATACCTCCATAACGATGAGGTCCAAGTTTGGGGATCCAGCCACAGGGAAAGGAGGGATAGTGGATAGAGACAGGGATACGGAGGCGCCAACACCACTAATCTCTGAACCGTGGACAACAACGGAGAATTCGGGGACACCGATCACTCCTCCTCCAGGAGCAGACAGAGGAGTATCAGCACCAGAAATGAATCCAGAAGGGTAAGAAGCTAGAGAGTTACGAGAAGCAGAGACGGAAGAAACAACCTCGGTAAGGCCATGACCAAGCTCTGCCCTGGGAGCAACGTCAAAGATGAATCGCTGGTCATTCGTATCTGACCTAGTTTCAGTAATGAAGGGTCCAGTCTCAAGATGGGTCCTTCGTACAATCAACAAAGGAATCGCCCAAGAGGTGCCAGGGGTGCCGCCGTCAAAAGGCGTAGCAGAAGAGGCAGTCCAGACCCTCGCATCGCTAGGAGAGGACGTACCGTAAGTGGCGGAATCTACGTTCGTAGCGAACGGAGCAGCCAATGTCGTATCAGAGACAGACCCAGCAGGAACTGTAGCAACAGAACGGATCACCCATCGAGTTACTACAAACGTAGTTGGGTCAACGGCTTCGATCTTTGAAAACCCAGAGTTAGGGAAGGGAGAATCCTCAAGAAGCTGCTCTAGACGGTCACGCAAAGTTGAAAAAGAGGAAGTACCTCCCGTAGCTGCGTCGTTTGGGTAGGTCTCAGCCGAAGGAACGGCCACCGTCTCACGCCAAACATCGAGGTAGATCAGATCGTGTCTCTCCCCTGCAGGAGGAGCAGAAAGAGTCAATGCGGTATAAGGAGTCTTTACGAAATGACCATTGACCACATGGTGCATCGCGTCTAGGTCAATACGATTCGCACTCGCTACCTCGATATAGGGAATACGACCATAGGTACCGTTATGTGTCTTACCGGAGGAGTCTGTGTTAAGGCTTCCGACGTACCCCGACCCGTTAAATGCTCGAAGCTCCTCTGCATCCATCTCATGAGCACGAGCAACAGCCTCGCCAAGGCCAAGAGCGCCACCAACCACAGTCCACGCTCCAAGACCCGATTGCCAAGCGTAAGAGGTATAGGTGTCCAACGTAAGACGGGTGTCTCCATCCCTGTTACCCTCCATCGGAAGAGCAGCAGAGGAAGCCACAGGAGACCTCCATCCAGTCTTGCCAAGCTTATCTGCCCAGTCCCCCATGGAATAGTCTACGACTACCCCGGGGTCCGTCATTGCAGTAACGGCCCCAGGCATCGTGAACTTAGCAAACGTAACGAAGAAATTCTTACTGACGCTGGTGAGCCACGTCGTCTCTGGAACAACCTGTAGATTAGCTAAGGCGGCAGTAAGAGTCCTGTATTCTAGGTGTAGAATCAGGTAGTAAGTTCCAAGCGCAGGAACAGAAACCGTCTCTGAGGAGTCAGAAACAGCGACCATCCCATCGTACCCTGCTATAACGAAGGGATCGACAGTAACCTGGAGAGAAGTTCCCGAAAGAGTAAGAGAGCCACCGTCAAAGATGGCGCGATCAATGATCTTAGCTTGAGAAGAGTTGAGATCAGACGTACTGTCCGGGTTTCTATACTGTAGTACTGGCTTAATGGCCACAGAGCACCTACGTCAAGTCAGAGTTGGATAAATACGTCGTAAACAAAGCGGTCGCTAGCAGCCTTAAACTTCAACGGGAAGTTGGCCACAGCAAAAAGAAAAGTTGTACCAATCTCGGGGTCCCCTGAGGGGTATACTATTCGGCCCAATAGGCAAAGAGAACTGACTGCCCCCGTGGCATCCCCAGGAAGTATCTCTACGTGGTACACGGGGCAAGTAGGGCTAGCAAAAGACACTGAGGACACTGTGCCCGCGTAGGAGCAACCCCCAGCGGTCGTAATTGCCTCTACAGGAGCACCAAGCGGCCCGCAGTAACAGCCTGTCCTCGCGGGATCTGGAGTGAGGGCAAAACTTGGGTCGATAGGGTCGTGTCCATTCGATCCAACCACAAAAGTATCCACCACAAAGCTCTTACCCGTAGCTAGCATATCCGCTATCCGGGCCTTGCCTTGGTTTGTTACTAGTGCGAGTGCTTCGATTGTTGGCATTGGCTACACCTGAGCTTAGATAAGGACAACGTGCACTACTATTTTAGAGGCACGAGATAAATAACCGAGAGCCTAAGTAACTAGGTCCTTACAGGTGTCTATTTTACGGAACTAGGGAACGACACTCAAGGATGCTGATGCAGTTATTGGAGAGGATAAGGAAATATCCAACAAGGAGGCAACAGCCAAGGTAGAACGAGGGCGACCGAAGCAGCAGGACAAGTCCTCAAACAAGGAGGTCTCTGCCGACATGCTGTCTAAGCAAGCACCTGCATCAAATCTTCCCTCTATAGGAAGACCAAACCATCCATCGCAGAGAGGATCTGCATCCTCGCAGGAGTCTAACGTATCCCCTGAGTCTAAAAGCAGGAGAGACTCTCCTCCTGTGATCAGTACAGGGGCGGCAGGAAGCCCACCCGGAAGAACTACCCGAGAAGATCCAGGAGGAACAGATGATAGAATCGAGGACCCAGAAGCTAAATCCGAAACAGAAGCAAAAACTAGCCGGGAAACAGGTAGATCGATGTAGGAGGCACCAACAACCCCTGTCTCAGACCCTGTGGTGTCTACCGAAAAGGAACCCACGGAGTAAGAGAACCGGATCCCCGACAAACTGTCCAGTCGGGTCCTGCCCAACGCCAACTCCGTCTCCACGTCAAAGGGGTACGTCCAGGCGCAGAAAGCGTCTGTAGCGTACACAGTCATGTCAACAGAGACAGTAATTGGAAGGCAATCTAGAGTGAGCAAGGAAGTAATGCTGCAACCAGATCTTTCCTCATCAAACAGGTGAGACTCTTGCCTTCCCAAGAAAGATAGGGACACCTTCTCATCACTAACGGAGGACAGCTCCGCAATGGAAGGGTCAAGATTGTCCATCAGCTTGACGAAAGCAGCCCAAGTACCAAGGCACAGACTTGGAACCCAAATATGAAAAGCAAACCCTCCCTCATCCTGAGCAGTACCATAGAGAAGCCGAACAGCAGGCTCAAAAGTCCCCAAGTCTAGCTCAGTGGGAACAACTACCGGGGTAGTGTTTGACGCAGCTGTGACGATGTCATCTACGCCCCTGGTCGTTCCTCCTTCATTGATGAGTGACCTAACGGCCATCTTTCCAGCTAATAGCCGGGAAGCACGGGTGGGAGGAAGAAAACGCTGGAACTCAATCTGGTGCTCTACAGCACGGAGGGACAGATCACTATTAAGTTGACGATAGGCATCCTGAAACTTTACCCAGGAGGAGAAGAACAAGTCTTCCGCATATCCCCTAAGAGGGACAGCGTATCGAACAGCCACAACCAAGACCAGATAGGACTCAGAGGTAGTACGAACTGATACGAAGTTCTTTCCTGCAACAAGCTGTAGGCTAAACTCCTGACGTGGGGACGTGAGGATAACCGTGGATATCAAGGTGTTGTTAAGAAAGACATCAACGTGGTCCCCAACGTCCCCTTCGATGATGAAAGGAGTCTTCTTGTCTGGGGTTAGGGGAAGGGTTACAGGACCCTTCGCCCATTGGTTACCTGCAGGTATGCTGTCGAGAAGGTCGGTGTACAGACTCTCGTAAACGGCGGAGACGTGAGAGATTCGAAGGGTCACTCAATCTCCAACTCCGAGGAAGGCGACCCCATATCCTTCTTTAGAAGCATCGTTCGTCTCTCAAGGAAAAAGATAAGCTGCTCTATCTCACTAGAAGTGCCTGCAAGAAGGTCTTCCAAACCAAACGTAAGGTACCCAGAAGTCCTCATTTCAGAGGATAAAGCACGCATACCCTGCGCCAAAACCAACAGATGCTCGTAAATAAAGGCAGCCATTGTATCAGGAGCACGTAGGGATTCCTCAAGGTCTGGAAATAGTTCCTGGGTTCGCTGCTGAACATAGCGAGCCTGCTGGAGAGGACAAACATAACGCTCGTCCTCAAACTGAGCGACGGATGTCAAGTGCTCCGCGATAGGATCGAGAAGATCGTTGAGCTTCTCATATATACGACCGAAAAGTAGGTGATCGCTGTAACTGGTAGGGCCAAATACACGCCAATGAGCGATCTGAGAGGTCATTGAGAGGAAACGAAGCTCCCACACTAGGTGAGAAAGAAGCTGTAGGTTATTTTTCATGTGATATCCCTAGGGTCGTCTCGTGGAATATAGTCCTCCACAGAGTTAAAGATAGAAGAGGGGTTCCCTACGACGATTGATTCATCAAATGGAACATCCTTAACGAATCGACTGGGACCTCTTTTGTTATCCCCACCAGGTAAGTCGTTATGGGGGTTACTAAAACGGTCTTGCTCAGGAAGGGCTGCGCCGTCTTGAGGTGGAATCTTGTCCAAACCCGGACCTGGATAGGACTTAGAGTCCTCCTCAGGAAGGGAAAAATCAAGAAATCTTCGATTCGTCTTAGCCATGTACGGACACCGAGGTTGGACTTAGAGCATTGTATAGGTCGTTAAAGTCGACCTCAACTTCTTCTAGGGACTCAACGTCAACGAAAGAACATCGGCCCTGTGCCGCGAGAAACTCAAGGTCAGAAGCACAAAACTTCCTACCATTATACACGATATAATGTACGTTTCCGTCGTGACAACCGATGTAATCAACGTCCAAGGTCGTTAAACGGTTGGTCATTGCACGATATCAACCGTAATCAAAGAGTCAGGTGTCTCTGGGTACTCATTTGCTGCAAACTCCACTGTCTCAACAGGAATAGTTCCAGTCAAATCTCTAGTGAACTCCACAATACTTACGTTCGACACCCCCGCCACGGCAGAAGATAAGTTCTCCCTGAGCTTATCAGCGAACAGAAGGGACACGTAGCTGGACTGGCTAGAGAACTCTGACACCGTAGCAAAGGCGGCCGAGGCTGCCTCTGTGGCATCAAACGAACTCAACACTTGAACTCGAACACGAGACCTAATAGGAACTGGAATAGCCTTTCTCACTAGAATATCAGCCCTGTACAGCTGCACCCCTATACTATCAACGTAGTCTTGTACGTCACGAATTAGCTTATCGTAGGAGTAAGAGACAGTAATGACCTCGTTCACTCCTGGGGTAGTTGCAAGCTCCACGACATCTACAGCCCTGGAAGATGTCGACAACTGGTCTGTGCTGTCTGGTACTAGGGTGAACCCGACAGAAGCTGAACCGACCTTGACGGAGGAAACCGCAAGTACGGGAGCCAAGGGAAGCGTAAAGGATCGTGTAACCCCGTTCCCCACAAAAACTGTTGAACTCGTCTCGGGAAGAGTTCCAATTAGGTACACATCCCAAGCAGACCTTCGTGTTCGACGCCTAAACAATGGGTCCGTGCTGTACACCATAGCTAAGTCGCTTATGTTGTCTGTGTCAAACTGCCGTATCAAGCTAGCAAGGCCATCACCTGACCCAAGAGCAAGACCATTGAACTTGGAACGGATCCGAGTGCCGAAATGGTCCAGGGACTCGGCCTCTACACTGTTTGAAACCCTCTCAGTATTAGTTACCCCGTCTATCCCCGGAAGAGCTGACGATATGTTTTTGATACGAGTAGGGGGAACCTCAAAGACGTCGCCAGAGCCCAATGCAATGATAGGAACCCTTACTTCATACCTCCTAGTCGATGCGTTATAGAACGAAGGAAGTGAGCTACCCGAGATGAACGCATCCTGAGTCGTACGGAAAGAAATCCTGAAGTCCGAGGTGGCAACGACAGTACCCGCAGGAATCGTAAGAGTAGAACCTGAGTCAGGTGGAGAGTAGGTGAAAAACGTTACGTTTCCAGACGCAGACTTTCCACCACTGCGTCTTAGTCCGTGATTCGCGCCGTAAAGCTGAACGCTCGTGGGGTCCCGGGACTGGACATAATCAAGACTGTACCTTCGGCTTAGATCGTCGTAGAGAAGCTCGATAAACCTTGACTGCGTCGCCTGCGGTCGAATGTATATGTCGAAGACAGGACCCTTAACCGTGTCTATAGAGGAGTCCTGCAGTGCAATACTGCGGGCCAACGTCTGTTCTATCTGTGTTAGTGTACGGGCCATAGATTAAACGGGAGAAACGTCATCGGTAACCACCGACCCTGGAAGGTTCGGCTTACTGGAAGATAGGAACTGATGACGAAGCTGAACCAAGAAAGTCGAAGTGTCGACGACAGGACCGGCCTCAGGCTCAATATTGACGAAAGACATATAGCCGGTCTTTGAAAACTGAATTACTCTAATGGTTCCTATAGTTTTGATTGTCTCAAAGGGGTCAGCATTATCTCCTCGTAAGTGCTGAAGGGCACTAAGCCTCTCCAGAGCCTCTCGGGTGAACGACTTTATCAGACCTCGGTTTAGTGTACCGATGGAACCAGACAAGTTCCTCTCATTAACTGCATCCAGAGTTGCTGCCTGACTACCAAAGGCGCGACTGGGATCATATTCCGTCATCAAGGCGTCAGCGGCATCCTGAGTCAGCTTCTCGACTCCCGTGATAAGAGGTTGACGCCCGTTGCTCAGATTGAATACAATATCTCCGTCTCTCTTTTTAACTGTCCTAGACATCGCTCTCGTACTCTGCGAGGACTCTTACCCAAGATTGAGCCTCAGTCACAGACTCAGATAACCCGGAAGCACTATCTCTTCTCTTCAATACCTGGTTAACAGAGTTGTTAAACTCATGGCGATCACGAGCTGCAACGATTCCAGACAAGGAAGAAGTTAGTGCCTCTTGGAGTAAGGAAGTCTCTCGTATGTCCTCAAACCCCTCAATTGACGAAGCAAACTCAGAGCGAACAGAGTCATAAAGAGAGGTCAGATTGGAAAACTTCCGCTTCTTCTCTATTTCGTTGTTGGAATCGTTCTCCAAAAAGGAAGACAAAACTGTAGAGCGCAATCCTGCCTGGTTAGGATCATTATCAATGACAACTTGAAATAGGCTTGATACATCTTCCTTGACCTGAGAAGTGGCCAAAATCAGATAAGTCTCAAAGTCCTCAGAAATCTGAACAGACTCGCGAACAGAGGAATCGAAAAACTCAGGTCTGGATTCCCCACGAGACCTATCCGATACCTTTGTTACTTCATCTAGAGTAAGACGTCGCATAAATCAAAATCCCTATGTTGGAGTAAAGCCCTCAAGGGAGCGTTGGCGCAGAAGAGAGGACAAAAGCGACGCTGCAGGAGCAGCACAGCCGCCCCCAGGAAGGCTACCGCCAGGAAGGCTAGGAGAGGCAGGGATGTCCGGGATACCTGGCAATCCAGGAACATCAGGAATACCAGGAAGAGACGTACTTCCACTACTTCCTCGTAGAAATACAGTATCCCGAATAGAAGAACGCATTGACACCATCTGCATCTTCATCATCCTAATATTCAAACGAAACGAGGAAGCCACAGAAGTTAGAGTATCAGTTATGATCTTGGCAACACCCAAAGAGTCAGCATGAAAAGGAGGCAAAGAGAAGCCAAGGTCTTCCTGTCTCTCCGCAGCGCAGGGCATGAAGCTAGGAAGAGAAGGGGTCAGGGAGTTCGATCCAGACAGAAAAGATCCAGTACACGAAACTCCCTGCAAGGCCCCAGTAACACCAGACACTCCGTCCAAAAATGACAAAGCAAAGTCTACCTTGTTCTCAATAGTACTAAGTGCAGACTCTAAAGCGCTTGCAGTAGTAACTCCTGGTATACCTGGAGTTCCTGCTCCAATGGAGGGAACGCCAGGAACCCCGTAGTCGAAAGAAGGGGAGAAACCCGCCCCGAGGACACAATTCATAACCTGACCAGAAGGGTCATTGAGGAGAGAGTTCGCTACACTTTGTAGGGATAACATGGAGTTGAGTGGACCAGACACAGCGGACTGAAACTCAGCCATCATCGCATTCGACACCGCAAGGTTAGTCTTTATGGACTTACTTATCCCTTCAGCAAACTGAGTAGCAGGGAGATTGTCAGGATCCGTCGAAACCCCTAGGGAGTCTGAGAACTCGTCGATATTGAACGTTTTTCCAATATCAAGTACAGACATCAAGGCCGAGGTGGGAGAGGAGAAGTCCTGAACACCAGAAGATCCCGCTCCTCCTGGGGTTGACCTTTGGATGAAGCGGGTAATCGCTTCGGCGGCATCGGAAGGATCAGGAAACAGGGATAATGGACGAGTAACTCTCTGCAGAACGGCATCAGCAGAGCTTCCAAAAGCCGCAGAAAATCTTGGTATATCTAGTGGGTTTGGGATCGTATTAACAACCAAAGAGGAAGAAGAGGAGCCGGAAACAGCATCCACAAAATAGCTTCCAGGAAGTCCTAGGGATCGCATCTTTCGACGAGCAGAGGCGACGGGAGAGGATTGACCAAGCCAGAACACGTTGGTTATTACTTCCGACTCAACTACCCCCGGAAGATCTAGAATAGAGGATAGACTTACATCCACCCCTAGTACTTCCTCATCAGTAAATGATACAGGAGGAAATGTCTCAGGTATTGTCGATGAAATATGACGAGAAAATACGACTAAAAGCTGAATCGGGAAGGATGGAGCCTCCACAAACGAGCTTGATCCTAAATCATCATCCACAGGATGGTCACCTAGAAACGGAAACTTGTCATAGATCCCAGACAGTCCACCAAGCATTCGGGCAAGAGTCTTTATAGAAGAGACATCGACGTCCCCGTCTAAAATTAGCCTACCATCGACGATAGTGATACCATAACGCTCGTCAAAAGCACGTTCTAGGTCGTCCGGGGTATCCCCTTGGGGGATACCGGACAGATCAAGAAACTCATCCAAAGAAGAATCTCCAGAAGCGAGAACCGCCCCGAGAGCGCTACGTAGAGGGCCAGAGAACTCTTCCTCCATTGCATCTGCAGTCAAACTAAGAGTAGCCAGAGCAGAACGAAATTGGATAATCTGCTCGCCTAACGAATCCTGGTAAGAAGCGAGCGCAGAGTCAATGCTGGGGTCAGTCTGACAGCGTAAGGTTGATATTGACATTATGGAACTAGACTAGGGTAAGCTCTTGTATGTTCAATACAAGCTCTAAATCTGTCTTTGAATACCCAATCTCCTGAATGTATCCACCAGGAGAAGGGTTTGGAGCTAATGTTATTTCTCCTCCTGTTCCTACATAATACGTAGAGTCGGGTACGAGGGGAAGGAACGGGAAGGATCCTGCTACGTAGATGACACTTCCGACGTCCTGAACACGGGCTGTGGAAGCTGTAGGCAGTTCAACTACAATGCCTATCGCAGGACCCAGAGCGGCGGAGGTGGAGTCAACAAGAGAAACAGCGTTGTTTCCGTTCTGATATACCAAAGACCCAACCACAACGGGGCCAATGATGTCAAACAAAAGAGTCGGAGCGGATACAGAGCCGCTCCCTGCGCCGCCAAGGTCACTAATGATATTCGCCAAGGCATCAGTATTAGCATAAAGCTCGGAGTTGACGGCGTTCTGAACAGTCCCAAACGCCTCGCTCCAAGCAAGAACAACCTCAGAATAGTTAGCTCCTGTTTCAAGAATAGGAACATCCTGACGTGCTCTTACATTAGCAATGATGGCCTGCTGCAAGGTTAAAGGATCAAAGTTTCCTTCAGCCACGGCCTGGGTAGATCCCAGTTCTACAGTCGTTGACAGAGTCTGGACATTCTGGGAGTTCTGAGTGTTGGGTTTGGTATTAATAGCCATTAGAGTCCTCTACACAGAGATAAGAAGCTAGGACCAAGGAACTGTGGCCCCCGACGAAGTATTAGTCGAGGTCCCAGTGAGCATCCAAGCGTGAATCTTTCTTGCTACGTCGTCAGCCGAACTGTGATGCGTGGCCGCACTAGAGTCACGGGTAAATAACTCAAGAAACCCAACATTTAGAGGGGGAACTTGAGCAGGGGAGGAGGAGAAGGGAGGAGCGATCAATGCTCCCAAAGATACAGCAAAGGTCCTCCAGACAACCTCCAGGCTTTCTGCTGCTGCCTCTCTACCTGCTCCCGCAGCAGAGGCGAATGCGGAAGTCAGTTCTACTTCCATAACAGCTTGAGCCGAGACAGGAGGCGCCAAGAGGGGTGGAGTCAAAAGAGCGGAGTAGTCTGCCATGCTAGAGGCCCAGGCCGTAGCACACCCTTCAAAAGTCGATGGAGGATCGGAAAACAAATCCTCCAAATCCGAAATCAAGGAACTAACCACAAGAGCCATGATCACTCCACATAAACCTTAGTGCTGAAAGCATCCACAATGTTCTCCTGAGTAACAACGGAAAAGTTAGCGGGTCCCATGGCTGTCTGAACAACGGCGTTTCTGACCCAATTCTTAAGGTCAGTTCCTCTAACGGCAGGCATCTCTGCGTTTCTTCCTAGATCAATTTCTGGGGACTCAAGCTCCATCCTACTACCTGATTCAAGCACGGAGTTTCTCTCAACACTATGAAGCTCATCCTTTCCTACCGAAATCCTTAAATCAGAGTTCACTATTGTGAGATCCAATCCGTGAGAAGCCCGATCCGGTATAAACATCGCCATGTTTCCCTCAGTGTCGACCTCCAAAGAAGCCTCCTCAGAGTTCACTGTTCCGTACCTTGTATGGCTTCGTAAGGTTTTTCCAGTGATGGGAGATGTCTCTTCCGTACCATCGTCCAGTATTACGTTCCCCTCCCGATGGTCAATGAGCATAGGGGAAGCAGAACTCTGACTTCCGATGTTCCTTATGTACTCCTTTGCAAAAATAGAGGTACCCTCTTGATCCTGCACCTGAACCCAGCGAGGAGAAGGGTCAGAGTCGGAGGAAAACCTCTTCGAAAGTCCAAATCTGACCTCATTCGATACGGATCCTACAGCATTTCCGAAGGTTCTGTATACAAAGGTAGGGGAATTGGCGTCCACCTCCAAGTTTTCTACGTCAAAGGTCTGTGTCATAGGGCCGCCACGAAGAGACAAGGTCCCCGTCTTTCCGAAATGAGCGGAAGCTAGGCCCTTGCTCGTGATATCGATCTCAGACTCCTGGAGACGTCGGTAGTAAAACCTTGGGTCGTCTCCATAAGTCGCTGAAATACGTGAAGCAGCACTATCCTCGGTGATGTATGCGGTAGTGTAAGTATCTCCAGTCTCTGCCCTCGTGTCCAGAATTATCCCAGTTCTCCGCTCGGGCATAATTCGCAGCCAACTATTAGGACCAAGGTACGGGTGGGAAACAGGCATCTGCCTGCCTCCAGTAGCCGAGGTATACGTCATAGTATCCCGTTCAGGATTTGACGATACAACGACTGCACCCATGGGCCGAGAGGCGTACTGAGACTCGTCTTGGGAAGTTATGTCTCTCTGCTGATAGGCTCTACCTACTGTACTCATATTGGCTCTCCTGCTATAGGCCAAAGGGAGTAACTTCTCGCCTTGGTACGGGTGAAGCGGGTATCCCACACAAGAGACCCCTTAAGTGAACTGAAGGTCTTCAAGTAGTCCAAAAACATTTCCGCGTCGTCTCTTCTATACCCAGCAACTGTAGGTATAACCAACGAGGGTCCTCCCCATTTATCTGCGAGAGCAGCCCGCGAGGTAGCCCGGTTGGCCGCGTCTGTTGCAGGATCACCTGTGGTATGGCCAGTCCCTAGGCTGTATTGCTCTGGCATGTAAACCACCTTTCCAGAAAGGTGAGTTGCTGCCTCATTTCTGTATCTATAGCGGTCAAGAGTAGATATCCCAACAGGATAGGTCTTAGCCAAGTCTAGCAAGAAGTCGTACAAGGCCAACCTGTCGCTCTCCTCTGACCACTCAGGCGCTCTCTCCCAGTTGATAACGAACGGCTCCTTCGGGTTCGCAATGGCGACACGCCTATTTATGGCTTCAACATAGGTACCGGGAACCATCTCGGACTGTCCTACCCACCAACCTACCTTCAGTCCTTCTCTTAAAACGTTATCGGCGTCTTCCCTGCTGTGTCCCACGGCAGGGCTGAGATACAAGGTGGAGAACCCACTACTCTTTGAGGGGGTGATGTAATCTCCCTCAGTGTAGAAGTTTCTTCCTCGAATGTACAATGACTTGCCCCAGAACGCCTTTAGACTTATCTCCAGGATAGGAGGCTCAGAAAGGTCGTCTGCAAGCTCTGAGTTAGTAAAGGACCCGGGAGGGCAGTCATTAGGCGGTACCGCGTCAGAAAACAGTGCCTTTTGCTGGTCGAGATCCTCTTGATGTGCTTGCTGATGCTGCTGAATTCTCTCATTAGTCCGAATCGCTCTAGCCCTTCGTCTCTCCGCTGCACGAGTAGCAGAGGAAGATCCGGAAGTCGATATCTCAGGAACGGGAACAGGTTCTTGCGACCCAGATTGAGCAACTATGTTAAGTCCGGGTATTCCCTTCAGAGAAAATCGATCCCTGTATTCGCTAAGACTCATCAACTCCTTATCGCTCCCACGGGGACCGTAGGGTCTACTTGGAGAGTCTGCACGAGAAAAAGGGAACTTAGAAGGAAGGGGACTCCAAGTAAGCAACTGGGTACTTCGAACACGATACGTACCATCCGACGCTCTAAGAAAGTCAAGGTCTAAGCCGGAAGCACTCTCGTCACGCAAAGCCCCAACAGTAAAGCCTGCGTTGTACATAACTCTAAGACTACCACGATCACGAGCAGTGATAGTGCTTCCTCCGGTAGAAGTTCCAACTGTGAGGGCCTCGACAGCCGTTCTGGACGAAGCCCCAAGTGCTCTTATCTCACTCTGACGAACAAGTCGAAACCGCTTAGATGGGTCATCTGTTATAGCAGTGGACACATACTTTTCGAACACATCAGAGCCGAACACAGCACATGTTTCAAAGTGAAGATGAGTAGGCTTAAACATCCTCTCAGCGCCAGAAAGGCCAACTTTTCCAATCGGCTGATTTCTTCCAACTACCTCACCTGGAGATACCAAGATAGAAGATGGGTCAAGATGCCTGTACACCGTTACATATCCATATCTGTGGATGATGTAGATGGCCATCTGAGGGTCCAACCCTCTCTGACCACTGAACTGACCCCTGGAGGGTACGGGAGCAAACTGTGACTTAATATGGATTACCACACCGTTCGCTACGGAGAAAACATCTGCACCAGGAACAGTCTGTATGTCGACACCTCTATGCCACTGCTGGATTGATCCTTCTACTCTGAGATCGTACACCCCTATCGCGTAACGAGGAAATCCTTCTTTGAACTCTGCTACAGAAGCGGACGTGGGAACACCAGAGGGTTCAGTGTCAGCAAAACGACCAGACAAGGAGGTACGAGACCTTCCCCTAAACACGTTTTCTTGTGCAGGTCCAAGAGGAGAGCTAAACAAGTCCTCAGGTCCTAAGTTGCAAGGATTAGTCGTATCGGAGCTAGAAGACTGTACTGATGTTTGCGAGGGCCTGCTACCTCGACGTAAGGTAGATCGGATACCAGACCTTCCAAAAACAGGCATGGTACCCGCAGAGGTTTGATCCGAGTAAGACCCGGTGGGCTCATCCTCCTCCAGGCTACGAGCAAGGGCAGAAGACCTTGACTCCAAGTCCTGCAAACGAGCTAGAGTCTCTTGCTCAGTAAAGGCTCCGGGGTGCTGTGTAAGCTCCTCAATGTCTGCTTCTATGCTACGGAGAGCTGTGATTCGGGGGTCCTCCTCTCCTGGGGGCTGTGTTCCAGACGTAAGAAGCAGAGAAGAGACAACATTGTAGACGTTCTGGCCTGCTGGGAATACAGCACGATAGCGGTCACGAAGAACGTCCCGCTGCTGTTGTGTCAGTTCCCCCGTTGTAGAAATAGTGTGAAGTGCCGAAGCAAAAGTTCTAAGTCTAGCTGTTGTTGAGGTAAGGTAGTTACGGGATGCCGAACTATTCGCAGGACGAGCAAAGTACATGGCGTTGGAAGGACCACCCGTAATGTACCGAGGAACCCCTACTTCATCTAAACTCCGGGTGTAGTTTAGGGAAAGCTGCATCGTAGGTGCCGTGTGGCCCGCCATCTCACCAGCAGTGACCGGATACGTCCACCGAACACCGTCTACTAAAGCGTAACGGGCTCTATAGCTATTGAAGATTGGTCGGTTTAGAATAACCCAAGGCCTAAATGCCAACGATATCGAATACTTGTCAGCAACAGCAAGAGCTTTTTGAAACTCCAATGTAGCAATCTGCTCCAACCGATTTGGGTCATTGATTTGTGGATAAGAGCGAACAGCAATATCAATACCGAGCCTACTCGCAAGATTTGGACTCCACACACCTACTGTAGTAATGGGATGAAGGGTAGTTATTCCTGATTCGTCAATGGATGCATGCTGAGTTATAGATCCAGTAACGGACATTCCTGTCTTAATCTCTCCTCCCTCATCATCCAGAGACTCATTCTTAAGATGATGGTCCAAAGTAAGTACATTCTCCCACGCACCATAGTCTTTAGGAGAGAAATCGTACTGTGCAAACTCAAATATGAGGTCCCCGGCACCACTAACCCAGAAACGGTAGTCGGCTGTTTTGCAAGCCTCCGACAAAATTGCTAAGCGGTTGGACCAGTTAGGGTTCTGAGAGGTCGGCGTGCTCGAAATAACCTTCTGGTCCCACAACATCTCTGCTGGGGTGGAAGTACCTGGAGACAAAAAGTGGACCGCCTGCGCTGAAGGGTGCCAGGCACCTTCCCGAGTGATTCTCATGCCTGCAGCACGAACCTCCGACTCTGTCCAGTATCTCCTGTTTTCTGCGGAATAGTCAGGAGCCGAATCTGATACAGACACCCCTGTTTGAGTCGGGGTGGAGGAGAATGGTACATACTCCAGGCTAAGAAGACTGGAATCGTGACGAAGGGGAGTACTGAAGAAACACAGGTTGTACCATTTCTCCATGTGCTCAGCTACTGCAGCATAGTACCCCGTATTATGACTCGATGTAGTAGAAGACTGAGGGAATCTATGCTCACGATAGTAGGGACGAGGAGGGTCCCCAAACAAAGATCCGCGCCAGGGGAAAACACCCGGACGCATACGACCGATTCGTCCAGACCCATGTGACATTCCCTCCGAACGGTCTGCGATATTAGTCGTCCTGCCTGTGGTAGACCCTGTGGTCGCGGAAGCCTCTGTGGTAGCATTTGCCGTATCGGCAGCATTGTCTTCGCTCTGATCGTGGGGCCTAAACGTTCCATTTATGATCTTGGCTATATCTCCCGTGGAAGCTGAGGCCTGAGTAAGAACTGAGGAAGTAGTGTTGTACCGTTCTCTCTCTGTATCACTCAAGGAATCCAGTCCGTTTGCTTCCACCTTTGCCTGCAGAGGTTGAAGTTCACGAGCAGCGGCCACAAGGACCCGACGATCCTGCGTGCTGTTTTCGTGTTGAACCGCCGTATCCCTTGAGGACAACAAGGACTGCGACGCTCTCTCTGGGAGGAAAGTAAGGGTAGCAATGAGGTTTGGAAGAGTCAGTGACGTCCAAGGATTCTCAAAGTTAGACCCCCGAACGACATCCGAAAAGAATCCCTCGCTAAAGCTTCTATTTGAAGAGTCTGAGAACTGAGCAGTAGATGTTCTTGAGTCACGAGTATGGAACATGTTAAGGTTTGATATACTGTTTTGGTTGGTAGGGTCTGCTCCTGCTCCAGTCGTCTGGTACGTGGTCAACATCGTGTTCTTATTAACACGCATCCTCTGCATCAAATGCCTGATGTCCTTACAGCTTACCTTGACAACGCTGAGTCCCTTGATGTAGTCCTCAGTCGTTGGCTTGGAAACGATAAACCCAGTGAAAACAGGTATCCACTCATCGTTCTCTGACGCAGGATTATGGATCCACACTCGAATTGAGTCATACTTGTGAAATATCGAACCCCACAAATGTAGTGGGAATCTCCTTCCACCCGAATCAGGGTCTACTGGATTGATCGCACTGCTGCCCTTTCGGGCGTACATGTTCGATTTAACGGTCTCATCATAGTCTATGGGACCAAACTGCTCAACTGGGGAGGTACGCCTAAACTCTCCCTTCAGGTTCTCAGGAGTGATAGTGAACCTGTGACCCGCATTATCGAGGGATAACTCACAACTATTTGGGTCGTTTCCAAATCCGTAGGAAACAGAGATGGAGCCTACGAGAAATGGGCTTACATCCTCTCCCTCAATATAGACAATAGCCTCGTGATAAAATGCCTGGTGGATCTGCTCAGCAAAATAGTGGGGAGCTTGTCCTACTCTAGCAACTTCCGAGTCTGCCGTAGAGGAGCTATCGCGAATAGCATCCTCAGCCTCTAACTGTGCAGCTGTACGTGTCCGCCGAGGGGTGTCTCCAGAAGCAGTAGGGGTGTTATCAACAACGGCAGGAGGAGACGGAGCGGCAGGGTCACCAGGCAAGCCAGGAGACACAACCGTAGAAGTCTGAGCATCTGTTCCAGGATCCGGTAAGTTTTGAGCGGAAGGCCCAGTTACCGTTCTGTTGTTGTTTTCTCCGTCTCCGCTGCTCGGCACAACTTACCTCTTGGTGTGGATGTAGATAATGTTGTACTCAGCAGTCAGGAACAAAAACCCGTAAACTAGACGAAACACTTGGCGACTTGACAAGTACATCAGAGAAGTACTGGTACCAAGGGTCCACTATGCTGCTATCGCAAACACCCATGACCGGGATCACACCACTTGCGTAGGATAACCCAATTCCAGTGCTGCCACGGCCAGGAACATTCATATCTAAAAGGTAAGCGTAGGACCTAGAAATAGCCCACAAGTCTAGAAGAATTCTAAACTCAGGACTATCTGGGCTCTCTTGCACAGCAGACCATACGTCGGCCAAACTCATCGAAAGTAGCGGATCCACCAGTCTAGAGGGGCCAAAAGCAGCCTTCGAACTGATTTTCTGAGCCGTTACCGGAATGTCAGTCTTGTCCTCAAAGAGTCCAAGCATTCGAGGGGTAGGAACTCCACCAGACAGAAAAAACAGATAAGGGTAATCCTCTCCCCCTTGCTGCTCTTCCTTGCACAAGTCATTGACCCAGGAAGGAGGAGAAGAGTACAGGGAGGGATAACCCACGTAGACTAACTTCGGAGAGGTCACTTTCGGGAGAACTCCTTATGAATCATACACTTAATTATCTCTTCAGTGTCACCAGAGTCCATTCCCAGGCTAACACACAAACTCCTAGTGAAATCGATATCATCTAACTTAGACAATATAGCTTGAATGTCTGATACCGCAAGAGTGAGAGCAGAGGCATCCCCAATGTCGGCGTTGCGTCTACTGATCTCAGCATCTGCTCTGGCCAGAGCCTGATAGTAACCGAAGCTCCTTCTCATCCTATCCAAAATGAGAAGGTACACAGCCTCTTCGTACGCACTAGTAGTTAGCTGTCCCTCCTCTCTCAAGGAGGTAAACAAGTTGTTGAGTTCCGAATAGAAAGAGAGCCTAAGGTCAGTCCTTCCCTCCTCTACCAACTCTGGAACTGGATGAACTTCTCTTCCTTTTTCGTCAAGATAAGACTTGTCAGGTATCAAGGATAGCTGATACTCAAACTTCTGTATCCTGGCCATGATCTGAGACCGGATAGCGATAGAGGAATCCAAACTAGAATCAAAGGAACGGGACCTTGAGGTCCTAGACTTTGCTAGGAGTTCAGAGATCGATGAAACCGAATCGTCAGCAACCTCTTGCTCTTCTTGCTGATCCTCTTCCGTCATACCCTTTCCCTGTCCTTTACTCGACCAACGTTAGTTAGGCCTCCCTCATACATCATCTCCTTTACAACCTCAATCTGAAGCTTAAGGATGTTGTAGCTTTGGTTAATGTTCTTGGAGACAGTTGACGCGGCAGACAACACCCTCTTAACTCTGGACAGCCTGTCATCTAAGTCGGGACAAACTAGAGACACAATTGCGGTCCTCTGCCCTGCGTTCTTCATCTTTAGGACTTCTGGCTGTAGGAGCACATGAGTGTTTATCACATCTCGAAGCCTCTCCAGGTGAGAAAGCATGTTACTGTAGATCAACGTGATCTCAGCTGCCCTGTCTTTCAGTGACTGAAGCTCTGAGGCAGTACCTAGCGCTCGGGACAGGTCGGAAGGTCCCCGAATAGACATAGTTGCTTTGTCCTCCTCACGAAGAAAAGGAAAGGCATGAGAAAGCTCCCTTATCAGGGATAAATCTGCCTTTAGCCGGGGCTTAGAAGACGACGTCAGTGCTATTTGTATCGCAGGTGCCTCCCTGTACTCCAAGGCCAAAGTTTGCCAAGCGGCAGGCATAGAAGGAATAGAGTCAGTCATCGCAGCACCATCACCTTTGTTCCACAAGAGGAGATCCCAGGAATGGGCAATAGGGGTCTCACACTCAGTATAGCGTTATTCTTCATTCGAAAGTCAACATGACTTATAACTTCAGAAATTACGGAAAGAAACCACTCGTGCACCGTTTCCAACCTAGACTCAAACACATCAATATCGTATGTTCCTGCGTCTTCCTTACTTGGGTCGGGGGAAAAATGAGTGTCAACCAGAAGAAGAACATGACCAGAGTTCAACGCCTCCCAAACAGGAGTAAAATCTGGGTCCTCAAGCATCTGCGTGCTCCCGTAGAAGAGAATCGATTTCCTCCTCAGCCAAAGAGAGTTCCTCCTCCGTAGCACCCAGCTGGGTAACTCCAGAGAGTAACTTCTCTCTAATCGAGTCTTCGGCGTCCACTGATAGTTCCTCCACGTTGGAACGGTACTCTACTTTTACAACATTCGGAAGGGACTTTGAACTTATAGACTCCTCCTTAGAGGAAGCAATGAACTTTACGTAAGCCCCATCGGGTATATCATCCCCTGCCTTAGCTTTTACTAACTGGTTTGACGAAATAGGAACGAACTCAGGATCTGTTGGGTTGTCGGTGTCCACGACCAGCACACCCTTCGGCCACCCCTCTCCGAACTTAAGCTGGATAGGAGATCCCGGATAAAAAGCGTTCTCCGAAACTGCCTGTACCTTATGAATATCCCCCAATGCCCAGTAGGTTATGGGTAGATCCACCTCTGGAATACTGTCTCCGAAATCAAGCTTTCGATACGTTCCGTATTTTGACCTAATCTCTGTCTGGGACCCCCTAATCGTCTCATGCGCGACCATGACAAAGCTCTTGCTTGGCATAGTTAGGGAGGCCTCCTGGTAGTCAAGAGCGGCCTGAACGCTATCCTCCTGGAAGCACCCTTTACGGTGGCAAAGAAGACAAAACGTAGTGTCGTCCACAGTAACGTAGGAGGTAGTTTCGGTTACTACCGATTTTCTGAACCGGCCATGCTGGGAAAGTAGAGACAAGAAATGAATTGCGGTGTGCCCCGTAGTGTCAACCAGATCATGATTTCCAGGGATGACTAGGATGCGAAACCCTGCGGAGTCGTACTCCAGAAACTTACGGGATACCATCTCAATCTCAGAGCGTGACATCGACTCCGAATCATCGAAGATATCTCCAGCGATAACTACCGTCTCTATGTTTTTGGCATAGGCTACGTCAAAGATGGAGTCAAACATCTCCTCTTGTCGAGAAAGATGGTCCCCCAGGTACCTATTCGACCCAAAGTGCAGATCTCCTGTGTGCACAAAGGTGGTCATATTCCAGGAACCACACCCTCAGTATGAAGGTAGTTGAATATGAGAGCCGTTGCCTCCTCCCTAGATAGAAACGACGCACCACTCTGGTCACCGTGCATAACATACCTTTTTCTTGCTTTTTCCCACGTCTTTACTCGATAGATTCCTATCTGACGTGTAGACAACCTCATCTTGAACTGCACTGTGACTACTGGATGCTTCTTGCACATGATCACGAGGCCAATCCAAGAAGCAATCCCGTCGCTAATTCGGGTCCCCCTAAGATTGATGATGACAAAGAGGAAGCGAGACCGCAAAGCATCAAGCATCTTCTCATAGGAGAACTCATCAATAACAGTTATACCAATCTGGTCCGCTATGTGTTGGGCAAAGGGAAGTATGTACTTTATCTCCGCATCTCTCACCTCAGGGGGGAGGTCTGGGTAATCGGACTCTGTGCGTACATGAAACTCTACTTTGTCATCAGCTCCGATAACATTAGGGTCACTGTTCCCATATTCGACTGGCTTTCCAGTTGTGGGATCGTAGATGACAGGGTCAACAACTGCACCTGGATCCTTCGACAACCTACCGTCCCGTATCAGATCCGTAACTGGTGAGGAGTCCGATGGCATGGCTATTCCGAAGCCTCCTCTGACTCAGACGCAGGCTCCTCGGCCTCGACTACAGCCCTCCTCTTCCTTCTCCGCTTCTTTGGGGCTGGGGGTGCTTCTTCCACTTCCTCCTCAGCCTCGACTACAGCCTTCTTCTTCCTTCCCCTCTTCTTCTTTGGAGCTGTGGGTGCTTCTTCCGCTTCCCCATAATCGAAAGCATCTGACGTAGCAGGAGACACGGCGTCGTCTAGGTCATCGAAAGCTGCCTCCTCATCAAACGTGTACAAGGAATCCCAGTCGTTAGCGGCAAAGAACAGAGAGTAAGCCACGTTAGACTCCAGCTGCTTACGACAAGCACCACGAAACGAGTTCGAGCATAGAACACGCATCAAATCAGGAGTGAAATAAGCATTGTTGTTCCACTCGTAGTCCTCATCAGTCTCTAAAGAGATTAGACGCTGCTTCTTAACTCTGGAAATCTGTCCAGTGAGCGTGAGGTAACCTAAGCTGTCCCTTCCACGCTCGAATCCTCGTCCAAAAGCAACCGCAAGCATCTCCTTACACTCCAAAAAAGGAGGAAACTGCTTGTTCTTCTTCGTGCTGATGTTGATGAACCTCATGGAACGGTTTCTCTCCATGAAAGGCTGCTTAACAGCAGACATCCTAACCTTCAAATCAGGATAGAATTTGATCGCCTGGCCTCCTGGTTCATACTCTGGGCTTCCGAACCTCTGTCGGGGGTTCAACCGAGTCTGGTTCGTGAAGAAGTAGGAGACGTTTTTTCTTCCAATCTTCGCCTTGATCATCGGGAAAAACCGAGAGTGAGCAGAGGCGCTCAATGCAGCCTGTGCATTGTCTTCGTTGTTCTCAAGAGACCCAGAAAGCATGGAAGCAACAGAATCTGTCACGAACAAAACCTGGGGAAGAGGACGGCCACCCGAAGGAGTAGGAGTGTAATCTGGAAGCTTACGAAGGATTCTAGCAATCGTCTTGTAGGTGTCGTCCGCAGTGTTCGGCTGGTAGTAGTGAAAGTATGGATTACGTCTACCGTCCGACAATCTTAGCCTGACCCCAAGAGCCCTAAAGTACTTCGCATCTGATGCAGTCTCGTGGTCAAAGAAAAAGACAGGAACTTTGGCTCTGATAGCATTTGCAATCAGGTGTCCTGCGCATGTAGACTTTCCACTGCCCTCAGGTCCGTAGAAGTCAGTCACCTTTCCAGGAGGAAGTCCACCTCCCGTGAGAAGATCTAAGATGAGTGACCCAAAGCTTATCGTGCCTTCCACATAGGAGCCACGGTCAAGGCTAACCGGAGGATTATCTAGGTCCTTTCCAATCTCAAGAGCCAGGGCAGATAGCTCGTCGATGGAGGAAACGAACAGTTTTTCAGCTTTCTTTTTAGGAGCCATGAAGTCACCAAATCGTTAGTGAACGAGAGTAGATGGAGTAGAGGGAGAGGAAGGTGGAGAGTCGTCGGAGGTAGAACCAAACCTCTCGTTATAGGAGGCGATTACAGTGTTCAAAAAATCCCTAAGCTCTACCAACTTCTGCGGACTTATGGAAAAGATAGACAATGCCTTGACATCCTCTGTCACAAAGTTCGAGATGCCGAACAACAACTGAATCTCAGACTTGTTGATGTTAGCGAAGAAGGTATTAGCAGACCTAGGGAAGGGGAGGTCAGAATCCACCCAGCGATCCGAGAACTTGACAAGTCTCTTTGGCTTAGCCTTTTCAAGCCAGGACAAAACTAGTCCTACATACCTGTTAATCATGATGGGAGTTTTCTAGAAAAGAGGACATCGCAGATACCGAATCTGGGAAGCCAAGGAATGAGGAAACTAGATTTCCTGAGAGAACCACCCGTACTTGCGGCACACGAACGCAAGACAACTCCTCTGAGATAGGAACCCCAAGGTTTGTCACGTCTACCGCCACAGGCTCGAATCCCTCCGCCCGTAGAAAAGGGGACATGGAGGAAAGAGAACGGAGAGCCGCAGAAGACAAGTCGCTATCTCTAACGTACAATAGGAGTACGATCTTAGAGTGAGACGAAGAAAAAGATGAAAAACGGTCGTGAGTCAGTATTTCCATAATAAAGGCGACAGGCCAGGGCCGGAATAACCACCCCTGGCCTGCTTCGTCGCTTTACCTAGATGTCGAACTCGTCATCGTCAAACTCATCGTCCTCGTCATCGTCATCGTCATCGACAGGAGGGGCAGGACGCTTCTTCCTCCTCTTCTTACGAGGAGGAGGGTCTTCATCATCATCATCATCATCATCGAACTCGTCGTCATCCTCAGGGGGAGGAGCAGGACGCTTCTTCTTCTTCCTTCGTCGCGGCTCTGGGGCTTCCTCGTCGTCGTCCTCGACGTCAAACTCATCCTCCTGAGTGCGCTTTCTCTTGTTCTTCCTGGACTTACGAGAGGAGAAATCAATGTCATCCTCGTCATCGTCATCAACAGTTGAGGAAGCGGAACGCCCCTTGTTTGCAGGCTCGTTCTCAAAGTACCCGTGTCGAGTCAGATCTGCTCTGCACTTAACAATGTCAGGCTCCAACCAGAACTCCTCAAAGTCGATAAGCTCAAGTTCCTTCTCCTCAGAAGTAAGTCCTGTCTTCTCGCCTCTTTGTACCTGCCACTCCGTTCCTCCCTTCTTCTGTGACCTCTGCTTCTCAAGGAAAACATCCATCCCATAGCGAGGGTGAGTAACGTGGTACGTCTCGCCCTTATGCTTATTGAGATTCTTGAGATCCATAATCTGTCGCATGACCGTAGGGGGAATCTCAAGGGCACGAATAGGATCATCGTCACCTCGCTCTTGTGCCGTTCGTGAAATGACATTGATCATGTACTTCACACTTGCTTTGATTCCAGCCTCGCAAGCAGGGCATCCACCCTTCTTACTGGTGTCCTCGGTGTCACGATTCCAGTTGGAGCACTCGGTAGGATAGGTCTTATTCTCTCCCGCCTTATTCGTGAACTTGATCCAATGCTGCGCGTAAGTAAACACTCCTCCTACGATTCGGAAGATGTACCAAGTGTCTAACTTGGGCATCTCTGCCATCGGAATGTCTTCTTTCCAGTTCTTATCCCGTGTACGGGGTGTTGCGTCTCCAAATTCTTTCAGTGCCATGGTATACCTACTTGTTACTTTGTACTTTGTACTGGGGTTATGATGAAATGACAGGCTATTGCTGTCTTAGTCTTTCTAAGGCTACTACGTCCTCTGGTATGTCTTGAACTACGTACTCAGTTAGCCCATAGAACAAGCACACCAGATTCCTAGAATCAGTTGAGAGCTGATTCAAAAGGAACTTTACAGAGTCTGCTGAGACTGGCTCTGTATTAGACCTCTTTGCAGCATCTGATTCAATAATGGACATCAAAGTAGAGGACCCGTCATCTCTTAGAGGATGGTCCAGTGACTTCACCTGTGACGTCCGAACCATGCTATATATGTTGTCTATGTGACTTGTTGAATACCCAGAGGAGGCAGAAAGGTCAGAGATTGAAGCAGGGCCATGCTTCGACTCATGCTTAAGACGAAGAGACTCGATCTTAGCGTAGTGCTGCCAAGTATTTGAGGAGACTCGTATGATGTTCGAGTCCTCCTTTATGCTGTAAAGCATCGATTGACGTATCCACCATCTCGCATGGCCAGCGAATCTTGCGTTTGATACGTTATCGTATGAAGATATTGCCCGTAAAAGGCCCATAGACCCATTCTGGAAGCAATCTAGGGAATGGTCTTCGGAGACAGACTGCGTCTTTGCCTGTTTCAATATGACACGGGCATATGCATTAAATATCCTGTCATATATCTTGCTCAGGGCACGCAACCTATTGGCAACATAACGAGCAATTCCGAACCCTGTCCTCGGATTCAAACTAGCCCCGTTCTCTATAGATAGACAAACTGTGTCCGAAGAGTAGGAACAGCTAACATCGTTGTTGATGATGCTCTCTGCACTCGCTAAACACTCCTCTATATATCCAGAGACAATCCTACTCCACTCCTTTATGAAGTTCTCGTACACCATCCTTGTCAAAGGAAGAGACAACAACAAATCAATCTGATCCTCTACCCTAGAAGAGGTAAGCATAGACTGCAAGTCCATACAGGAGCACAGGAAGTCGTCTGACCTCCCTTCTGTGTCAGCAGAGACGTCAGAAGCCACAGAGTCCACAAAGGCGATAGGACGACGGTAGATGGCCTTATTCCTGTCCATATTGGAGGCCACTTCTGCGCCTAGGCCTAACACACAAAGCTGAATGTAGTCGTTCTCTTCCGCAAGCAGGCGAACACAGTCATTAATGAGAAAGCTAGCACGGCTAAACAACGAGAACAGCTCCTCCTGAGTAAGGGTACTGCTGGAGTTTACCTCCTCTATCATTTCCCTAGCCGTTAGCACGTCAAGTCAACCCTTTTAACTTCGAGCTTACGTTATCAGAAAAACTCTCTGTTTTAGCGTCTAGTTTTCCCTTCTTCGCGCTTCTTCTCTCCGTAGAGTTAAGAATGGAAGCAGAGGACACATAGAGCAGGTGAGGGCACAGACCAGACTTCTGTTTAGACAGCGTAGCGTCTGACATTCCCCTCTTGGAGGTGGGGACTATAGCTGCGTCAGAGTTTGAGAGGGAAAGAGACAACAGGGTTTGGAAGTACATGCAGGTACAGTGTACCTTCACACTAGAGGACAAAGAGAGGGAGGGAGAATAGAACTGAATCGTGGCCACTCTGGGCTTGCTACCACCTGAAACAACGGAAGTTGCTCTTATGAAAGGCCCGATGTAATCCTCGTCCTTCTCTAGTTCAAGGTTCTCCACACGATAAGGGGTGTCAAACCTTGATCGCTCCTTCTGTGTTCTGGACACTAGCTGACTTAGGGACAACATCTCTAACTCCGCATGAAAACAGAAGTCAGCAGGGAGATGGCCGCCTTAAGCTTTCGTATCGCAAACCTATTTCTAGATAAGGTCAAAGCTTTAGAAAGAGAGCCAGCGGACGTATCATGAATCAGAAACGCCAAGCACTGAGCAACGTAAAAAACTTCGTCACCCTCAGGAACGTTCTCGCTCTCCCTCACCCATTGAAGAAGTCTCCGCGCAGCTGCACCTGTAGCAATATAACTCTTCTTCTTTTTCTTCTGGACTGACATGTGGAAGAGGTTCAGTTAGGGCTAGGTAGCAATCTAAGAGACCGGCAAAGTTAACGGATGGATTCTCCCTAAACTTTACAGCAGCAGTTCGGTAGTTGTCTAGTTTTATTGAGTACATGATGATAAAAATAAGCACGTCAGAATAAATGCTTAAAGCCAAACCGCTAAGGCATCAATGTACTTCACGATGTGAGACTCCAAGGCAACCAGGGCTTTATCGACTGACTCCTCATCTATTGCCGCATAAAACAAAGGAACAAGAAAAGACTGAGCAGACGACCACAGCGTGGTGTCGACCTTAAATGCGTGAGCAATACGAAGATACATGTCACCCACAGAGGATAATACGTATGCCTTATCAGAATAGGTAGACGACTTAGAGGATGACACCTCTGAGAGCAAAGACTTGGCAATGGAGTTCAAAGCAACTGACCTGGACGAAGTGTAATCCGAAGTCGGTGCGGTTCGCTTGTACCCTAGTACCTCTAGGGACTCTTTTAGCTTGTCTAGTATGGCCAAAGATGATGAAAAATCACCATCTGCCGAAGACAGAAGGGACTGCATCTCAGAAACTAAGTCTAGCGGGGTAAGCATAAAGACTCCACTGGAAGTAGAAAGTCCTCGGGAGACTTGAAGCATATCCCTGTATAGGGACAATTACGCCATGCCCCGGCTGACGAGGATGCACACTCTCTTTCGGGCAAAACTCCTTTTCTAAGAGACTCCTCAGCAGCGTGCAACTGCTTAACTGAATCGTCGTATACGTTTGGATCAGGAGTAGCAACAAATATCTTGTAGTCACTGGGCTTGTCCCGGCTCAGATAGATGAAAACTATCTTATCCAGGTCCCACCCATTCTCCTCATTAAGAGCATGAACGTAACAAGAAGCCTGAACAAGATGCTTAGGGTACGGAGCCTTAAGGGAATCTAGGTTAGAAGCCCCAGTGGTCTTGTACTCAAGAACAGCGTTGTACTTTACGCTTATCCCATCAACATGCATTCCTAAAACTGAAGAAGGGGCTATCTCCTCGTATTTCTGAGGCTTCCCACATACGGGGCATGTTTTAGAGCCAATCCTAGCGTACTCGGTGACACCACAGCACACCCAGTCCCCGTAGAGCATACCCGCCATACCAAGAAAGGTCTGAAGAACCTCATGCACGGCGGTTCCTATGGTTACGTAGAAACCAAAGTTATACCCAAAAGGCTTTGAGGGTGTCTCATCCTTATAGCGATGGTGAAGAACAAAGGCCCTAGAACAGAAGGGAAGACTACTTGCTCGAAACTCAAACTTGTAGTCTGATAAGATCTCTCCCTTGAACGCTTGAACAAGGTCAGCCTTAACCTGATCCCTTATTTCTAAAGCTGAAATACGTCTTGACGAAGACATTCTAGTTGTTCCTTAGACAGGTCTCCAGGATCTGTTCCCTCTTCTAGCTTTATGCTGAGAACAGAAGAAAAGAAAGGAGAAAGTGATCTCTTGAGAACCCTCTTGGCCTTCTTTCCGGCATCATCGGGATCCATCATAATAAAGACAGAGGAAATACCAAGGTGAAGAAGTAAGTCTCTCTTCTGTGTGCTCCAGTTAGTGGACCCAAGAATTGATAAAGAAGGTATTCCTTCCTGACATAGGTTCAAGGCGTCAACCTCTCCCTCCACTAAAACCACATAGTCGCTAGACTTCCCTACAAGAGAGGAAGCGTAGTCGAAAGGAAAAAAGGCCTTACTCGCATGGCACCAGGGTGCACGATAGTACTTTACATCATCAATCTTGTCCAACCTACGACCCACGTACCCAACCAGATTACCCAGCTGTGTATAAGGCCAAAGTATGCGCGGAACAAAACCAGGCCTACCCTTTGTTCTATGCTTCCAGTAGTAGGATGATACACTAGATAAGAAGGAGGAGGACAACCCTCGCCACTCTCCACGGTCCCAAGGGACTATCTCGTGAGGAAGCTCCCCTTTTCCATCGGATACGGAAAACACAGAGCCGAGCTGTTCAGATAGGGAACCAAAAACGTTGGAAGATGCAACGTTCTTTGTGTATGTTCCCTCGTATGATGGAGTACCAAAGGGGGATAGCCCAAGCAGGGGAGCCAACTTATTCCATGACCCAGACCAATCGCACACCCAACAGTGCGCTCTCGTTCCATCCTTACGTATCTCCAGATGAAAACCAGTATCTGCTCCTTTTGGATGAGGAACGGGACAGTTTATCTTGAGATCATGAGGTTTCTGCCTGTAGTCCACGCCTCCACGAGCTAGCTCGGCCATAATATAGGACTCCGCCTCCACTGGATGAGGATAACGGCTGCGTCCCTGATAAGATGACGACCCAAAACTTCGCATAGGCTAGGCAGTAGGGGGACTTAGAAGTGCTGATATCCTAGCCAACAAAGCATCCCAGCGTTCCCCTGACAAGGAACCTGAGGCAGCGAGAGTCAGAACCTCATCAAGACACACAAGATGCTCGTGAGGAGTAACCATCAACTGCGTCAAGGTCATCAGATTAGGTGAACCATCAGGATCGCACACAATGTCACGCTGGATCTCAGCAGTCATAATGACAATGTCCGAGACAACGTAAGACACGTTGACAGCGTCTGGGTGGTCTTTAGAGTCCTCTACTACGGTGTATACTAGGGGGACTTTTGTACTTTTTGCTTCCATGACATTCCTTTACAGACTATCCTTGAGGTCCCTGACCCGTTACCGGACCCCCAGCAACGGAGGTGTCAGCAACAGCCTGTGCTTCCTGAACTGAGGAAGAAGTGGCCCCCGAGGCGGAGTTCCAAGAACTTATCAACTGAGCACTACTCCAGAAGGGAGGCTCCGTTGAACGAACCTTAAAAGTGGATGACCACGACAAACCAGCCGGATTTTCTGCAGACTCCGTTATGGAAAGGCCAGAAGGAGTGAAGAACCCTCGAAGTAGGATCTCCGGGTAAAGAAGGCTGTGGTACGCTATAAAAACGAAGTTTGGCCTTCCATCAGGGAGGATCTTGGGCTGGTTAAGTAGGTCAAAAAAATCATAGTAGTCCAGCAAACCAGGTGGAAGAAAAATGGACTCCGACTTGTTTGCCACGTCACGAAACCTAACGGGCATAATGTTTCCAGTCTGGAAGGTAAAGGTAACAGAGGGCTCATCAAAAAATGCTGCCCTAGACCTGTCTCTCCAGTAATGAAGAATCGTTCCCGACTTGGTCTGCTCAGTGGCAGCACGAAGCTCAAACTTCCACGAGGTGTTAGAGGGACCAGACCAAAATACGATATACCTTCCCTGAGAAGCAAACGCCTCGGTAGTGATGACCATAGGTGTACCTTTTCGATAAGGCCCACGGCTATCTTCGGTGTGTTTTCCACCAGCGCTGGGAGCGGAGTGTGAACGAAGCTGAAGCTCCTGAATAAGACGATCCTCGTTCTGAACAATAGATCGGATGGCGCTGAAGCTGCCCCCAAGAACAGCAGCAGCCTCAGCCCCCGGAGAAGCAGCTTCCGGGTCAAAGGAAGGGTCGTCAGCTGTGGCAGAAGGGGTAGGCGCAGACAGCGACTCCGCAGCGGATCTAGGACCAGGACCAGACATAGCGTTCTCCGTTTAGTCGAACAGCCCGAAATGATATCACCATCATTTCGGGCTGCCCTAATTCAAGCTAAGAGGCGGATGGCACTCTACGAAATGTTCTCCACATATCCGCCGCCATCGGCACCTAGGGACGAACTTGCCAGTTGCTCCTTAGCGTACCTCTGTACGATTCCCGTGGTTTTATCGATAACGTAGGAGAGATCCTCACTAGATAGTTCCATAGACATCAGCTCGCTCTTAACCTGTCGTGACTTCATGTCGCGACTCAGCAAGGACTCCACTAGCGTCACCACACGAATGGCCACACCTTCTGTCTCTGGGTCATTCTCACGTTCAAACCCCACGTCGTCATCAGAGTTAGAAAGAGAGGCGTTATGCTCTACATCGGAGTCATCGACGGAAGGAGCGTCAAAGTCCTCATTATCTTGGTTAGTAGGAGTTCGGTTGGCCTTTACACCAGAGGAGGAAGGGCTAATCCTTTCGTAAGCGTCAGCCAAAGCCTGCCTCACATTCGGGTTGGAAAGCTCCTTCTCCGCTACCTTATGGGGAACTAACTCCAAAACTCCCTTGTCAAGGAGCTGCCTGAGAGACTTTGAATTCCTGATCATATCAGGGGTGGCCTTGTTTGAAAGACAAATAGGATACTTAGTGTTGGGGATAGGCTCCCGATGTGTCCTGTTTCCGTCGTTCAATGTTACAACGACAATTCCTCGCTTACTGAAGACGTTTCGCACATAAATGGGCTCCTTAGAGTCAAGGATCCTATCAATGTATACAAATGCGCTCTCATAGTTATCGTTCATGTTACTTCACCTTAGTCTTGTTGCGTTTCAGAATCAGTCTGTTCGTCCGAGGATTGAGATTCCTCTTCCATAGAAGCCCGACGCTCCTTAATCCTATCATCTAGCGACTGAGGAACTTCCTCAGGTAATGATGAGTTTACTACATCTCCATATCGTAGAGTAGGCATGTTACTTCTCCTTTACAGTGCCTTAGGCATAATTCCAGAACTAGAAAATAGGCCACTTTCCCACACTTTCTTCGCGGAACTTCTAGTTCGTGACCACCGTCCGTTCTTCTCACTGAAATTCCATCGACCAAAGTTACTTCTACCAAGCATATGGAGTAGAGTTCTGGCGAATTTGGAAGAATCCTCCGCTGGAGGGGCAACTCTGTACGCCCTCTTGAGTATCCTATACGCAATAGCAGGAGCGTTCACGCTGTGTGACCAGAATACAGCTAAGGCCAGATCGTAATCATCCCCCTCGTATCCAGGAGAGCGCAAAGAACCACCGTAGAGAGCATCTACGATTTTCTCGTCTCCTATGTGACGAGTCCTCGCTACATGCTCAAAATGCTCCATTCCAAACTCAGACTGCGCCTTAAACGACTTTGGATTAGAAAACACAGAGTGAAAGGCAAGAGCCCACTGCTTGGATTGCTCCCACTGTGCGCCTCTCTTTGGCACAGAACCATTCATAGGAGTGAATGTGTTTCTAATATGAGAGCCGTAAACGGGGTCACCCGCAGAATAGTTCACATTTCTTGATCCTACCTTAACGGTACCGTCGTTCAGGTAGCGAAGAACGCCATCACGACCCAAATAGAATCCTGAGGAAGCAAGTTTATCCCACAACTTCTTCACTTCTGGGAAGTCAGGAACAAGCTCTATCCTTCGAAGCAAGGACCAAAAGCTTCCCTGGTCATCCTTGGCCTGATAATCCTCGTGGGACAGCTCTTTCGGATATACGGCAATAGCCTGGTGCAAACCAGCTGTTACTGCAGTCCCGTCGTACATGACGATAGAGCCAAACGTACCACCAGATTCGACCTTAGCGGTAAGCCATAATACTCTGTCCCAGTGCGAAGCTGTAGGGCCTAGCACAAAGGGTACGTCTCCTCGTATTCTCGGCCCTGCGTAAGACTTAAATGAGATGTGGCTAACGTGGACAGGCATTCATTCTGCCTTCTTTGCTCTTCGCTTTCTGCGCCGTGCAGGAGCCTTTTTGGCCTTGGGCTCAGGCTCAGGCTCAGGCTCAGGCTCAGGCTCAGGAGTAGGCTCAGGCTCAGGCTCAGGAGTAGGCTCAGGATCAGGTTCAGGAGAAGGCTCAGGATCAGGATCAGGGTCAGGAGTAGGCTCAGGCGCAGGCTCTGGGGCTGGGGCTGGATTTTTACTTTTAGGCTCCTCAGGAGGCTTAGGGGCTACCTTGGATTCAGAATCATCAACCTTGTTCACAGACACGCCATAACGACGAAGCTCTGCCAAAGTGGTCGAGGACAAGTTGCGTGCTGTCCTCTCAGAATGTGGATTTAGCCGCATTCCTCCAACAAAAACAACGCTGCCATTGGGGTTCTTGATATCGTAAGTATCCATTAAACAGTCCTATAAGAGTTAGGGTTAGAGCCTTATCGTATTACTTTGCGACCCAGCCCGTATCCGAAGTTCCTGACTCCTTTACATAAAGAGTTGTTCCCGAGCCGCCATCCGTGCGCAAATAAGCAGCCCCAACAGGAGCAACTACAGCTGCTTCAGGTGTGCCTGAGCCGCTCAGTAGAATAGCGCCTCCCATAACAGCCTCAGCCTTGTTGTCGGCCTCTGAAGCTGTGCTAGTTACGTCCCAGGAAATGTGGCCTGCTGCCGCTAAGCCAACAAGCTGATCCTTGGACATTTCGATCTCATTCGATGTGAGATCGATAGTCTTGAGTTCGTTCGGGGAAAGGATTCCAACAAACTTACCGACTGGCAGTCTAGAGGAGGTTAGGTTTGTAACTGAAAGTGTGGGCATTGTCTTCTCCAAGATTAGTGTGTAACCACGATGATAACGTTAGATAACCGAGTAGATAAGATGACTAAGACGCTGAGGAAGACAAAGTAAGAGTTAGGCTATTCGTTTCTTATTACGCTCCACTGTTGTGGGCTTAGAAGTTTTACCTTAGCATCCTCAATAGAAGAACCTGACTCATCAGAAATCTCTATACCCTCACTAAGGAGTGGAATGAGTCTTTTTACGGAAAGAATTAGGTCCTCTCTCGACCCACTCATATCTAGGTCATACTTTCCTATTGTTACTTTTAGTCTCATGGGACTTGGGGATCTACCTGTACCATAGCCCTAGTAACTGCATCATTCGTTCTAGACTCTGCATCTGCCACAGCAGACCTTCGTTCCAGGGGAGAAGAAGGCAGGGAGTGACGAACACGAACCTCAGTTCGTACCCTCTCCACTGCTAGGGCAAGACCAGCTTCGGTAGCCTCCATATCCCTGAACCTCTGCTCATCTCGGTCCTTGGACGCCTCCATTTTCTGTATCACAGAACTATTTAGGTCTGATATGCTTGTCTTCATGGCGCGTACGTCAGAGGTCAACGATCTAACGTTGGCGGCAAATGCGCCAGCCCACATGATGGCCCCAACAACCGCCCACACTAAGCCACCAACGGCCATTACAGAGCCAGCAATGCCGCCTACCTTAACGTACCAAGCCTTTGGTTCTTTCTCAGAAGCCATATCAAACCAACCCTAATCTGCTAAATAGAGGAAGAACCTGATTCTGTCCACCGTTTACAGTCTGAACCTTTGTTACAAGGCTCTGAAGTCCGAAGTCATAGGGACGAGTAGAAATAGCGCCCACGCTCACTCTGCGGAGCATGTTTCTCTTTGTGTGCTGAAGTTCCTTATCCAGGTACGTTTGCAGGCGGTTCATTGCTGCCTCATAATGCGCAGTTCTATCTACCTGAAGCGTGACCGTCTGGCCGCTGAAATTGAACGAAGCCTCGGCCTCTGACAGGTATTGAGCGTTTAATCCCCACCAGGCAGAGGCCATTAGGAGAAAGTTCCCCATGCCGTAGCTGGACGGCCAATTAGTGAACGTCCATCCTGTGATAGGGTTCACAGCATTGATGTACTCAGTTCCTCGAAGGATATACTCGTAAAGGTCAGCATCCGAATACGACTGGACATGTCCTATCTTCTTCTGAATCTTGTCCAAAAGCATGCGCAAGCTTGGCTGAACAAACCAAAAGTTCATCTCTGGAACACGGATCTGCTGGACCATCGTAGAGTTAGGGGAAACAGAAGTCTGTCTAGTGTTCCACACAACGATATAGCAACCTGATGTGTCTAAAACAGGAGTATCAACGAAATAGTTATAGAAGCCGTCACTCTGTATCGTCTGGAGGGTAGAAGATAGGTCCGTTTCCGCTCCTGATTGGTCCATTAAAGTGACGCTAACAGACTCCTGTGCGTTCTTGAACTTTATCAGAGCACGCTCTGAGTTTCCCTTGTAAGTTAGATTGGTATAGGCACGCTCGTCAGGAGTGGCCTCAATGTTGTCAATCAGGAAGAAGTTAGTCTGAAGCTCAATTTGTCTTCCGCCCGCAGTGGCCATTAGCCAGTCAATCCTCCAAGGATTGTCTGGGCCTAGCATCTCTGCGTCAGCAGGAACAAACCAGGTGAATCTCCAACGACCGTCACCAGCTGACACAGCCACGCCGGACTGTATTACTTCCTCAGATGGCGAGACGATAGACACCTAAGGATAGGCACTAGGGTCAATGGGAGAAAGAGGAGTACCATCCGTGTCAGCAAATAACTGCTCGAACACCGTAGGAGTTCCTCGAACCGCCCTTTGGGGAGAAATGGCCATAGTAGATAGACTTCCCTACATTATATTGAAGGTACGAACTGTAGATAACGTACAGAAAAAGCAGGGCTAATCTAGACCGAGGAAATGCCGTGGGTGCGCAGGGATACCGTCCTATGGACGATGACAGAGTGACGTCGAATACCGACATTCTCGGTGACTTGCCCCAAAGGCAGGCGAGGGAAGACCTTGTTCCCATAATCGCTCGTCTAAGCCAAAATGCGTCCAATGTAAACCCTGTGTACTTTGAGTACTTCCAAAGACTCAAGACAGGAAGAAGATGCTCGTGCTTTGAGGTAGAGACAGAGCCCGCAGGAATCTGTCCCGTATGCTTTGGCACAGGAGTCGTTGGGGGGTTCAACAAGAGAGGAACGAAAACGGTAGTCTTCGATGTAACCTACCCTAACGTGTCCTGCGCAAACACTACGCCAGACTATAACCAACCGACTAGACCTACCTTCTGGTCACTGATTAAGTCCGCAGTGTATGGTACGCTAGACTTTGAGGTTCCAATTCAAAGTAATGTAGGAATACTAGACACGCTGAGCATAAAAGACTATGCGCCAGAGGGAACAAACGTCTATTACTACATTAAATCCCCATCAGAAACTGACTACTCGGTACTCACAGAAGAGTCACTAGGGGTTCGTCTTGGACAGCAAAAGGTTCAGCTTAAAATAGTGATGAAGCGTGTGTCCCCTCACGCAGCACTTCCTAAGGTGGTTACGATAAGAATCGCGTATAGACTAATTCCAGAAACAGCACTTCGTGTCAACATACCAAGAGTAGAAGAAAGCCTCACGCTAGAGGAACTTGGAATCTACGAGAGCTTCAGTAGCCAGAGGTTTTGGTTGGACAATACCCTGAAAAACCTCACTACGGACGACTGGCTGTACAACACACTAGACGGCACTCGATGGAAAATTATCACTGCGCAAGATAACAAGCCCAGCGGAATCCTAACGTCGTGGGACGTAACAGCTCGAATCGTTCAATCGTATGATCGATACTCGATTGTTCCTCTTGGGAAGGTAACTGACAAGATTCTACCTGATTATATTAAGAGCATACAGACAGACAAAGAAAACGAGCTGTTCGTACAAAAGAGCAACGCGAACCACCTCAGACTACCTGGGGATAGAGCAGAAACATCAACCCCAGACGGCCCACATGTAACTACTCCAGGACAAACGGATGTAAGTACACCAAAACGTGAAGTATAGTGTCAAAGTTAGCGAAAAGATACGCCCAGCTTCTAGAAAAGCTTAAGAGCAACAGAGCTGCTGAGGACAAGATACTAACGGAAATGGACTTACTATGGCAAGCGATGTCTCTAGAAGATCGGTCCTACATTGATGAAACACATGTAGAATGGCCACCACCCACTGCAAAAATTAGGACACAAAAGGAGTAGCTATGGCAACACTAGAAATAAAGAGAGCGGATCCTACCGGCATCCCACCTGATGACGCTCCGGCCACAGCCGTAGCCCTTACGGTTCCAGATCGCGCTGTAATCGTAGTAGGGAACAAAATGTTTGGGTCTTCGAATCTAGGATTTGTGTCCAGAAGCGACCAGTCTAGAAGGACAGGGTTCAGGTCCAATGGAAGATTTGGGTCGGTTCAACGATCCATACCCTCACATGGTGCAAGCATCATCATACCCTTTGATGGAGTAGTTTTGCAAGCGGAGGTAATGAAGAAAATCGATCAGTTTGTCAAGGATGCTCTTGGCGACCTAATCTTCAGAAAGCTTATCATTGTAACAGAGGGCGGAGGTCCACGATTCACACCTGACCAGATGCGAAACTACTGATAAGCACCACTACCATGGACATACGACTTCGACAGCATGAGGACGGCTCCTACGTACTCGATGTAAGAAGCAAAGAAGTTAAGAGGGAAATTGACATCACGCACATCATACGTGAAATATTTCTCACTAAGCTAAACGAGCTTCAAACACGAGTGCGATTAGAGGAGAAGTATCGTAACTGGGTCACGGAAGCGGCCCAGAAGAACCAGAAACTTCTATCCTCGGTACGATCAAGATACGCAGCAATGTCAAAGAGATTAGAGGACACAGACCAGGCCATTGATGGCTTTGTTGATGAATGGAGCGAGAGCGAGGTCGTGGGGATAGCCGCAGAGGAGCTTATAAAGATCAAGGACCAAAACGAATTCTTCCTAGATTACGACGATACACTAGAAAAACTAGGTGAAGACTAAAGAAAACAGGAGAATATTAGCCATGGACCCAGGTAAAGTTAACTTTGCCTGGGTACTTCGGGTTAATGGGGAGACGACTGAATCGGGGTGGGTAACTCCTCTTGCTAACGTAAATGACGACGCAGAGTTCATAAATGATTTCATAGAGTTACTTAAAAGAACTAGCCCAGACTACATCGTTATGGAAAGGTTCATGGTGCGGAATAGGGGACAGTCAGTACTCGCGGAGATCATAAACCAAATGCTAGGAAGGATCGTCATTCTAGCCAAGGAGCACGAAGCTGTAGATGTAGCCCAGTTCACTGCTGCGCAATGGAAGAACTGGTGGAACAAGACCAAGAAAGAAAACTGGGAGGAGTTATTTGATGAGCTAGACAGCGTGCACAAGAAAGATGCAGCAGGAATGGCACAGTACGCAGACGAATACTGGCTCGACAAAAACAAACTCCGATGACCAAGAACAACCCAACCTACCGACTGCTACTCGCAGCTTCCCATACGGATAATCCAGTCATCAAAAGGAGGCTGGTTCGAAGCGCAGCGATAGTCAGAAAAGCAGGGATCGGAGGGAGCCTCGCAGACGCAGGCCAAGTTGCCCTCGACGCAGCAGGGTTTATCCCAGGAGTAGGGGAGTTTGCGGACGGAGCGAATGCGCTAATCTCACTCGCCAGAGGAGACTTCTTCGGAGCAGCGATGTCTGTAATCTCCATGATCCCAGAGGCGGGTGACGCTGTGGGAAAAGGAGGAAAGGTTCTAAGGTGGCTGCTTAAAATAGCGTCGAAGGAAGGAAAGCTAGGAAAGATCGCTGAGTTCGTTCTGAAGCACGGAAAGGAAATCAAAACTGTGCTCAAGGCTTTCGTAGAGTTCGCACATACCTACGGAAAGGAAGTCATGAGATACATCCAAGGAATAGGAGGAATGTTCTCCGGGAATGTTCCTGTGACCGCCCCTGACAAGGTCAAGAGACTCGCCCTAGACGTAGGGAAGACACCCGCACTCCATAGCATAGCCAAGAAGGGGGCTCCCGCTTACGGACAAATGGCGAGCACAACTGCAAACCTCCTAGGATCCGCGCCCGCCGCGATGAAGACGTTCGAACAGATTGAGGCCAGGTCAGCGCAAGAGGCCAAGGCGGCCTAGAGAATCCTCACTGCTGTCGTACCTCGAAGGGAAACCGAGCCCAAACATTGGGAAAGGCACGGCGAGAAAGCTCAACGGCCTGCTCAAAGGACAGGTCTTTTCGGTTAATCAGAAAAGCAGAGTTTGCACCGGATCGCTTGTCCACGGTCCTGTCCCAAAAGCCAATCGCGGTCCAGTCCCCCGAGTGATGAAGAACAGCAAGGCCTTCCACCTGTCTCTTCTCCTGAGGCGTGAGCTTTGCGTCGAGTGCCCCACACCAGGGATGATCCACATCGCTGTAGCGGCGATGGCCCCAGACATCGTGAACGTAGTGCCCCACTTCTCTTATGCACCCGAAGTAGAATACCGTGGTCTCAAGCTCCTTCCGTGCAAGATGAGAATCCTGGGAAGCCACATACGAGTCACGAAGTCTCTCTTCCTGGATGAGGTCATCCAAAACGGCCAGGTCAGGCTTACGCTCCCCGCCCATCGAACTAACCCAGTCACGAATGCGCTGGAGGGAATCTGCTCGTTTACTCATGCTCTATCCCTTCTCAGGAACTAATGTCGGGTCACCCCGAAGTTTTTTATGGGAGGCCATTCTTAGTTACGGGCCTAAAGACTATATTAGACTGTGGGATGACTCGTTCCGCTCTCAAATTCGTCACGAGGCATCTAATACTAGGAAACGTCGGGTTGTCTCGAACAGACAGCACGGCGGTTTTCCGTGCTTCCTAAGAAATAACCCAGTTCTCTCGGTGACTAAGCCTTAAGTGAGGTATAGCCCCGAGTCTCACACAGATTGGCAAGCGACTCGCACTTATCAATCGCCTTGTCTACGGACTTGAACTGGTCCTCTGACCAGTCATCGCGATTATCCAGGATGTCCGCAATCTTAAAGAAGAACGCAGAGGGGTTACGAATGGTTTCGACTTTACTCATAGAAGGACCTCCAGGGGCCTGTACGGCAGGAAACGCCCTACCATGCCATGCTTGTACAGAACCGCCCAGAGGGACGACACAGCGACCTAGGCTAGCCCTTCTTCGCAAGGTCAGGTTTCTCTGAGGAAGGAACAGACTCCCCTCGCTTCCACGCAGGCCAGTTCTTAACGATCTCAGCCGCCTGAGCGACCGCATCCCAGAAGTCCCGGTTCGCTTGGGTGCTCCTGTCCTTCTTCACTGTCATCAGTCAGAGACGCACAGCAGAAGAATGAGGAAGCGTCGTCTGGCTAGCGTCGGGGATCTGGGTAGAGTAAACAACCCAAGGAGTGACCCATGGACCTCCAGGGATCGTTGTGGGGGAGGGAGGCAAGGGCTGCTGAGGCGCAGTCGGAGAGGTAGCCTCTTCTGTTCCCTCATTAGGCTGGGTCGTAACCCAGAGCAGGGGAGAGTCAGCCTCTACAACCTGCTCAACCCCGATCAGGGTGTAGGGCAGGGACTTCTTCCTGAACTTCGTGAACATCTTCCCCACCTTTTCCTGGGAGAGGAGGATGACCACCCGATAATTTCCTCCCTCTTCAAGGTGAACGTCAGAGGCCTTGGCCCCCTTGACTCCTCGGACGTACAGAAGAACCTTATCAAGGTCGTCCTCCTCGATCCGAATTGACATGTGGAACAGTCTCGCCTCCTCCTCTAGGGTCCCTACGATCTTCAACACACAGTCTGTGTTGTCTGTTACTGTTGCTGTTGGGGTCCAGAAAGGATTCGTCGTAGTGTCACTCATGTTCGTCATAACCTATACCCTTTACGTTTAATGTTGTCTGCGTTGACGTTCAGAAAGAACGTAAACCTACTCAAAGTCGAACTCATCAAAGAGGTCCCCTCCCTCTTCTTCCTCGTCGTTCTCTAACGTCACGGTACCCAGCTCATAGGTTTCCCCTAGGCGGTCCTCCACAAGTGACTTGATAAGTCCTTTGACGAAGGGGATGACGTACACTGTCTCCTCATCCTCTGTCTCCTCGTCTTCCTTCAATTTCTTTCTGACGTAATCAATCACTGCTAGTAATTGATCTGCATCTTGATCATCGATCTCAACTATATCCACAGTAGTCTCTCCTGGTGAGCTAGGCCTGTAGTGGCTCCGAGTAGAGTAGTCAGGGACAATAGAGGGTCTAACTATCAAGGAGTGATTTCTACAGTGGGAGGGAGGAGTCAGTGGGATAGGATAGTATGGCGGTGTGGGAGTAGAGAGTAGTCAGTAGAGAGTAGTCAGTAGGGGATAGGATAGTATGGCGGTGTGGGAGTAGAGAGTAGTCAGTAGTCAGTGGGGACACTGGCATACTATCTTATTGACTCTAGTGAGGGAGTGGGAAGTAGAGACACTGGCATACTATCATCAGTGGGGACACTGGCATACTATCATCAGTGGGGACACTGGCATACTATCATCAGTGAGGGAGCGGGGAGCGGGGAGTAGCCGGACTAGTTGGTAGTTAATAACATTGATAGAATATTGGATCCCGGGCCTCCCTAAATGGGTTGAACGAGCTACTGAGTGAGTAACTCATTTTTACAATTCAGGTTTGCCAAATAAGGAAAAAAACGACATCGAACGCAAAAAAAGTTGTAAGTGACTGAAATCATTGACGATTTTTTTATAGAGAAAAGATCACTACTTCCCTTGACACGGTTGTTGAAATCATTGGGTTTTTCGGCGGTCCTCACTTAACCGCTCGGAGGGTCCCCACTTAACCGCTCAGCGGTTCCCGACATAGGCCACTTTTCCCGTGTTTTGCTTAAGTCACTTAACCGCTCAGAGGTGCCCTGGGAGAGTCCGTTTTGGAGACCTGAGCGGTTAAGTGAAGGGTGGCCACGAAAGGTGTTATACTCGAACCACATCTCTGAACTTTCTTGAATCCTAAACCTTCAGCGGTATTTATTTCTCCATGAGAGTATATTTCCTTCGGTAAAAGTTATTCTAGACCTGAGTATGGGAGAGCGCCCTGTGAGCACCAAAAAGACAAAGAGCAAATACGAAGTACGATGCCACGTACACGGTGAGACCATAAAGGTCGACTGCCACCTTCCCCAGTGCTTATTCCACACAGGGTACCCTGGAGTAAAACAGTGCATGCTCGTCTACCTGGCGAAGCATAATGCAAAGTCATTCAAGGCATTGGATATTGGGATGCTGAAAAGGGTGCCAGAGGCTGACGTAACGAAGGCCCTGTCCAAGGCCATGCTGGATCTACGCAGCGAGACACTAAAGATTTCCCATTACGGAAGCGTAGACAGATCGTTCATTACTTTGATGGATAGGAAGATCTGCTACAACTGCGAGAAGCCAATAACGCCCAAGGTGAGAAAAAAGGCAAGCCGTGTTAGGCTTCCCCGCACAGACCACAAGATTTGGTATTGCTCATCCAAGTGCCAGAATGAATATCCTCCACAGTGGGTTACGGCAGAGATGGAGTGCCAGAATGACATCAAGACAATCGTAGCCTGGGCAGTTCGTAAGTATTCTACGCTTGGAGGTTTGGAACAGGCACTTGGGATGAACAGAAAGCTGTTAGGTCATTCCCTAGACGTACTCCTCGGTATTGATGCAGACAATCTGTACCCCACAACTAAACGAGTCAAGACACGAAGCAAGTCGCTGGTCCGTAGAACAGGCTCCAAGCCTGAGTGGCTCAATAAGTTCTACGAGGACATGGCCCCGCTCCGAGAGAAAATGACTGAGAAGTATGGGCCTGTTTCCATCGACCTTACGAAGCTAAAGAACGAGTTGAACACTATCCTACGAACGATATGACTTTAGACTTGTAGAAAACAGGATTATCTACAATCGCATAGGCATGTTTTGATGGAGCTATCTCCATCGTTTAGGAGATAAAAATGCGAAGCATTCATGGAAAGATCATCGACCGACTTGCTCAGGCAGTAGATGAGCGGAACCTTCCCCCACGTTCTGACATGCAGATCGTGGATATGCATGAGATCGATGCAATGAAGTGTAAGGTACTCATCGGCTACGAGGGGCACATCGGGGCAGAGCCCACACTCAGTCAGGTTGAGCGCTTTGTAGAGGCAGCCTTCAACGGAAAGGTGCATGCGCAGTCGAATACGGCGCAACTGCACGAAGCGGATAACGCTGTTTCTGTCTGCCTTACGATGCACACCGACACCCGTCCTGTGGTTGATGCTACAGTAATGCGCCGAGTTGCAGGAAATGGCTACTTTGACGAGTCTACTGGCCACGTTTGGCAGGTACGTGATAATGGAACTCAAAAGTTCCTTGTTCGTCAGACGGACGACAACATTGCTCAAATAGTAGCCGAGAAGGTTGCTCGCTCGGGTCGAAAGAGTGCAAGCTTTGCTAAACTACGTCAGGCTGCTCCCATGCTGACCAAGGGAGACCGGGTTCGTTTCTTCACCGGAACCATCCCCCAGCACGGAGAGGTGAAGTCACTGAACGGAGACGACGTCACCATCTCAGCAAGTGGAAAGACCTACACGGTGTCTAAGGATGCTGTGTTCAATGTAGAGACTCGTGCCCCTTCCTTGGTGTCCACGGACAAGAAGGATCTCGAAGACTACTACACTCGTGCCTTCGGTGACGCCAACTTTGCTCGTCAGATGACAAAGAACATGAGCAGAGACGGAGACAAGGGCGACCAGGGCTTCGAAGGAACCACAGGCGGGAAGTAACCCGTCTTCTCGTTCCTTAGCATCATGTCTTCCGCAGCGGATAAGCTTCGCAAACTTGCCATACGATTGCAAGAAGTGCAGAATCTTATGACGGAGGACACAGTTGTTGATCCTCATTCCTACCCAGGTCTGCTCACAGACACAATGGGAGGACCCACTTTGAAGCAACACCGGCCCCATGAATATGAGGGACCACGAGGCATTGCTTCCGCAGAGGACGAGGACGAGGACGAGGAAGAAGATGAGGACGAGTAGCTTCGATGATGAGATAGATGACGAGGAGGAGCGGGAGGACGCTCTACCTCGGAAGCTAGAAATCCGATCCGAAGAGGTCGCCCTTGTCGACGAAGCTTGGAGTCTAGGACACAGCGCAAAACGAGTTAGTGCAGACTTTGGCCTTCCCTTAGAGGACGTGGAGTCTCACTTTCTATTCCTCGTTCGTCACAACAAGTCTCATTATGATCGATTGAGAGACATCGTCAACGACCTTGACGATCAGTGTGCTCTTACAAAGAAGACCCTCGAAGTCAAACAGAGCGCTCTTCTCCTTCAGTCTTACCAACGGATGATGTCAGAGTATCGAATCGCTCTGGCTGAGATGACAGCACTTGAGAAGCCTCAGGATGTTGTAGACGATATCGTCAAAAACACGTTCAATCCCTTTGTTGTAGACCTTGTTCGCCTATGCACAGAAGAAGCAAGTCGACTACAACAAGAGATGCTAAAGGCAGGAGTACCTGTTAGAGATGCCAAGGGAATAGCCACTGACAGCTTCTCTAGGCTTACTGACCGGATCAAGGCTCTGATCCCAGTCACAAAGCTTAACCTGGATATGAAGCTTGGCGTAAAGAAGAGTGATGCGGAGGACAGGCTAACACAGTCTAAGGAAGAGGTGGTGATGTGAATAGAGAGCTTAGAAAACGGCTTTTCCATTCTTCTCTTCGCCTGTCCTTTCTTAGCGAGGAGAAGATAAAGGAGATTAGGGAGCAGAATGAAGCTCTACCTGGACCCGATGAGGAAGAGGGAACAGGGACCAACTACCCCACAGGGCTTCCTGAGCACAAAGACGGTCTACCCGATGACGCTACCGCTCAGGGTCCTCGTTCTACGCGAAATAACTCACGGTACAAGCTAGAGCCAGGACACTCTCAGCACCTAAGTGACCTGCTTAGCAGGACAGCGGAACGTCTTCGGGAACTTCTGTAAGGTACCATGGCACGCCTGCGACGGGACGACGCGGATAAAAACCTTCACTTACTTGATCTGCAAGCTCTTGTAGACAAGGTAATTGATTCAGGTCTGGATCCGTCCGTATTTGACGTAGACATCGACATTCCCTATTCGGACAACGTGATCGAGTTCGCAGTAAGTCCTGACTTCATGGGCATGGATTCCTTGTGGGCGAAGCAGGCAGAGCAAGCAGTTAAAGTGTACTGTGACTACTGTCCAGAGTGCACGGACATGGACTTTCTTGACGACCCTCCTGTCGACGCCTCGATTGGTACGTTCAAGTCCAAGGTCGTCTTACTAAAGAAGGGAATATGCCCAGAATGCAGTAAGAACCGCAAGGAGTTGTTCGACAAACTTCCTTGGGAGCTGGTGAGCTGCCTCGGTCAGAGGTCGGGAAAGACGGCCCTCACAGGAGGCGTTCTCCTTCCCTATTACCTTCACCGCTTTCTTAGCATTAGAAATCCTGCCAGATTCTACGGGTTGATGTCAAACTCGTTTTTCGAGATGACATTTGTAGCGGTTACCGTTGGACAGATTAAAAAGACGTTGTGGCCCGCATTCAAGGGAGCGATTGCGCAAAGTCCTTGGTTCAAAAGCTACATCGCGAAGCTAAAGGCACTGGAGAAAGAGAGAGGACTTGATAAGGGAGACCTTGTCAAGGTAATGGATTCCTACATTTGGTTTGGAAATAAGCAAGTCGGAATATCTTACGCAGCAGCGGTGGGGCAGTCCCTTCGTGGTTCAACGAGAATCGCGTGTGCCATTGATGAGCTTGGTTGGTTTACGAGTGGGAAAAAGGATGCCGTTCGAGCGAACGCAGATGAGACCTATGCCTCGCTGTCCAACTCCCTGCGTACTGTTCGCTCCGCCAGCGACCTGAAATGGAAGCAGGATGAGTACCAGACGCTTCCTGGCATCATGTTCAACATCTCCTCACCTAGCTCCCAGTACGATAAGATGATGTCCCTTCTAAAGGAGGGAGCGAGGGACAAGAGGAAGGTATGCTTCCACATGCATTCATGGGAAGCAAGTCCACTGATCACAAGGGAAAGTCTTGAAACAGAGGAGATGAATAACCCTGTCAAGTTTTGGAGAGACTTTGGGGCGCTTCCTCCTCTTGCAGACAGTCCCTTTATCGAATCAGAACGCGCCATCATGGATATGAGGACGAACGAACGTCCTCTGGTCAGCTGGAAGCCACACTTCATCAAAGACAAAATCGATCCCAAGCGTACCCGGTATATTGCAGCCAAGCTGTTAGGAACGATATCTGACAGTCGTGTTCGTATGGTTCCTAGAGTAGTTACAGTAGACTGCGGAGAAACTCAAAACTCCTTTGCTATCGGTGTCTACCATCTAGAAGCAAGCCAAGAGGAGGAGGGCAGCTCTTTTAAGCTTGTTCTTGATGCGGCCATATCTGCAATGCCTGAGAAGATAGCCGAAACAGGGGAGCTAATTCCAGTTCACTTCCCAACTATGTTCAACATCATTAAGACGTTGTGCGATAAGGGAAAAGGACTCAATGTCAAATGCGTACTCTATGATAGGTGGCAAAGTACGTCACACATTCAAGAGCTTAGGGAGATGAAGATCAAGGCAATACGCTACAGCCCAAAGGATCGGGACTTTAAGTTCTTGAGAAGTTTGGTCTACTCAGGAGCAGTAGCTATGCCGCGTTGGGAGCACTCAGAACTTAGTGATCTTGATATCACAAACATCGATATGATGCGTGCCTCACCCTACACTGCTTTCGCGGTCCAATTCGCCACAGTAAGGGAAATAGGAAAGAAAATAATCAAACCCGAGGTCGGTGATGACGATTACTTTCGTACTGCCGTACTTGCAAGTTACTATATGTCTGAGCACAAGAAGGATTTCTTAGTGTTTTCTAGAAGAGCTGCGTCCAAATCTTCCGCCAGAGTTGGGGCTGTCTCACTGAAGTCTTCCTCTGCTGGTTCCTCGATCAGCAGAACCCGAGCAAGTATTGGGTCCGTTCGAGGAAAGACATCTATATTTAGGAATGGATAGGAGTACGTCATGGGCACACCCGTTGAGAAGTTTATCAAGGAGTCACACAAGCTGTACAACGTCAAGTATGCTCTTACGTCAGATCGGCTGCGAAAGCTCCGCTATAAGCTTAAGATGGCTGACATTGTAAATACAGTAAGCAAGGGAGACGAAACCCTTGCCCTGGACATCATTCTGTCAGACTACAAAAAGGGAAGCGGAAACTTGAGAACGGCATCAGCGGCTCCTCACTTGGGTGGTATTCCAAACCTTCGCAGCGCTGGAATGTGTCCTCGGTGCTCAAGCTCCATGCAATTCGTGAAGCTAGCGAACTCAACAGAAGCGAAGTATTGCCGTAACTGCCACGTTTGCATGTGATTCTGTTATGACGTCCATTAAGGAAATACTGAAAATCGCAGAAGACCTTCATCGTAGTGGCATGTACGAAGAGGAAGAGGAGTTTCTTGTGCTTGCACGGGGTGAGCCCTCCGTTGTGGAGATGGCAACCAGTGTTGGTATCGTACAAAATTTGCTATCAGAGTCTGGCCTTGGGCCGTCTCCTAAGGTGACCTACAAGGAGGACCATATCTACATAAAGGGCGTAGATTTCTTCCGGTACAATGACCTCGTGCCCTCCCTAGAGGATGGCTTTAGAGGTAACTCCAGCGTGAACAGAGATCTTAAGTTCAGTCAGGAACTGAGCAAGAAAACTGGGCTTCTTGTTTTCATAGTCAAGTAAGATGAGTGAATCAAGTACCATACACAAGAATCCCGTATTCATTCTGGGTCCCGAAAAGGGAACGGATACAGACGGAATTCACTCGATTGATGAACCGCAGAGCAGTAGAGGGGTCACTCCAACAGCAGGTACAATGCTGGAGTATCCTGCGGAGGTAGACCAGCTACGGATAATCTCTCCGTACAAGGTCGAGCTTAAATCTCGACTAGGTCCCACTGTTTACGTTCTTCAGTTCATGGAGTATACGCTAGACTCCGTGCCCAATGATTGGAAACGCCGCGAGCCTCCCCTCTTGTGGAAGGTTTCAATTGGAGGACCAAGCCCTGTGGTAGGATTCCTAACGGATCAGGACCTAAAGACGTTCTACTTTCCAGAAAAGATTATGGCTAGATCATTTCTGTCCGCTGTATTAGGGGAGAGGGAAGGTCCTAGCTTTCAGGATATACTTGATCAGAGGGATAGCCTAACTCGTTTACTAGGATGACTAATGTCTGCCATTAAGCTAAATTACACACGTATGAAAACCGCTTCCTTACGGAAGTCAGCGCTGGGGTTTGGCGGAAGCAGCGGTGGGTTCACAGGAAACGGAAACGGAGGCAGTGGAGGCTTCGGATTTGGCGGAGGGGCTGGGGGACGTAATTCACATAACAGGTTCAACCCTGTGTTCGACGATTTGTCAGAAGGCACAATCGTTGAACAATTTATGCCGGTTGATTTCCGGCGACTCCACAGAATCTGGCGCAGAATCCGTCTTCAGGACCCCGTCGCGGGTCCTGCTCTTGAGTTATACAGTGACCTTCCGTGGTCTGAGTTCCAGTTCACAGGACTAGAAGACAGGTCAATCGCTCGCATCTACACAGATGCAATGAACAACATTGACATAACCAATGAGCTTCCGGGTATTACTGGGGAGTTCCTTGGCATGGGAAAGGTGATTGGCCACCTCATCATGAACGAGGCCAAAGGAATCTGGGAGCGGATGATTATCCATGACCCAGACTGGATCCGGGTCAGCCCTATACCCGTTCCAGGATTCCAGCCCAAGTTGGATATCATCCCTACCCCAGACCTTAAGGCGTGGGCGAACTCTTCCGACGAAAGGGACCGACAAGCGCAGGGAGAAGTGGAAGAACTGGCAGCGATGATCCGTAATGGGCAAGAGATTCCTCTCCCCACGGAAAACTCCTTCTACCTGCCACGCAAGACATCTCCCTACGACGTTATTGGCGCTAGCGTTTATACTCGAATAATCATGTTCGTTGCGTACGAGAAGGCACTTGTCAATGCAACGATTGCTGCCTCAAGGAGACGCGCTTCGAGAATCCGACACATCACTGCTGGAATCGATGATGTTTGGGAACCCTCCCCAGATGAGCTTGACGACTTGTCCTCTCTGTTCATGCAGGCGGATGAGGACCCAGTCGGCGCCATTGTTGTCACCCGTTCAGGCGTGCAGTCAAACGAGGTTGGTGGAGGAACACTCCAGGATGTAACCAAAGTCACTGACGAATGGGATTTCCTTCTTAAAGGAAAGCTAAACGCTCTTGGCGTTAGTGAGTCCTTCATCTCAGGAGACGCAACCTATAACTCTCTTGAACAGCTCATGTCTGTGTTCCTGGAGAGGATCAAGGTTCATCGAAAGTTCATTGAGAGGAACCTGATCTTCAACAAACTGCTACTGCCCCTCGCGAAGCGTCATGGGTTCATCCATCGAAAGAAGGCAGAGTTAGATCATCGCATCCGTATTGCCCATACCCCCGGGGAAGAGCGCTATATTCTTCCTACAATCGCGTGGGAGAAGTCGCTCCGTCCTGTTGCCGATAGGGATTATCTGGAGATTCTTCAGATGATGAATGAGAAGGGCATTCCAATCACCAAGAGGACGTGGACGTCCGCTGCAGGATTTGACCTAGAGTCAGAGATGGAGCAGTTTGACGATGATATCGAAGTAAGCCGCAGACTGGTCCAACAGCAAAAGAAGCTAGCCCAGGTGGCCCCTCCTCAGCAAGAAGGAATGGGCGGAGGAATGGGTGGAGAAATGGGTGGAGAAATGGGAGGCCTCGGTGGACTGGGAGGTGGAGGCGGCCTCGGTGATCTCGGCGGAATGGGTGGTGACCTTGGAGGAATGGGTGGTGACCTTGGAGGAATGGGAGGCGGAATGGGAGGCGGAGTACCTGAGGAAGGACTCGGGGGAGGAGCCGCTACGGGAGGCGGCCTAGAGCTTCCTTCTGTAGGTGCCTCGGTTCGTGTTGCTTCTATTCCTAACTCACTGGCGCTGCTTGAGTCCCTCCCTGTCTGGAAGGGCAGGAAGAAGGAGTTCCTGGGTGTCACAGCAGACCAAGCCCAAAAATACGCCAAGGTTCTTCTTTCAATGCTGGACAAGAAGACCATAGCGCGAACTCTAACTAGGGGAGAGGCCAGAAAAGCCATCAGTACGGGAAACAACAAGAAGGACCAAGTGCTTCGGTACATCCTAACCCGAGCCGGGATTCTACACGACGCAGACATCTCTAGAGTCGTAGCCTCTGACATTACCAAAGAGCTTCGTTCCATGTTCTCTTCCAGCCCAGAGGATCTTGCAGCGGAACTTAGGGTTATTGCTGCCTGCGCACAGCAGGGAAGGAGAAACTCATTACTACTAGAGGAAGAGGCACAGCGTGCCCTGTATAAAGAGGCGGAACAAAGCAGAACCCCTGCCTCACAGCACGCTCGTCGTTTCTCTAAAACGATCAAGGATGAGAGTAGGTTGGTGCCTAATGTCAACTTACTTACCGGAAGCACACCTGCTGTTCATGATGACGACGACGACTAATGGCAAGCCTTACTCCACTTATTCGAAAAGCATCGGAGCACGTTTCCTCCACAGTGTCTTCCTTGATAGACAAGGCCAGGTCAATGGAGAAGAAGCCTACAAGCTACGAACGCCTAGTCAACGAAATCGTAGAAGACGTTTACGATGAATACCGTTTGATGGAAACGAAGCCCGAACTGATTGGACCCTCCGAGGCAGATTCGGGGATAATCATCAAGGCGTTCAAGAAGATGGATGCAGTCCTACCCTCAAAGAACCCACAATCAACGGAAGACGAGAGGAATCTTGAAGCCGCTTTGGTGTCCCTAATTGAGTACGCAGCTCTGGTGAACAAAGCAAAGAAAAACATACTCCTGTCTATGAGGCTACTTGACATCGTAGACAATAAGGGAGAACGACTACAAGATGAGGTCAGAGCCTTGTAGTATTAGTCTTATATGGGTGTCTGCTCCTATTCTAACGTGAGAGATACTATGATTAAGACTGGTGACGTTTCGTTTGACACCCGGGTGTTCGAAGGAATCTCCTGTACAAAGGAGAGAGATCCTCGCACCGGGTCACTACGCATCGCGTCAGAGAACATCTTCAACAAGACAAAGTCTCTAGACGTAGACTGGCTTACCCAGGCATCTGAGGCCTATCAAATCTCGGCAGATATCCGAGACTACGTAATCAATGAGATCCCAATTGTCACTGTTGGGATCCCAAACAGAAACTTAGACGAGTTCCCTCTCGACGACGTAACCAGCTTCAATGCAGAGATGGGAAGGCTGGTCTATACAACTTTCATCGGGAAGCCCACACACAAGGATCATGACAATAGGGATCCAAGAAAGGCCAAGGGCGTCCACTTCGATGCGAGCCTGCAGAAAATGGCGAACGGGCTCTACAAGATTGTAGTGCTGGCAGGATGGGATAGAACCAAGGACCCCGAGCTTGCGAACGATATCCTGACTCGTAAGAGGACTGGATTCAGCATGGGAGCCCTAGTCGGGTATACGGAGTGCTCCGTTCCTGGCTGCGGTGCTACAAGCCCCAATGGCAAGATCGCGTGCAGACACCAGGAATACGGACGTGGCAAAGGAAATGTCGTGGAAGGCCAACTGGTGTACGAGGTGTGTCGTCGCACCAACTTCATCGAGACCTCAAACGTCCTAGACCCCGCTGACCATACAGCGCACGACCGCTGGGTAGAATCGTTCAGGTAGAGACTCTGTAAAAAGAGCCCATGCACATTACGAATTGTGGGCGCACAGACCTTCCAGCTTGCGGTGTTTACCGACACTTCAAAGGCAACCTGTACGTTGTCTTAGGCAGTGTTATCGACGCCACAACAGACCGGGAAATGGTCCTGTACAAAAGTGCAGAAGGAAACGAACTCTATGTTCGGACTGCAGCGAACTTCAACGAGGAAGTAACGCCTGACTTACGCTCTAGGGCTAGGCCCAGGTTTGCTAGACTCCAACTTGGCGACCTTAAGGAAGGAATGGAGTGAAATGACAGAAAAAGAAAAGTACCGAGTCAGGTACAACAGGTGGACAGAAGCAAAACCTACGATCATTCCTTATTCCTCTGACAACAAAGAAGAGGTTCTGAAGGAGATCATGGAATACCTTCAAGCCGTATCTTCTGAGATAGAAAATGAAGCGCAAAGAGGCGCCGAGAGCAAGGGCCATCGTGTCGACGGGTTTAAGCTTAGTATCAGGCCAAGGGTTGGGGTTGCGTTCTCTAGGCCGATGACAGCCCAAGGGATCAGAAATGCTAAGGCAGGGGAGAAAAGAAAGAGGGAAAAAGAGGAGAAAAAGAGGAGGGAGGACTTGAAGCTGTTGGCTAGCTTGAAGGCCAAGTACGAGAGCGAATAGAAATAAGCCAGGATTTTCGGTCTGGAATGTTACCAGATTATGGAAGTGGGGCTTATATTTGTCCTATGGCCCGAGACACAGCTAGAACTTCATACCCTTACTACCTAAGGATCATGCGAGTTGCCGCGAGGTCCACCCGACCCTATTCTGATAGGACACTCTTACCTGAGAGTGAACAGAAGAAAATACAGAAGAACACTGAGACTGCGAAATCTTTGCGAGTCGTAGCAGATGGGCTAAAAGATATTTCCCACAGAGCTACATTGGCTGTTGGATCAAAGTACTTGATCGAGAAGTCTGTTAAGCAGGTTTCTTCTGAACTGAAGATTCCTGCATTAGAGCAGAGGGTAGGAGAGAAGATCAATCTTCTATTTGGTGAGTACAGTAAGTACACTGATCGCGTCAAACAGATCTTGGACCCCATCGAGAAGGGGATAAGGGCGAAGGAGGCCTCTTGGGTCGATGGGAACCGAAAGATCGAGAAAGAAATCAATACGTTGGTTAAGCTTCTAAAGACTCCTGGAAACAGTGCAGAGGCGAAGAAAGAAGCTAGAGAGAAGATATCGGATCTCCGTAAGGAGTTCCCCAATGTTGAGATAGATCAGGGTGCAATTCCATCTCTAGTAAAGAAACTACCTCCTGTATTAGACAAGGTGGCCAATCTGTTCTCAGAACTTTCCTCTGCAGGAACAGAGAATGTAGAAAAGTCGCTCGGGGTAGAGACCAAAAAGAGAGAGAAGGAGGTACAGGACTCAAATAACCATCTGAAGAAGGAAGAGCACTACCTGTACAATCTGAAAGAATCAATAGAAAAGAACCAGCAGGGATTGTCTCCTGAAGAGCTTGAACGAGTAAAGAAGGTGTACACCCAGCGGTTCGGTCTGTTCCGTAAAGACAGGGACATCGTAGAGTTCAAGGTAGCTTATCTCCAGGCCATTAAAAAGGCACAGGAGATGATGCCCTATACAATCAAAGACCAGTCAGAAAGAGCTACCAAGGACATTGATACCCTCAAAAAGCAACTAGATGCCATAAAAAGGAAGCATGAGGAAGACAATCTTCCTCCAATGCACCCCATGTCTAGGAATGAAAGTAAACCAAGTAAGAATACGGCCATACCAAAAGACGTAAACACGAAGAGTGAGATACCTTTATCCACGCAAAGTGGTGAAAAACAGAAGCCCGCTCCAGGAAGGGGTGGTCTTCCCCCGATGCATCCTCGTGGGACCAGACTATCGTCTGTAAGAAAAAGATTGAGTAAAGTTGCTAAAAGGCTTTTGATTCTAGACTATTTACGTCACAAGTCATTGTGACTTATGGAAGTAGACAATGGTGTCTATCTCCCTCGCCGCTCTTAGGCCCAAACCCTCACAAGGTACCAAACTATGGCTAAGAAAAATGCAGCAGCCTTAAGAGCCGCCCGATTGAAGCGTATTGCATCTCGCAAGAACGCATCTGCTACGGGCGCACAGTCTCATTCAACCTCAAGTAACAAGGGTAACACTACAGCACCCAAGGCAAAGATGGCGGCTCCAGCGCCGACAACGATGTCTACACCTGTGGTGGATCCTGCTCTGGTTCCAAAGACCGCTCATCTTGACCTTCTCCTCTACGGAGCTGATCAGGAAAACCCACACTGGGTTGTGCTAGCTAGTGGTCGTCCTGTCGCAGAGATTCGTCTCGAAGACCAGGAGGAGCACGAGAAGATCGCAAAGCTCTTTGTCACTGAAAAGTATGCCGAAGGGATCCGTGAAGCATCAAAGCGATTTGATCTTGCGGAGATTCTGGAAGGAGTTTACGCTCGTCCATACGTCGCCACTGTCTCCGGTTCTGACGCTTTCAAGCAGGTTCAGCAGCAGGTTACTGCCTCTGCCACCGCCGAGCTTCGTAGGGCCAAGGCCGATCTCCGTGATGATGCCCTCAATATGCTTAATCTCGTTGTCCTCGCGCAGACAAAGAACTTCATTCAGGAGAATCCCCTCAAGGCGGAACTTTTCCAGCGAATGGCGTCTGCGGGTATCAACGAACAACAGGCTGTCTCCGTAATTGAAGCGTCTTACCAAGCCAAGGCTTCCGACCATTTCGAGCAGTGCTTCAAGCAAGCATTCAAGTGGATGGATCTCCAGCCCGAGGCCCTTTCAGAACTAGAGGAACAGATCAAGGGACTCAATACCCGTACCCCTGTGGTAGCGGCTACTGATTCCATTCCTGCTTCTCACCAAATGCACAATGTTCCCATTCAGACCCGCGCATCTACTTCGTTTGATAACGAGGAAAGTGGAAAGGAGTCTCTGAGGGAGTCATTGGGTTTCCGTGGTGCACATACGCACGCTACTCGATAATCTCTGAGGGAGATAAAAAATGGCATATGATCTAAAGCGTTCTTATTTCAACGACCTTCGTGAGAGGGCTGTCGCCGCAGGCGCAGCAATCACTGAAGAGGGTCAAGTCCTTGTATACACGGATGCCGGTGACGGCACCCTTGCTGTACAGCCTTCTGCCGGTGCGGCATCTGAGGTGGTTGCGGGATTCGCAATCACTGACGCGATGAAGTACGCCACCGCAACAGTCGTGGAGGAACTCGTAATTCCTGCAGCGGGCGGAAACGTCTCTCTGCGCAACACGAACCTGATTGCTGGTGACGAACTTGTGTTCGACCTCACGGCTCCTGGTGCCATGTCCTCACCTCTCGCAGGTGCGGGTACCTACACCCTGAATGCAGCACAGGGCATCCTGACCTTCAATGCGCTTGATGCAGGTCACTCCGTTCGTGTGACCTACCGTTACACGCCCACGCTTGAGGAGGTCCTTGCGACCGAGCACGAGCGTTCCATCAACAACCGGGCACAGGACTTGTTCTCCTCGGTTGCTGTGGGTGCCCAGGAAGGTGAGATCTTCACCACGATGTACGACACCTCCAAAGCTTACGCAGTGGGTGACGACGTCATGTCCGGTGCAGGCGGCCTTGCTACCTCGGCAGCAGTTGGAACCAAGCTTGGCTTCGTTTCACAGGTTCCCGGTGTGGCAGATGGACGACTTGGTATCAAGTACCATCTCGCCAGCTGACCCTAAGCGACTCTCGTAGTCGCATCAGACAAGAGCCTCGAACGAAAGTTCGGGGCTCTTGTCGTTTGGGCTTACTGTATTATTTCCTGCCTCGTTATCTTAGAAATACAAGGGAGAAAATCCATGACGATCACAATCAAAAGCGACAGATACCACGCAGGACACTACCAAGATGAGTTTGCGGCTAGGAACTACTACGGATCCAGGAAGAAAGGAACAGGACTGGCCCTGACTCTAGTGACCACAGACTATGCGGCAGTCAGCGTGGAAGTCACTCCCTTAACGTCTGACTACAAAGTAGGAAAGCCCGTTGTTATCACGCCAAAGCAGCTAAATCCTACAGGAATCAGGTCAATCGGTTCTTCATTCTTGGACGCCATCGCGTCCAATATGAACCTCGCGGACATCCAATACTTTGGAAAAAATGCATTCTCCTGACTATTACTTCTTCTGAGAAGTAAGACACTAATCTTCAGCAACATTATGTTAACCCTATAGTCTTACCCTGATGTATTCATTAGGACCCAATCGAAGCGAGTCTAAGTTTTACTTTAAGGAAATCACAAGTTTTCTCCCAAACAAAAACCAGTCTAACAACCACTACAACTTTGTTCTAACAAGAGAAAACGAAATGGCAAACCCATACGCTTCAGGTCCCGGCATCAAGGTGATGCGAAATGCCCCCGACGTTCCCGCAGCCTCTCAGGATGGTGTGCGTGGCGGCGTTCGGACGGCTTCTGGTACGAGAATGTCCAATGGTCCCGCATACGGCGCGAACGGAGAGCTTAATGCTAGCTCGACGCAAGAGCTGATGCAGGTCATCGGTAACGTACTTCAACAGTCCCGTACTGACGTAAAGACTGCTTCTGTTGCTGACGCAAACCAGCGTCTCGCAACACTTCGTGAAGCATACTACGACAAGAGCGGCTCCAAGTTCCAGGTTCTGGGAGAGGTAATCTCCGAGGAAATCTGGGAAACTCTGGGTCGTGAAGGCTTTAGCCGCCGTCTCTTGGCTGTTACGCCCCTTTCCAAGGGACAGACAGGCCGAGTGAAGGTCCGTCGTAAGGATGTCTTGGCGTTCCAGGTTACCTCGGACGTCAAGATTCGCGAGCAGCGCATTCGTCAGACCTGGGTCTACCCGGCTGAGTTCTACCTTGCTGCGAACATCCTTATCGAGGATAAGGAGATCGAGCAGGCTCCCACGGATATTCTCGATGAGAAGTTCCAGGACGGACTTGAGGCGATTCTTCGTCGCGAGGACGTGCTTACCCGTGCCCTGCTTAACCGCGCAGCAACGACCTTCAACGACCTCGTTCTGTTCACCACGTTCAACCCCTCAGTGCTTACTACCCTGCGTACGCAGGTCAACCGCTGGGGAACCAACGCAGCCACCATGGTGATTGCTTGGGATATCTGGGATGACATCATCGCAGATGCGGACTTCGTGGCTTGGTGGGATCAGGTTCACAAGCACGAGTTGATCCTTGAGGGACGACTTGGTTCAATGCTTGGAATGGAGATCATCACGGACGGCTTCCGCTACGAGACCTTGCAGGTTCTTCAGCCTGGTGAGGTTTACGTGACGGCTTCCCCAGTAACCCTGGGAACCATCACGCAGCGTAAGGAACTGGACTCCCGTGCCATCGACCAGTACAACCTCGGGCGTCCTGCTCGTGGCTGGTTCATGGAGCAGATCCAGGGACAGGTGATTGTTAACGGGCGCGCGTGCGACCGTGGAATCCGAGTCTGACCTCGCGGCAGCTAACTAGCTGCTAACAAATGGAAAAGGGTCGCTTCGGCGGCCCTTTTCTCGTTAACGCTGTAAACAAGAAGGTACAATGAAGTTAGCCTTAGAGAAAAAGAAGTCTCTTCTATACTCATGGGCAAAAGGAGAAACCCTGTCAAATCTTGGTAGGGAGTTGGGAATCCCAACACGGAGAGTAAGGAAGGAACTTGGTATCCCAGCAAAAGGGGACCCAGGGATCTTCCAGTTCAAGTTAAACCTTCTAGCTCCTCATCTTCGTATCACTCGCCAGGAAGTCAGGCATACGAAGGGAGGAAACAAGCAAGTCTACCTGCATTTCCTGAACACAGAGAAGGGCGAGAACCACGTTATGCTGTCAGGGGACTTGATCTCTAGTGTCAAGCAGCCCAAGGCAAGCACGCTAGAGGAGCTACTTGAGGGCAGGTCTGAGGAGGACAGGGATCTCATCCGTCAGTGGGCACGGGGCGTCTCCCTGTCGAGGATAGCCAAGGAGCAGGGAGTAAGCCGAGGACGGCTCTCCCAAAGGCTAGGGCTGCCTCCAGCGAGCAGCCAGGAGGCGTTTGGGATACGACTGGAGGCTGTCGCTCCTCATCTCACTCTTCTCAGTGTGCACAAGAGCGATAAGTCGTCGGACATCATGCTGGAGGTGCTGGACACCAGAAACGGACGAACCTTTACTCACACTTCCTCTTGGATGTTTTCCAGTCTGGAGGAGGATCCGATTAAGGTTTTCTTTCCTAGCCAGTCGGAGGTAGTTGAGAAACGAGTCCGAAATGGAACGATGACTTTGATAGAGGGGATGACGCAGAGAGAGTATGCGGAGAAAATCGGTTCGTCCTACTCCACAGTTTTGGTAGCTCTTAAGGGAAGGACAGAAGAGGAGGCCATAAATCTCCTAGAGGATTACAGTCCTGCATCCTGGACCTTGGAGAACCGAGTAGCTCGGTGGCTCGAAGAAGAGGGCCTGGAGGTCACAAGAAATCGTAAGTTTGCAGGTACGTCGTACATCCCGGATATCGTTGTCCACGACAAGAAGCTAGTAGTCGAATGTGATGGACTATTTTGGCACTCTGACGCCGTAATAAAGGACAAAAGGTACCATGAGAAGAAACGGGCAGCTTACCTTGCCCAAGGATACCGCTCCTTCTTCTTTAGGGAAGATGAGTTGAACAACAAACCAGAAGTGTGTCGATCCATCCTGTTGAACTTCCTGGGGAAAAACACCCGAGTGTTTGCGCGAAAAACGAAAGTAGCACAGGACAGCCCAGTTATGTTCGAAAAGTACCATCTAATGGGAAAGGGCCAAGGCACTGTGTATTCTCTTTTCTACGAGGACGAGGCAGTATCTTCTCTACAGGTGAAGTTCAAGTCCATAAAAGACGGGATATTGAATGTCAGCCGGTTCTGCTCTATGCCCCACCTCTCAGTCGTAGGAGGATACAGCAAGTTACTTGCGCATGCGATAAGGGACAAGAAGCCTAAAAAGGTTCAGACGTTTGTAGATCTTCGTTATGGCGACGGGACCTATCTGTCAAGCCTGGGGTGGACCCTAGAGAACACCAGTTTGAGTTTCGCGTGGACTGATGGAAAGGGTAACTCATATCACAGAATGAGGTTCAGGAGAAACTCTGGGTACAAAAAGGGATGCCACAAGGTTTGGGACTGTGGACAAGCCAAATGGATGCTAAATATTGAACCTTGATTACAAGTATTACCAGGTGCCTTTTCATGTTACCTAAGTCTGCACTGCAACCTCTCACTGTGCTGCTGCTCTTTGGGAACAGTACCCTACGATACAGCAAATATGGCGTAATACTGGAGCACTAAAATGGATTCTGGCCTACAGAAGAGGGTAGTTCTTGCCTACCAAAAGTTCGACAAACTAGAGCGCCTGCGCTCTCTAGTGGAGGACTCGGAGGGAACTTCCCCTAGAGCTATTGTGGCATCCGCTGCCCTTTTAGGCGCTGAGCTTATTGCCTACGCCTCCTCGAAGGAGAATGACTCTTCCCTCATTCATCGGATGTATGAGGAGATTATCGCGTCAATGGAGTCCAGCCCCTCCGTAGGAGAGGCCTTTTCCTCGGTGCGTACAGCGGACGTCAGCAGCCAAGAACGTCGTGCAGAGGTGCAGCAAGTAATAACAAACCTCCGCATGGATATTGTTGCAGGGAGTAGCGAAGATGACAGCGAATAAGCTAGCCAGTAGACTTCTGGTCTTATCTGGAAAGAGGAAGAAGCCTAAGACTAAAAAGTACAACAAGGCCGTGGAGAATGCCTTTGACGACATTCAGACACATATGGATGAGCGTACAGATTACGATCAAAACACAAGAGCCTTCCGTCTTCTTATGCGGCTGAAGAGCGCACTCACGGCAGAGGGATATCGGTTCAACCTGACATCTCCAAGCGGAAATGTTTCTCCTTCTCTAAGCTCCACCGCCCCTGCCCAGCTGGACTCGCCCACAGACAAGGACATGGTCATGTGTCTGGGCTCCTTGTGCATGCTTATCTCCTCAAGGCCACCTAAGGGTCTCACCAAGGAGAAGACAGAGTTCCTGTCCTCGATGTTTAACAGCAGGCAGTGTTATTCCTATATGCTAAAGCCAAAGAATAAGGAACTTGCACGTAAGTCAGGCAAGAACATGAGCCTCCCCAAGCCCGTAACCTGGGCCAAGGTGGAAGGTTTCGGAATGGAGAAGTCCCAAAAAAGGAGCAGCGAGGATAATACAATGGTTCTTGACGAGTATCGTATTGACGGTATTCGGGCCTACACGTTTGACAACCGTACATTCTACGCCCCAAACGCGGGGATGTGCAAGAGATGGTGTGCAGGTCTAAATCGGATCGTGCACCGTTGCATCGAGAAGTAGCATGTTTCTCTTTCGCACCGCTGATACAGCTAATGACGCGGAGTCGGCTTCTAGAATACTAGGGTCGTATCGTGGTCAAAGTGTGCACATGAGCTTTGGAGGGCAAAGCTTTATCGGAATGCTCGTTTCGACCGCGTACCAGAGGAACAAACTGCGAGTTACCTTTGTCTTCAAGGAGGAGAAAGAAGCGGCACAAGCCAGAAATGAGCATGTGTATCGTTACATGAGGGCTAAAGTAGGGTCCAGTGTCACCTTCAAGGTTGTTGGAGAAGAGGTTACTGGGGTCATAGATGGGGTCACGGAGATCCAAACCGGAGGATCCTTCAGCAGATACAAGAACGCAGAGTTTAGCTTTATGATGATCGTTCCATCGAAGACTAAGGAGATGAGGATTGATCGGTATGCCGCCTCGGCTCCTAGCGCAATCGTTGGAGTAGAAGTCCCGACGAACATTCAAAGCTTTCTTCCCTTGTCCGACTCTCTAGAGTACGAACCGCATATCACCGTCGCCCACTTCCCCTCGATTACGAAAGAGGAAGGAAAGGAAGTTGAAGGACTGATCGAGAAAGCAGCAGGCAGAGTCGGAAGCTTCGACGTACGCCTAGAAAGGTCTTTCACCTTTCCTAATCAGCAAAAGGACGGAACCTACCCGTGGGTGGCTCTCGCAGAAAGCCAGGGTCTAATGGACTTCCATGACACTCTCCTGGACCTTCTTGAGTACCATCTCCCAGGTCTTGCGAGTACGGAGTTCATACACAAGAACTTTAACCCGCATGTGACTTTAGAGTACGTCAAGACACCAGTACAGGGTCTTCCAATTACTCCTGTCATTTGGACAGTGGGTCATGTGACTCTCAACGCGGAAGAGCCTCCAGTTAAGATAGAGTTGCACAGACACCGAAAGACAGCCTCGGTTTCTCCTCATCTCCAGATTGGAGATGTTACAATCCCCGTCAAGGTGAAGTCAGACAAGAATAACCATCTGAAAGTAAGGATACGGGACACAAGAAGGGAGGGCATGCTTGAGGGACTAGAGAACGACGAGATCACGTTCGCTACCCAAAATTCAGAGAGACTTCTGTCCGTAATCGAAACAAAGAACCTCGGTAGAGGTATATTCGACATTTACTACAGGGTGACCAGTCAGAAGTTTCCCTCGACCTCTAAGAAGAAACTCTCTTATGTTCGAAAGGAGTCTGAAAGCCGTGGTGCACTAGAGGCGTCTAATAGGATCGCCAAGCTTCTGGACTTTTCAGAGCAAGAAGAAAAAGAAGAGCCAGAGGATGTAGACGCCTTTGGTCCTGGGAGTCCTGGTACTTTCAGTGACATCGCAACGTATTCGAAGTCTGTGCAGTCCGAAGGGCTCGTGGACCCCGAAGCTAAGACATTTCAAAAAGCGCAGGATCTGGTGGACAGAATATGACTAGTAAGGAAGAAAAGGCAGCAGTTAAACTTATCGTTCTATCTGCTAAGATACAGGACCTTCTACAGGTGGATCTTGAGGAAGAAATAATTCCTACGGCTAAAGAGCGCACTGCCTCTCTGCTTGTGCCTAACATGAAGACGGCAGGTAGAGCCGCAGAGATGCTCATGAAGGCCATAAAGATGATTCCTGATGATGTCTGGGCTCGCCTAGGTCATGAACTGGGATCACTTGTTGGGAATCTTTTGGCTAAGAAGCTAGGCGGGGGAGGAGGGCAAGAAGTTAGTGCTTCTTTTGGCAAGTTGCGCTTGCACGGAAAGGCGGCCAACTCTTTACTTTCTACTGAGGAGTATGTAAGTGACCGTCTCCTAGAAGCAGGATTTAACGATCCATACGAGATGACCACTCTTCTTCTTTCTGCTATGAAAAGAGCACTCTGCCACACCTCACCCAAGAGACTAGAAAAGATGTCTAGTTATTTGAGGGAGCATGAGTCTGACCTTGAAATGTACTGGAAACTAAGTCGATGAAAACCCTTCCTCTAGATGAGCAAAAGAGGGCTATATTGTATGCCCCCAAGGATCTCCTTTGGGCTATCCTAGAGGAGGATTCCGCCTGGCTTAAGCTATTTAAGGTGCTACCGATAGACTACTACAACCAGTTTCTCGATAGACTACGCTTGCTGGGAACACAGGATGACAACGCCATCCGAAACATGGCCAAGATGTATATCCAAAACAAAGTCGGACTTGGCCATCTGCAGGAGGCGATTGCTAAGGTTTGGAAGCCGGATGATCTAGAGGACGCTACGTCGTGGCTGAAGGAGAAAGGGTTTCTTAGTCGGCCACTTATGCCTATGAACCTACAAGCCTCTTCGACAGAAGATGTAGTAGGAGTCATCAAAGAAGCCTTGGCTATGAGTCCAGACGTAAAGGGAAAGCTTGTTGAGGCAGCAAAGGGAGAGCGACCTAAGCTCAACAAGCCTCCTGCTGGGGCATCAAAGGAGGGCAAAAAGTGCTGGAACAAAGTTCTACGCAACAAGGACAAGAGAAAGATCATCCTAAGTCCCCGAAGTTTAGAGGACCAGTGGTCCCTTGCTGTCAAGTTCTGGCTTGGGGAGTGCAATAGGTCAGAGCAGTCTCCTTACATCGAGGAAATCCCTACAAGTTCCTACTCCATGCACGCAAATAACGTGCTGAAGAGATCCATACGTGAACTTTCCAATGGACTTTGTGCAGATGGGTACTCCATGTCACGTCCTGCGTCTAGAAAGCTCAAGGCACTATTCGATCAACTTACAAAGGACGGGTACTCGTTAGGCGAATGGTCCTCTATTAAGCCCAAGACTCACGGTGAGATCTGATGAACTCGAAACTTCTACTAGAGCGGAACGCAATAAGGCTTAAGCGTCTTGCTCACCTGGTTCTTGCCGAAGATGAAAATGGAGCAGAAATCCTGGTCCGAATGGATATTCTAGACTCCCCTTTGCTTCGCATCTTTCTAACCTTGTACTACCAGGGAATGCTAGGCAAGGCATCCTCCGTAGGGACAAAAGACCCCTTCACTTTGATCTCTGATTTACTAACCAGTGCGGAGAGAAAAGGATACAAGTTCCCAAAGACCAAATCCGCTATGGATATGGCTCGACGTTCTCCCATTACGGTGCCAGATGAAGTCAACCCTCCCAACATTGGTGCCTTGTCTGCCCCCATCCGTAAACTCCGACAGACGATAGCTAAGGAGGAGGCGCATCACAACTCTCAGGGACTTCTGATTACCGTAGGGGAGCCAGAACTTCGCCTCGTGGCTGACATCGAGAAGTCCGTCAAGGATGTCTATAACGTAGACTCCTCGTCCGCTCGGGATCTAACGGTCAAGTCGAAGAAACTAGATGCAGTGTATGACAGACTCTCGAACTCTATCAACATAACTACAAAGACATCTCCTGGGGTAGTTCGACTTCCAATGTACGGAATCGACCGGAGAAACTTCAGCGTGGTCAATGACAGAGGCGAGTACGAGGACCTTAGCTCTCCTGGCATATGGGCAGTAAGTAGAGGAGGAAAGAAGCTCCTGAAGAATCTTTCTGAACAGTATGAGAAGCAGACGGGGGGACCTAGCATTGATAACGCTCTGCTCGCGTTCGACAGGGGAAGAGCAAGGATTGTAGACATCATTCCCCCTCCCACCCAGTTAGAGATACTCTTTCCTCTGGGGAGTGAGAACAAGGCGGACGAAACGCTTGACGCTTTGCGAAGACAGGGGGACTACGACGTCTATAAACAAAGGGTTTATTTGTCGGTACGGTCAAAAGTTGGACGATACGGGTATATGGAGGTCGTGACCAAGACCGATACGGAAAAGATGGAGTACGATGACGAGGGTGAACTAGTCCCTATTAAGTCATACGATTTAGGCGAGTATGATCAGGAGAAAGGGTTCCGAGAGCTTCCCGAGGATACTACTGTTCAGTTAGCCTTTGGCCTCTTTAGTGACGCACTTCTAACACTTAGGAAGGGCCGAACGGTAAATCGAAGCCTAGACGAAACCCTTATGATTGTTTCTGATTTTATCTCTTCAGTCGACAACTATGCCCGTTCCTTCAAAATCCAAGGGCATAAGTTATCGCAGGGGTATCAATCGTTCGTTTCGTATCGTTCTGCACTCCAGGAGGCTAGAAAGAGTAGCGACGGAAACATGATGTCCCTGGTCCGTCTGCCTCCTGGAATGATGATGGAAGAGGAGGAGGGAAGTCCCATCGCCTCCTTCTCTGTAGACAGAAAAGTTCCGAACATGATGACCAAGGTGATGGTTACCCCGGTCCAGAGCACACAGTTTTCTGGCTTTGTTGACTTCGACCAAGACTATCACATGATGATAATTTGGTCTCACCATGTAGAAGGGGAAGAAGTCAAAGGAGAGAACGATACAACCTTTACGAAGGAGCTTCTTCGCATCCTACGGGCTAACTCCTCTGATCTAGAACGCCTTATGGGGGCTGCTCCACTACTTAAAGAAGTAAGAAAGGGAGCCATGTATACGTTCGGTATCCCGTTTTCTGTCTACAGCGTCTCGGAGAAGAAGAACGGTTTGGTCGCGTTCATAACCAAGGTTAACAAACAGATCGAAGACGCATCGCATAAGTCAAGACTTACGAGAGGAATCAAGAACAGGATTGAGGATGAGGATCTTCAGCTCGCTCCTAGGAGGAAGTCGTGAGTCTCATACTTACCCATAAAGACCAACAGTTTGTGGCTGTGTCTACGGTTACTAGGCGCACGGATGGCAGCCTGGTGTCTCCTGATGCAGACCCCCTATGTGCTATCTTCAGAATGGATCCAACCACAGGACTACTTGCGAAGGATCTAAGTCTAGGGACGCTTGGCGAGATAACGCTGTCTTTGGTTCCAGGAAGTGCCTTTCTGTACTCAGGTTCCCTCGATCTTACAGCTGCGGCTTTCTCCAACTACGAGCTAACCATAACGTATTCCTATGACGCAGGCGCAAGTACCAACGTGGTCAGGGTTCCCCTGCTCGTGAGCGTACCGGAAACCGTGTTGTTCCGTAATCGAATCACGTCAACCTGGTCTCAAGGAACCACATTCACTGCTCCGACTGAGACTATCTGATGCCCTCTGCGTCCCCTACAGAACTCGTTCTTGACTTGAGGGCGGAGTATGAAAAAACTGGGGACACAGTTCTAGTGTACGCTTTTGTTGTAGATCCCACCTTAGAGCTAGGGTTTCCGGGACTCGTTAAGTCAGGGACCTGCCAGCTCCTGTACAGAGGAAACCTCATTCGAGAGATATTGTTCGACAAGAGGTTTGGCAACGGACCAGAAGGGCTAGGAGATTTTGTATTTCAGTTCAGTCATCCTTCCGCTATCACTAACTTGCAAGTACGGATTGAGATGCTCATGGATGTTCCTACGGCCCCAGGAAACCCGCCAGGAGGAGGGGGTAATGGCCCACCACCAGGAGGGGGTAATGGCCCACCACCAGGAGGGGGTAATGGCCCACCACCAGGGGGTAATGGCCCACCACCAGGAGGAGGAGGACCTATACCCGTATTCTTATTAGCGAAGACCGTTCCAGTAACTAAGGGAGAAACTCCTTATCTACCACTCGAACGTCAGGCAGGAACTGGGTCCGACTTGAATGGTGAACTTCGAAGTAAGAAGAGAGTCGACGAGGAGCTTCTATGAAACCCGCACCCTCATACAAGAACACACCAAGCTCACTGAACCCAGACGCTTATTCGGTTTGGAGATACACGGTTAAGCATTACGCTGACAGCATCTACGAGTCAAAGGATCTTACGACACAGTGGACTGTGGCAAAAAACAACTTCGAACGCTTGTGTCGAATTAGGAATATAGCTCCCTACGCTAATAAGCTAGAGGCGCTCGCAAATCGCCTAGCACAACTAGCTGAGAATATCTAATGTTAGTACCTGTAAAGCAGCTCTACCCCTATCGCTTGGTTACTCCTGGAGAAACCATAACGACAGAAGTTGAGACAAACCTTCCGGTTTCTCCGATTCTAAGGCCGAAGTTGTTCGTTAAAAATACGTCAACTGCTGATACCTTGAGGGTTCAAATTACTCATATTCTAAATCTGGGAGTAAGTGACGACCCTCTACTCACCGGATCGTTTTCTACTGTTCTTGTTGACGAGGTAGTTGCCCCTCAGGGACTGCTATGTCACACTTTTCTTACTGTAGCTTTGGATTCTGGAATCACATCGCATGAGCTTTTGCTAGAAACAGCAGGAACATTAGTGGACGTTATAGCACAGGTTTGGATTGAAGGAGTGTTTGAGGAAAGTCTTAAGACCACCCCAGCGTTTGAGCCCATTTTCGTATAATGACCACTATCTACCTAGTAGCTCTATTTTCGCTCCTTATTGTTGTGCTTATTCTTTTGCTTAAGTTCCAGCCAGAACTCCTTAAGAAGTATTGGAAGTACCTGGCTGGGGCAGGAGCCGTTGCTTTTTCCGTGGTTTTTCTAGTTGGTAAGCTCAAGAAGACAGAAAAACCAGACGTAAAGGGAGATAAGAAGAAGAAAAAGCTAGACGAAGGTCTAGAAAAAGTGAATGCAGAAGCCGAGGTAGAGATAGAAGAAGCGAAGAAAGAAGAGAAGAAAGTTACAGATAAGCTTGAAAAAATCAAAGAAATAAGTGATGAAAAAGAGAGGCTTAAACAGCTCGCTGAGTTATTTAACGAGACTAGAAGGTAAACGATGACGGCTCCGGTAGACATTAGGTCAGTTGCGGCCAAGCTCCTCAAGGGGCACCACATGAACCTGATGAACTCAGGAGTTGTAGAGGACCCCTCTATCCCTGGGGCTAAGGTCACGATGATCGAGTTCCGTGTTCCCCGGAACCACAACCCAAAGGCATTCTTTGACAGCCTTAATGAAAACGGAATCCAGTATAGCAAGGAAACGAAAGACCCCAACGCCACCACTATCAAGTGCCGCCTCTGGCCAAAGGGAAAGAAAAGCGAGGCACTGGACGCACAACGTAAGCGCCAGGAAGAGCTACGGGGCACAGATAAGGGCAACAGCGGTGGAGCAGGCGGAGGCGTAGGGGCTTCTCCTTATCTAGGACCACCTAGCGCAGGAACAGCGAGCACACTAGTTATGTCGAACACAAAATTTGATGATACGGCCAGAGAGCTTCTCGAAGGGGGACACATAGAAGATGCCATCGAGCTTCTTAAGATCGCGGGCGAGCAGAGCTGGGAAGAGTTCGGCCAAAAGGTTAAGGAAGCCCTGTCCTCGGAGGACATTTACCAAAGTCCCGAGGTTAGAAATCTACGGGAGAGGGTCGTCTCTTCCATCATTAAGGCTCTTGGTAAAGATGCTGTTCTCCTGAAGGATATGAGGTCAGATGACCTTTCCTCGAAGCTCGGGGACTATTTGTCACTGAACATGGACCTTCTTCTAGGCACGAGAGAGATGGCGGATAGCCTTATCCGAAGAGTGGCAGCAGATTACCGAAGCGCAAAGAAGCAAGCCGCAGTGAAAAGCGGGTACCATTCCCTACTTTCCTCCCTCACAGCAGGAACCGAGGCTTATAAGAAGGCAGAGGCACTGCAAGAGGTAGACGAGGGGTCTACCCCCTCTCCTCTAGCCCCGCTTTTAGAACAGGGTAGAATAGCGGAAGCCAAACTCCTTCTTCTGGAACTCTGATGCCTATTACGGATAAGAAAGAAGATCTTGCGATGGCGTTTCTTGGGGCTTCTGAGAGCGAATGGAGCGATCTAGTCGATAGAAGCATAGGAGCTAGAGTACGAACTTTAGCCTCTGTGGTTGTTGGGTACCAGGATGACCTAGAGAACCTGCAAAAGTTCTGGAACATGATCAATGAGGATAGCCTTCTACCCAAGGTAAGTTCTCAGTTGAACCTACTTGACCGCATCCGGGCTGCCACAGTGGAGGCAGTATCTTCCCCGGAGGCGGATGATGAAGAGCTAAGGATGTCGTTAGACTATGCGATAGACATGGTCAAAAAGTCCTATACGATCTATGCTAAGGCAGAGGAGTTTACTCTAGGGGAAGTGAGGAAGAACTCTGTTGGGCGCCCCAAGACATCCTCCTTTCTGAGAAGCATAGGAAACTATTGGAAGTACCTGGACGATTTCTGGCCTGACATCCGCAAGGAGGTCGTAGGAAAGTGGGTAGAGAGCTTTGGTAAGACGTCCACCCTGCTTGGTCGTGCGATCACCAGGCTCAGGCCAAACGAGAAGTCTGCGCATAGTATCTTGCTGAAAGTCTCTTCCCTTCTCCGGGGTAGGTCCAGCCACTTCGCCGCGCAGAAGGTCGAAGACGTCAACGATAAGATCAAGCAGTACTACGTCAAGGAAGAGGGTCTAATCCCTGCCTACATGGGAGCACAAGGTAATTGGAAAGTGGCCAGAGACGACTGTCCTGATCATCAGCTGCCAGAAAAGGAGACACGACTAACAGAACATTTTGCTTTCTGTAGGTTCAACAAAGAAGAGTGCCCCTCTTTTGATCGTAGTCGGGGAAGCTACGTTAAGTGCAAGAGCTTCATTATGCTGAAAGAAGCGAACCTAGTTAACGGAATCAAGAAAATAAGCAGCAAAAAATTCCTCTCTTCCTTGGAAGAAATAGCAGAAACAGATCCGTTTGTCCGTAGTTTATTCCTGGAAGCTGAGCGGAGAACAGGCGCCCTTTATTATGGGAATATCGTTGATGACAGATTAGAGGACCTTTTATCAAGCTATTCCCGCTCAGATAGAAAAGGAACCTACGACTACAGGGTATATACTGTTGCAGATGAGCCCGTTTTGATAAGCGGAAAACACATTGTAGCTGCGGACCCAGTTCTGATTGAGATGCTAAGCAAAGGTGAACAGATGCCAAGAAAAGCAGCAACACGTAAGATTGCAAGCTCTGTAATTCGCGTAACATTTACTGCGAATGCGGTGAGGGATCCAGAGTTCAGAGATTTCCTCCGCAAAAAGAACGCCAAGAAGACGAAGCATTTCACCTACGATGTCCCCTTCGACAGGGAGGAAGATATCAACTTCTTCCTACAGGAGGTGCGAGAAGAGTTCGACTATAAGATCGAAATCTTTGAGCTGCTGGAGGACAGCGAGACTCCCATCGAAAAGGATTTCGGGGTATACAATTGGAACTCTTTTCCTCTCCTTCGGTCATCTTCGGCACGTTTGGCTCTAACCTACATCCCAGTCGCGCCAACAAGGAAGAGAGTAGCACGCAGTACGTACAGCCCGAAGGCCGCATCCGACCTGGAAAGAGCCGCTTCCTTACTGTCTGCAACGGATTCCCTTCGCTCTAGGATCGAGGAGGTCTCCGACCACTTGCGAGTGGGAGCGCACATCCTCGTGGCACTGAAGACAGACGTAATGCACTACGCAAGCGGTGCTATTGGAATTATCCCAGACATTGGAACGCACTGGTCTACGATTGATCCCGATACGGGAGCTAACGTAAAGGTAGAACTTGTTCGTGTAGCGGGCAGAAAGACTGGAAAGGCATCGAAGATCTCGTACGTTGTTCGAAGCCTGGACACGGGTAAGGAGATCCGTATCGCATCTCCCTGGATCCGAGAAGGAGTTGGCTGCGGTTGCGGCGAAGGGCCAACCCCTCCGCATCCCATGCTAAAGAACATACTAGAAAAGACAATGACTCCCTCTTCGTCTGGGTCTCTTCCTCCATGGGCTCAGAGGGCGCTAGAAGATGCAGTGGCACCTGCGGCGCCCCCTTCCCTCCCTGCGCCCATGGTAGACTCAGGTGCTATTCCTCCCACGGAAAACGCATTTGGCTACGTTAAGGACAGTGGGGAAGGAACAGTTTATCTGGTCCGAATCGATCCGAAAGCAATGGAACCCGACACCTTTGACGGGGGCGAAGAGGCTCCTCCGCCTCCTTTTGGTCGTTTCCCTGGGGACCTTCCTTTGGATCCACCTGAAATGGATGCTCCTCCGATGATGGCACCTCCGATGGATATGCCTCACATGATGGCTCCAATGGATGCTCCTCCAATGATGGCACCTCCGATGGACATGCCTCCGATGGACATGCCTCACATGATGGCTCCAATGGATGCGCCCCCAATGATGGCTCCTCCGATGGCACAGGAGCAGCATGGACCGTCTGTGGAAGGAGAGGACACCTACATTGCTGTCGATTCTGAAGACAGTGCTGAGGATGACACAGACAATGAGGTACTGGAGGACATCAAAAGTAAGACAGCCCCCGGACTTACCTTCAGTAGTTCTCCCAATAGAAAGGAAGAAGGACCTCCCGCATCAGAAAAAGATAACGATATAGAAGCAGCACTCACAAGGCTGAAGAAAAAGACAAAGGGCGACCCAAGAGTAAAGAATGTGCGGAGTTCCTTAGGACCAAAGGGTGATACGGTGCTATACGTTCATAGCACGATGCCAAAGACCTTGCGAAAGGAACTTCCAACCTCAGTCCATGGATTTGAGCTTATTACTGCTCCAGTGCATGAGATGCCAGAGGACAAGAACGCAGACTCCATTACTAACCAAATGAAGAATGCTCCAAGCAACGGCAGTCCAACAGGTCCCTACACTAAAGGACCCTCATATGATCAGGAGAGCGGCCCGCCTGATAGGGGTGATGTCATTTCTGTTGATCGCGACTTTCCCCCAGGAAGCTAAGAAATGTCTGTCCTGAACAAGCTGAAGATCGTACAGCGAAGGTCGCCAGTAGAGATTAGACCACGGGTAGCTCGGGTAATCGATGCTATTGCTAACTCTTATCCGAACGGAGTCGATGCTCCTGTTACTAAAAAGTTCGACAAAGCAGACTCTGCCATGTCAGAACTTGAGGACAACGCGGATTCGTTCTTAGTCTTGATGCGGACTCTTCCTAAGAAACATCCCTTCAAGAAGTTAGTCAGTGGGCTTGCAGAGGCATCGGACAGCCTGATGTCGAAGCTAACCGAGGCAGGAACGGAGCTAGAGAAGATACTGTCGGTGGACGAGCAGGATCTACCAGGGATCAAGGCCTCGGCTCTTGGCCAGCTAGCTGAGCTTCTCAAGGAGGAGTCGCAAAAGATAGCTGAGGTACAGGAGCTAGGAAAGATGTTGTCCGCATTGGCTGGACGGGCGCACAAAGAGGAAAAGACAACTCCTGTCTCCCATAGCTTGCCTGGAAAGGAAGTGGGGTCAGGCAAGGAAGAAGAGGAAGGAATTGGTGATGAATCACCAGACCTCGACCTTAATGAAACGGCCTCTTCCCCCGCTGCTGGAGGAACACCTCCTCCCTCCCCGGCTCCAAACTTAAGCTCACACTGAGAGTTCGATTATGAAGAACGTTAGGCGTACAAAAGTCATTACCGCATCTGAAGGGGAAGAGGCGAACGAAGAGGAGTCCCAAGCAAAAGGTTCCATAGAGGGAATTGTAGGGGACGACGGAGTATTGGCTGTTCAGCTTCCAGACAACGCTGACCTTGACTCTCTAACTATCGAGGCTCCCGATCCTGATACACCAAGTGTTACCAAGTTTCTAGCTGTGGTAGAAGGGGAGAATCGGGCTGGTCTTGAATCTTTCACAATCCTAGGTGAGGATGAAGAAGGTGAGACTAGGCTGCAGCTTAAGGAAGACCTTTATGGAGGGGAGGAGGTTACCCTAAACTACAACCTAATCGTCGACAGCGAGGCTGATGAGGCTGATGAGGCTGATGAGGAGGATGATGAGGAATATTGGACAGAAGACAGCGCTGCTGAGGATACCAGGGAAGTTGAGGAAGAGGCAGAAAATGCCGAGGTAGGCACTAACGTTCCTTCCGAGGAAGAGCTTAGTAACAGCGAAAGAGAGGACGACAAAGGAAAGGAAAAAGGAAAGAAAAAGGGAAAGGGGAACAAGGGAAAGAGTTGGCCCGCGTCAACCTGGAGCCTTGGAAAGGAATGGTTTAAGTGGAAAACGGTAACCAAAAGGTACGTTGTAAGTGATGGAAAAGTAGATCTTGACTTCGATGTGGAGCCAAAGTCTAAAGTCTCCGTGGCTCTAGTGAATGAGGACGGAACTAAGACCTACAACATAAAGTACAGATTCAATCCAGAGTCCTCTTCCTTCTCGTTTAAAGATGAGGACAACGGAAAGACGGTGGAGGTAAAATACGCACCGAGTAAGGATAACGAATCTAGCAAAGATACGATGAAGGACAAGAAGGAGGAGGCTATCCAAAGGGTAGTCAAGATCCAGGAAGCCGCACAAAAACTATGGATGGATATCCTTCGGTTCCCCGATACCGAAGTAGTGTTGAACGAAATCGTACCTCTTATCATAAACGAAGCAGCAGAAATCAGGAACTCTAGGGCGTCCGAGACTACGCTACTTCCTGAAGACTCCAGCCTATTCCGCTTTACTTACCTTCTGTCAAACGCAACAACTCCAGAAGCTAAGGAAAAGGCATATGCGTTTGCGGAAAAGAATGTCGCTCCTGACATGGCGGTGTTGACGCCTCTGGCATCGATCATCACAGAGAAGGTGTACCGCTCTACTGAGAGGAAAGTAGATGAAGACATCATGGCAGCCATACCTGGCATGTCAGACTTCAGAACGGTATCCCCAGAGGCATTCTCTTATCTCACTAAGGTCAGTTCCGCAAGTAAAAAGATGGACAGGGAGTCTACTGACCTATACCAGTATTTTACTGGGTACTTCAATAGGCTCATTACAAATGGGTACACGTACTACGATCAAACGGGAAAGAAGAAAAAGACAAAGGCAGAGGAAGCTGCTGATAAAAAGAGGATCTGGAATAAGGTCCGTAAGGTGTTTGACGACTCCCAGGTGTCACTAGTAGACCTGCACTCCATGCTCATGGATGTATTCCGATCCTCTGTTCTTAAGTACAATCCAAAAGCAATTCATACCGAAACAGGGAAACAGTTCAATCTGCTGACAGTTGTCAAGGTTACTGCAACTCGGGCTCTTAGAGACCTGCATAACAAGCTCAAGGAAGGGATTGTTAAGGGTAGCTCTGCCCGCTCCATGAACAAGGAAGCAGTGATTCCTGACGGGGGAGGATACATTGATTTCCCCTCGGGAAAGATCGACCTAGGAAGCCTCACCATCAAGGGAAGAGGTGGAAATGTCTACAGGGCGGCGGGTACTCCGTTTGAAGTCCTTCCATCCCCCAAGGGAAACACAGTACCTACGGGGTATATCTCGCTTAGAAAGAAGGGGGACCCCGTTAGAAATAGGGCCACTCCTGACTTGAAGATCATTCTAGAGGATGGGCAGGAACTTCGGAAAGTAACCAAAAATCGCAATGTTAAGCTGAAGGAGTTCAGTGAGGGACTGGCTGCAACCGACTACCTCTTCAGAGTAAGCAGCAAGTCCCTTATTTTTAGTACGAGTCTGATTGGGGAGACCGTTACGATAGCGGGCCTTGGCGGGAACGACATAACGTCATTAGCAAGCGACGAGTTTAGACTAGACACGTCTAAGGGACGTATTTACTTCTCCCCCGAGAACAGCGGAGATGAAATCTCTATCAGTTACATCGACTATGTCAATGTGACTAGGTACCAGGATCTAGAAGGAAAGACAAATGTCGGGGGTGAAGGCGAGGAGTCGGATATGGTCAATGTCATTGACCAAATCGGTGCTGACGTAGCCAACATAGAAGACGAAGAAGAGGCCGCTCAGGCACGGGAAAACGCGAAGGTCCTACTTGGAGTCATCGCTGATGTGCTTAAAGACCCTAACTCAGAACTTGATAGTGAGGAGATAAGCTATCTTAGCGCTGCTTTAGGAATCTCTACAACTCAAAGCCCAGAGACTGCGGCTTTGACCGATTTAGAGATCCAAAAGAAGCTCAATATCGGAAATAATACTCGCCATTACAAGAAGATGAAGAGGAGAGCCTACAAGAAGCTTCTCTCCCTTCTCATGCAAAAGGCAGTAGAGATGGATGACAACTGGTCAGATTCTCTGATCAAAACCATCTTGCCTCTCAGTCGCGTCATGGCAAAGAATATGGGGGGCAGCGACAGCATGCCGGATGACCCAATTCTTTGGTCATTGAGTAGCAACAAGGAGAACGAGGGGGAAAAGAATATAGCCACAGAGAAACTCCTCAATGAGACTCTTCGGGACGCCAAGATCCCACCAGAGCAGGAGAACATCCTACGGTGGGTATGGACTATCCCCGGACCTTTCAGAACGTCAGACCTTCCCTACAAGAGAGGAAAGAACGCCCCTGCACAACTTGATGACGATGCCATTGCGCAGCTGTCCTCACTCTCCCTCTATGATCGCATAGGACAGATGGCTTCCAATGAGTACGGAAAGAAGTACTCTCTATTCGACGAGGATGACGAGGATTCCGTTGCTCTTCGCTGGATTAAGGACACTTACGCAGATGCTCTCGATACCTTCTCCCGTGCGTTTCGAAAGAAGACTAGAGAGGTCCGAAAGCAGCCCTCTTTACGCGACAAGTACGCTCACATTCTCAAGGACTGGTACCAGAGGGATTCTATTGCCCAGCTTGGCCGTGACGCACGAAGGTCCGTCATGGACGAGGAGAATGGCGTAACCCATAAGTTCATCGAGCCAGTCAAGGTGAAGGACCGAGAGGAAGAGTTCCGAAAGATAACTCTGTTCAACAAGCTGGAGCAGTCAATCGCTCCCACTACCAAGGAGGATGAAGAATCCTCCAAATCCAGAAAGGAGATTGAGGAGAAGCTCAAGTCCCTTCCTGAGTTTGGAAAGAAGGCGAAGGAGAGGGAGAAGCTAGAGGCTGACCTTGAGAAGCTGAACAACAAGCTCTCCCTTAAGAAGGAAGAAGATGACTCTCGCTTCTACAAGCTAATGGAGGAGGTACAGCAGCAGGGAGCGAAGGGAGACAGGCGACCTCTTCGCAGCCTGTTGAACAAGGCAACGAGAGAGCAGCGAAAGGCCGAGGAAAAAGCCTCCGCTGTCTATGATAAGCGGAACAAGAAGCTAGTAAACAGGATCAAAAGTCTCCGAGAGGACCTGCGTACCGATGGGGCCGAAATCAAAGAAAAGCTTACGGCCCTACAGGATAAAATTCAAATCGTTGAGAATAATGCGAACAAGCGTAATGAAACAGAAAGAAAGCTAGTTTCCCACTACGTCAATGTTAGAGGCGAGGAGGCTCTTGCGGCTGCCGTAGATCAACGTACAGCCGCTCAGGCGGAGCTTTCCAAGTTTAGTGGTCGAGACAATCTTGTTCGTTTACGTGACGCGGTCGCACAGCTAACGGAGAACAAGAAGTATGAGAACAATGAGAACCTCAAAGATAAGTCTGTTAGGGAGGGACGAGTCAAGTACTTTGGAGCACTCAAAGATGTAAATACCCTTCTAAAGAGACTAGGTTCCTCCAGTGGAGATAGGGTTGCAGATATCGTAGCGAATTACGAAGACGTGTACGATGAAGAAGGAAACCTAGAAATCGGAGGAGTAACACACTTTACGGAAGAGGAACTTAAGGAGGCTAGTCAGGAACTTTCTGATTCCGTCAAGAAGCTTGAGTCAGACCTAGAGGGAGCACGAGCAGAACGCGATGAAGCAAAAGAAAATGTAACTGAAACCCTTACGTCGATTCTGACTGCCGAAGGACAGATAACAGATGAGGAAACTAGGAATCTAGCTGACTCATACCTCAAGGGATCAGAAAAGAGCGAAGAAGAGTATGAAGAAGAAGCTAGGAGTCTTCGCGCTGAGTATATGAGCGAAAGCGAAGGCCTGGAGGCCATGCGTAGAAAGTACCAAGAGGACAAGGAAAGGTACGACAGGGACAAAAACGCAGTGCTAGAGGGTCTGCCTCAACACTGGCGTGTGAATCTTCTTGAAAAGCTTCATAACTACGTGGAAGAGCATTATGACGGCCAAGAGACATCGTTGGCCAATATGTTTTTTGTTCCTCGTTCTACTAAATCGGAGATTCCACAAATTCCATCCCACGAAGATTTTCTTAGGGAGGAAGAGAAAAGGCAAAAGACGCCCGAGTTCATACAGATGAGCGAGGAGAGAAAGAAGGAGGTTCAAAAGAGGCAGGAAGAAGCTGCAGCGGAGTCCGAGGAAAGGCAAAAGGCGTTCATCAAGAAGGTGGAAGAAGCCCAGAAAGAGTTTGATCACAGGTTGGATGAAGCAGAAAAAGCCAGAGAAAAGGGGGAGGAGCCTCCGAAATACGATGACTTGAGCCAGCAGTCGTCCTATCTTCGGGATTACGTTGTTCCTCTTGAGGACGTCAAAAGTGAGGAAGGCTATCTCATCCCCAAAAAATCTAAGGATGAAACTAGTCTGTATAAGGACCTACTCTCCTACATCCAGAATAACCTAGCTAGCCCTCTCAACTCAGAGGAAATTAAGGCACTGCCTGCTCTTCTCTCCGAGTTAAGCTCCCATATGTACACGAAGGAAGACGGCTACACGGGTCACAGCATAGATGACTTTGCCCCCTCTCCTACGGCTAAATCCTCTATATCCAACTTGTCGGATGTTCTTCATGCGATAAAGTCCTATCTTGACACGAGACCCGATCTAAAGCACAAGGATGGAGTCTACAATCTAAGTGCTCTATACGTTCCTTACCCTGTGGAAGAGGGGGACGAAGACCAAGAACTTAGAAGACCTGCCCTTGGAAGGGAAACTAGTCTGTACGAGGACCTCCTCTCCTACATCCAGAATAGCCTATCTAGCACGTTTAGCGCGGAGGAAAGACAGACTGCAATGCCTGCTCTTCTCTCCGAGTTAAGCTCCCATATGTACACGAAGGAGGGAGAGAAAGGTAGGTACACAGGCCACAGCATACATGACTTTGTTCCCTCTCCTAAGGCCAAATCTGTATTCAACTTATCGGGTGTTCTTCGTGCGATAAAGTCCTATTTTGACACGAAGAGACCCGACCTAAAGGTCACAGAAGGAATCTATGATCTAAGCCCTCTCCACGTTCCTTATCCCGTGGAAGAAGAGGAAGAGGACGAAAACATGGCAAGAGAACTGCTAAGAAACCAACTTAAGAACGTCAAGGGAATGAGAGGCTCGGACCCCTCCGTGCTTGCTCCTTGGATCTACCCTCTATCTAAGGGGTCATCAACAGAGGAAGACCTTAGGAAGTCTCAGCAGTCTTCTCCTAATGCTCTCCTGAAGGAGTCTCTCGGACGTCTTCTGATGTTCATGGATGAGCACCAAGACCTGTACGACGAAAGCACAGAAAAATGGGATTTCTCCCCTCTTCTTAAGAGGTTGTACGCATTCCCTTCCGCTAGGGATTACCAAATCAGTCAAGGAGGTATGGATCTTTCTGACACCCTCAGGGGAGTTACAAGGAGTGTAAGAAAGGACAGGATTTCAAGGGCTAGGGAACAAGAAGAGGAGCGGGCCGAGAAGGCAGGAGAGAAGCCCCGATCCGTTAACATTGAAACGGCCACTGCAACCTACAACCTGGTCCTTCGGGCCATTGCCCAGGTCGAGGAGGAGGCAGAAAAGGATCCCAGCCTGTCCTGGCAAGGTGCGGTTTCAAACCTAATGCAAAGGGATAAGAACAAGGGGAACAAGGACATCTTTGATGCTCTGCACAGGGCCTTTTACGGGCTGAGCCGAAAGGAGGGAATTGAGAACTACAAGGGAACAGAGGGGATCGCCCACATGTTCAGTAGTAGCAGCAAGGGCAAAGATGCTCCCTTCAACCAGGACGACATTGATGACCTAGCGGAAAAGAACAGCATCCCAGAGGAGGATTCCAGTGCATACTCTAGGATTGTCCTGGAGCTATGGGACCCTGACCATGAAGATGCCAGCCAAGTGCTGGTAAACTACGCATACCATCATCTGTACGTTCCGCTGAAAAAGGAGAATCTTCCTAGAGAAGAGTCAGAGAGTAAGATCTCCTCTTCAATCAAAAAGGTATTGGAGGCTAACAAGGCGACAGGACTTAAACGTGACAAGTTAAAGCGTAGGCTAAACTCCAGCAAGAAAGCTGTCCTTGACGCGCTTTACGGAGTGAAGGAGAAGACCGTCACTCCTCCTCCTTCAACTAAGAGCCCGACGAGGAGAGACATTGCCACGTTGATGAAGGGACAAGATCCTTCAGACTTGAAGAAGATACAAAAGGCCTACTCTCTTGTCCAAGATGCCGTTCTTCCCTCCATGTTGAAGGAGGGCAAAGACGTATCAGTTGATCGCGTAGTGGAGGTCCTTGAAGAAAAGGGAGCAGATCTGGACTCCGATCTTCTGAAGAAGATTGTCGAGCTGGCTGTTCATAACCCAGTAGGACACCTTACAAAGAGCCAGAAAAACATCATCGAGCTACTGCAGGGTGTTCCCGCCAACTGGCTACCAATGCTCAAGTCCACTTACATGGGCCTTGTTGGAAAGGCAAGGAAACTATCAGCGGCAGGAAAGAGTTCGGAAGAGATCGCGAATTACATTAAGGGAGCGCTAAACTACGGAAACTGGGACAAGGACCTGCTCGATCACGCCATCGATTTAGCTTCCCAGGACCTAGAGGAGGAAACCACTCCTGAGCCTGAGGCTGAAGAGGCTCCTGAGGCTGAGGAGGCTGCTCCTATTCCCACTGAGCCCACTCTGGAGGAAGAGGAAGAGGGACCCGAGTTAGGTGAGGAAGAGGAGGAAGAGGGACCAGAGTTAGGTGAGGAAGAGGAGGAAGAGGGACCCGAGTTAGGTGAGGAAGAGGAACCAGAGTTAGGTGAGGAAGAGGAACCAGAGTTAGGTGAGGAAGAGGAACCAGAGTTAGGTGAGGAAGAGGAGGAAGAGGGACCCGAGTTAGGTGAGGAAGAGGAACCAGAGTTAGACGAGGAACCACCAGAACTTGAGTTCGATGAGGGACCTGAGTTAGGCGAGGAACCACCAGAGGAGGAGGAACCACCAGAACTTGAGTTCGATGAGGGACCTGAGTTAGACGAGGAACCAGAGGCACCTGCCGCTGGAGACAAGTTCGAGGAGACTCAAAAGTTCATTCATAGTGCTGTAGCTAAGACTAGGAAGGTATTCCGGCCTGGGGATGTAGAAAATGTCATGCGGGCATTTGCTGCAGGACAAAGCCCAGGACTCCCTGCTGGAGTAAAGTCAAAGGTTGCAGATAGCCTGGTGAAGGAGGCAGAGGGCGAGGGCCTAACTGCTGCTGACTTTGCTCACTACTTCTCGAAGGTGGATCAGAACACACCGACTACACCTGAGGCTCCTGAGGCTCCTGCACCCACCCCTGAGGCTCCAGCAGCACCCGCCCCTGAGGCTCCTGCTGCTCCTGCTCCTGACTTCATGCCTGGGCCTACGGGCCGCAGTCCAGAAGAAATGGAGGAAGGGACGTCTCAAAATCGACCCAACCGTTATACCGGAAAAGAAGATAAGAGTGTTCTAGTTAGGACTTTTGTTGATGCAGGAAATTCCCTCAAGGAGGGCTTGGGAGAAGCCGCACTTAGAGCCATCGCGCAATCTGGCGAAGGCTGGGAACAAGGATTTACCTTCGAGGGAGCAAATGCGTCAGACCTTGGAGGTCTGGAAGCTTTTCGTGCTCAAAGCGGAATCAGCCAGAAGGATGCCGTTTCGTATCTAAAGGCGCATGAAGAGATGAACGCTCCTGCCCCGGCAGTAGCTCCTGCTGCCCCGGCAGTAGCTCCTGCTCCTGCACCCGCCCCTGAGGCTCCAGCAGCACCTGCTCCTGCTGCTAAGAAGATAACTATAAAGGAGGAGGCAGCAGCACACAACTTTATAGGGGAGTTGTACCATCTAGTGCAGGAAGTTTTCAAGAGCCTGGAGATCAACGACCCGGAGTTTGAGGAAACCGTAAAGGAGATTGGCCTAAGTGCTGCCAAAGAGAATCTGGACAGTCTGGTGACTGATGTCATGTCCGCTATCTCTTCTCACCTTAATGGCCCAGAAGACCGTAGAATCATAAGCGAGGCGTTCAAGCAGCTGGTCAGAGAAGCAAAACGGGGTAAAGTAACACCACGAACGCTAAATGCCTATCTTGCGATGGACATACCTACCGCTCCTCCTCCAAGAGCACCTAAGTCTAACAAGCTAACTCAAAATGATAAGTTCAAGGTCTTGAGCTTTAACTCTATGGTGGCCGAGCTAGCTACAACTATTTCTAATATCCTGGAGGATACTAGTACCGACGACTTTAGAGACACTGTAGTTCATGCTGCTTTAACCGCTGCCGAAAGCAATCTAGACCAAATGGGAGATGCCGTCGTCACTGCTATCTCTACCTACATTAGCAGACCAGGGGAAAGCAAGTCTATCAAGAAAGCGTTCAAGCTACTAGCGAATAAGGCAAAGCTGGGTGGAATAACTCCTCGTCTGGTAAAGCTCTTTCATGAGGCTCCTGAGGCTCCAGCACCAGCCCCCGCTCCTGCCCCAGCAGTAGCTCCTGCTGCTCCTGCTCCTGAGGCTCCAGCCCCCGCTAAGAAGAAGAAAACTCGTAGGTGGACTGGTGCTAAGATAAGGAGGTCTGCTGACAACCTTCGAAAGGCACAGAACTATGTAGAGAACAAGTTTAAAGAGGAATACGATGAAGACTTTAGCAGCGTAACAAAAAGGTATAGATCAGAGGTAGCGGAAGCTCTTCACGATACACCACTAATCATCAATAAGTCGTTGTCGATGAAGGAACTTAAAAGACTGAGGGACAAGCTCGTGACCTATGTGGAGAATAGTCCCCTCCTGACAAAGAATAACCCTAGCAAGGTCAGGGCTTCAGTTATAAACTACATGAACGCTATGTCCAATTACTTCAAGGCCCTGGACATGGAAGCCCGTAGTGACAACCCCCAGATAGAATCGCTATCATCAGGAGACCGGATAGTCAGTGACCGACCAGTACAAGAACTACCAAAGGCACCACCAGAGGCGCCACCAGCACCACCAGAGGCACCACCAGAGGCACCCTTCGAGGAGCCTGACGAGCCTGAGTTCGACGAGGGAGAGGAAGAACCGGAACCCGACGAAAACGAGGAAAGGGGATTCCAGATCGGTGATAAGCTTCTTAGGAACTACGACCAAAAGACGGACGAAGAGAAAAGAGACGTATCCACCCTTGTTAGCCGCCTTAACGAGGTACAGAAGGCCAACGCCAAGGGACTGGACCCCTACGGACTCAATGTTGTAGATCTTCTAGTCGCTGCTCTGAGAAGGTAGAATAGGCCCGAGGAAGCAGACGCCATTGAGGCGGAAGACAAAAAGACAAACGACTATTTAGGTGACCTGGACTTAAAGGGTTTCTAAGGTGACGAGCCTCGGAAGTAATACTGCTAAGTCTTACTTCTACGAGGCTGTCACTTCGGCCATAGGTCGTCTTGGGATCTCTGTAGAGCAGATCGTAGAGTTCTACCTCGTAGAGGTGCTCACGAAGAAGGCATTCGCACAGGACGACCTAGAGGAGCCTCTGGCTTTCCAGTTGTCAAAAGCACGAGAGGCCGCTTCTGACTTAGAGCGCTTCTACCTGTACCGAAAAGCAGGAGACTCTGCCTTGTTCCTACTTGGGTTCTTCTCCGATTTCTTAGAGAGGAAAGGAGTGCATAGAAGCTATGTGACCACGATTGGAGGATCCGCGTACGCTAATGCTGCGGGTCTCTCTCCAAAGGGGTTCAACAAGGTGTACTACGACCTATCAGACGGCTTTGACGAGTTTGCTCTCGTACTCGATGAGGTCAAAGAGTCCACAGTTATGCGTACGCCACAGGACATCCTCAAGCTCTACGATAAGTGGCAGAGGACAAAGTCTCCAGCAGCGGAAGAGAGGCTACGAAAGGAGGGGGTGTTCCCGCTCCGCAAAAAGACCTGACGACTTTTTACGAAGGAGGGAGGAACAAAGAGAACTCTTGATTGAGTCCTCCAGGTCGCGGATAGCTTCGGCCTTGTATGAAAAGGCAACTGCTTCATCCTCCCTTCCCTCCTCCATACTGTGGCAATAGTCATCTAGATAGCGGTCAAACGCCTTCGTCATCTCCATCTCAAACTCTTTCATCGAAGTGTACCCGTTAGGAACAAAAAAGGCGTACCATGGAAAAACATGGTACGCCTTACGTGTGGTTATTTTGTGTCTCTTGACTTCCGAGCTTCCCTCCGAAGCTCACGAACAACCAAAGAGACCATGACAATAAAGTTCGGACGTACTGACATTGGGATGTCCCAATCCGATAACTGCTTGTTAACTCTTTTGGCAATGTCTTGCGCTAAGTCTAGGCTAATCTTCATGCTTCCTTCTTGTGTTCTACTTGTTCTCAATCCTGGTTTTATTGCAGACCATAGTTCCTAAGACTGAAAGTAGACTACGCTCTTCCGTAATTGAGGGTCGTGCTCTTCCTATGATCCACTGACGAATGGTTTCAGCAGGAGTACCTAGGACTGAGGATAGACTCTGTAATCTGTCATCAGAAAGAGTTGTTCCTTTCTTCGTTTCAGTCCAGTCTACATAAGCCTTGAGCTTATCTCTGAAGTCGTCGACAGTGAATGGTGTTCCTTCGTTAAACATAGTGCATCTCGGCGGAAAGTGAGGGATTCGAACCCCCGGTGCCTTTAGGGCACGCCTGATTTCAAATCAGGTGCCTTCGACCACTCGGCCAACTTTCCAGGGGGACTGTCATAGATAACCTTTACACACTAGAAATTGGACGTCAGTCGCCTAATCGTGCTTGTGGCTAGTTCGCTCCGTAATCCACCTCTTCAGAGGAGAACAACCCTGAGGTGAGGTCGTCTTCTGCATAGATAGAGAGGAACTGGTCTTCCTCGGGGGCGTCTGTAGAGGTTGCCTTGTACCACTCCAGAAGTAGGCCGTCAAGCTCTTGAAGTTCCTGAGCGAACTCTGGATTTTGGTCCTGCATCGCCTCGCACACCTTCTCGTGCATGAAAACAATGGTGCTAGGATCCATTTCCTCGTTCCACGCGGACTCTGCGTAGGAAAGTGCCATGATGTAACCAAGGAATACATTTACGATTCCCATACCCATAGACATGTCCATTCCCAAGTAGACGTTGAATGTCTTCATTCCAGTCTCCACCTTTCCAGCAAAGCTGTTCTCAGGTATGGAAGCGGAAATGACATTTAGGGTGCCACTAGTTAGTGGAACTTCACGTTCTAAGTGAGTAAGCAAAGAAAGTAGCTGATTCTCGTCCCAAACGATAGCCATGCTTTTATTTTACCAAATCTTTAGGGAGTCCCAGTCACAGTTATTTATGACCAGTTGAACTCCTTCTTTCTCTGAAGCGAAGGAGTACTCATCATAAATATCCGGGTCCAATAAAGAATCTAGTGCGTTGTTCACTTCGTTCTTGGGAGAAAGGCCTTTCGTATAGGCCCAACGAAGAAATACGACGAGTGTCTGAACAACGTCAGTCACGCAATAAGAACGTACGGAGTTGAACCTATTCCTGACGATTAGGTCGTGCACAGAAGATGCCTTAACCTCCATTTTCCCTGGCAAACCGAGAACCGCAGACGTGTAGTCTAGCCCGATTTTACGAACGGCACCAAAGAAGGTCATGTCATCCTGAAGGTCCAAGTGACTAAGAGGGTTGTACCTGTTGGAAAACTCTTTTCCAGTGAGTGCCTTTGCTTTGATTCCGTTGACCATAGCTCGATATAGGAGAACAGGGATATCAAATCCTCGTCCTCCCCAGGTCACCACCATAGTATCCGAAGAAACTTCCCCCACGAAAGCGGAGATTGCCGCCTTCTCGCTCATTTCAGGAAGACCCAATGTACGAATCTTCTTAACCTCGAAGCGGTCGTCCAACTCGATATACGAGATGCAAACGATCTCTTGAAGGATTGGAACAACTGTGCTCTCCCCTGTATACAGCATGGACTGAGGCAGGGGAATGGTCTCGATGTCCATGACAATTACTTTGCTCTTTGTCATTTTGCCTCAGAGGGTCTGTACCTTACCAAAAACCAGTAGCTAGGATTCTTTTGAGAGTTGAACCTGTACAACCTGACTTTCTGGTCTTCGTATACTAGATCTGGATTTTTGTGCTTCTCGATGTCAGCTAAAAGAGACAAGTAGGTTTCCTGCTGGAACTTCTGGTGGAACTCTCGCTTTGCTCGTAGTGAGTAGCCTAGAGTAGACTTGCTGGAACTTGTCATGCAATGGAGAGAGACGTAGCTGTCCTCGTATTTCTTATGCTTGATTGGCTTGTTGACGACAACGCCCATTCGAACAACCCAAAAGTTGTTCTCTACTTCGGTAATCTTCCCATCAGCAAATGACTTCCAGGGAAGAACAGGCTCCTTTGATTTCATGCTGCAACCGTAGGTATCAGTCCACGAAACTTTCCTTCGTGCCCTTCGAGGAGAATAAAGTCACTCCAAAAGCTGATGTCAGAGTCTCCTGCACGGATTAGATGCAGCATTTCCAATGTGTACTTCGAGGACAGCTTTGTGATCGTCTTTGTTGCGTTCGACCTGAACAGTTCAACGGAGGACTTCGTGGACCCGTGGTCTGACTTACATCTTAGGTGCGCCAGCTGTCCCTTAATGAGCAGGTCGAAGTGGGTGTCATAGGCCAACGACCCTAGCTGTACCGCAGACACCTCTCGTATGTTCTTGGACAAGCGGTCGCAGGATACAGTTACCGTGCATTCCTTCTTACTGTAGTCGATTCCGTTGTCCATCCAGTCTTCGATATCCTCAGGCTGTTGCTGGATGGAGGGATGGTAGATTGAAACGGTGTCTGTCGATAGGTGAAAGACTCCCTTGTGTACTCCCATTCCTACTTCGGGGGACAATATCTTGGACATTGCGCCATGCAGGAAGTCTGGGTGGAGAAGCACGTCAAGCTCCGTTTGGGCCAGCGCAAGCTCGTCCTTGTAGATGACCGCTCGATACTGGTCTGTGGTAGACAGGGTGAGATCCTCTCCCACTTGCACCCTAACGCCCAGCTGAGCGCCAGGAAGGGAGGACCCCAGGCTTACACGGGATAGGGCATCCTTGAACACTTCCGTAGGAACATGGACTGTTGGCTTGAACTTCTTCAAGGGGCGCTGAGCAATCACCCGGTCGACATCACTGCTTGCCTTCAGTGTTCCTGTGAACGATCCTGTCTTGAAGGACAGTTCCGAACTCGAAGCCGTCAGTTTTAGCTCCTCCCGGAGTGGGAGTCCGATGAGTCGCTGAATTGGGATCACCACACGTCCCTTAGCTGCTACCTTCGCAGGGAGTGTGTTGTACACGTAGGAGCTGTTTGCTCCTGCTTCAATTCGAAGAAATCCGCTCTCTACGGCAGTAAGGAGGACATCTACCTCCGCTCCCATCAAAGTTGCGCACGTCTTTATCGCCTGACTAAACAGAGAGGACTCTAGTTCTACTTTCATTTCTCATCCATCGTCGTAAGGTACGTCCTCGATGTTCGAGGCATCTTCACCGAGTATGTATCTGGATACAGGGCAGTGGTTTGAACAGTATTCCTCGTTGTGCGGACAGGGATCACCAACCCAGTTTTGTCGGTCCCTACATCGGGTATCGCACGTAAAGCTAACGACCTCTTCCAGAGTAGCCTCATTGTTCCCCATCGACCCAAAGAACTCGTAGACACAGCAGCTATGAGGAGGCTGATGAATCATTGTTCGAAAGGTACACGGTCCTTGGTACCAACAGTTCCTGCATATCTCGCTAACGGGAGCAGGAAAAGCACGAACAACCTCATCTTTCCTCTCCTCATACTTCTTCCTCAGAAGACTAGAAGTCGAGATGAAATTCGGCATTACTTTATCTTTTGGGGTCGACGCTTGTTCTCAGGACTTACACGCTGAACATTCTGGGCACGATCACACTGTGGGCAGACGGAGTTCCTTTTGGCTATAGTAGATCCACATGCAAAGCATTTCTTACCCTCTTCATACGCCACAGTAAGAGACGCTCTACACAACGGGCATTTGTTCGGAACTCGTCCCTGTATTGCAGTTAAGGAGGCCCCGCAACCACCACAGTGTACGATGTTACTCATCTGTGCCCTCGTCGGAGTTTGCGCGGCAGGTATCGCACTTTCCCTCTCCACTCTTGATCCTACAAGAGCAAGAGGAACAAGATTCGTACTTCGTGTCAAACAGTTTCCTTCCACACTTTGGGCAGTGTTCAGGCTTTTCCTCTGCGAATATGGACATCGAAGCGTTGCATTTGGAGCAGTGGGCATTAAACGGTCTCATGTTACACCTTGTGTCGGAATGTGATAAAGCCATGCGAAAGATCGTAGGGGGACAAAGCGACATCCACTTTGTCACCAAGAATCACATGGATTCGGTTCTTTCGCATCTTCCCGCAAAGTCTTGCGGTTACGGTATTACCGTTTTCTAAGGAGACACTGAACTGGCCTCCCGGATGCACTTTTTCTACGGAGCCAGATAGGTGTATATGATCGTCTTTCGGCATTGCTTGTTACTTTAGTCCCTTCATACTGTTTACCTTTACAGGAGAGCCGACGTCCATGTCAGGATCCCCTCCCAGATGGTCGACAACTTTCATTCTTGAGAAGTCCTCCATCAGGAAAAATTTGAACGGAGCCCACCCACGTACCGCAGGTTGGTCTATGGCTAGGATGTGTGTTCCCTTCTCTTCTTCCCCATACTTCCACGTCCACACGGTATTTGCGTGCTCCGCAAGTCCACGAGCATACCGTAGGCTTCCATCCTCGTTCATCTGTGTCGGGGCAATCACTAGGGCGTTCAGATCCTTCGCCATGAGCTTCAACTCTCGTGCAAGGTCGTTTAGCTTCTGCCAGTCTTGCATCTTATGGCTATTGGGGTGATCTAGCAGGTTAATGTAGTCGATTACTATAACATTATACCTGAAGGGCTTTAGCTTGATTCTAAGATGGCTAACGCTGGTATGCGAGGTCGGCCACACTGTGAATCGATTCTTCTTCTTTCTTCCTCGAAGTTTGAATCTCTTCCAGGTCTTGCCCATCTTCGAGTACTCCATCGCGGTCGTACTCTTCGTTCGGATTTTGGTGTGCTCTACGCCAGAGAGCATAGAGATGATTCGTTCTGCAGTCTCTTGCTTGTTCATCTCTAAGGGAATGTAGATCACATCATGGCCATTCATATGAATGTTGGCTGCCATGTTGAGAGTCATGATGGACTTGCCTCCCTTCTTGTGGGAAGCAGGGATGAACAGATCGGTTGTACCGAAGCCTCCCGTCCGAGAATCAAAGTTGTTGAACGTGCTCGCTATCAATTTAACAGGCTTATTGTCGAACACTTCGGTCATCAGTACGTCAGCCTCTTCGTCCTTGACTCCTCTTCCTACATGATAGAGAGGGACCTCACCCACGTCTGACCTCATCGTAGACAGACACTCTTCCATGTCGTCAGTGAGTTCAGTGAGGTTTATCTTGTCTTCTTCCTCCATCCTTTTTAGGGTGTTCGAACTGAAAGTGTAGTAGGTACGAACAATTCGGTAATGGTCTAGCATGTGCACTAGACGCTTCGCATCGTCAACATTCCGAATCGGACTCACTGTAGGGGACCCAAGAATAGCCACTGACTCCTGATCTAGGTCAGGGTGGCTCAGGAAAGTCTCCATCGAAGGCAGGTCGAGTGCAGAAGTAACGAGCATTCTCTCAATGGCACGGAACGCTGCGTGCATTGGGGTATACCCAAAATGATCGGCAGACAGGGTTCCGAGAAGCTCGGTCTTTACCTTGGAAGACCCCTGTAGGATGGACAGGATGGCCTTCTCTTCGGCCTTCGGACGAATGATCTTCATACGAAACTGTGCTCCTCGTGTCGTACTGATTCCACTGAAAACACTGCGTTGAACCTCAAATGAAGGCGTCTTACGAGCACTGCGGGGTCTCCTGCGGAGCAGAGTATACGGAAACAGTCCTTATGCCTGTAACACCAGTCACGCACTTTCTGAATCCTTTCTTCGGGTGCTTCGCTGTATAGATTGGTGAGCATGAAGACGGTCTCTTCGTTCGTCTCCTCCTCTTTGATTCCAGCGGACCCAGTAATCTGTACACGATTATTCTCTAGGGCTTTCTTCATCAGGTTGTATCCTAGGGACACCGCCACACTGTCATCCTCGTCAGAGGACACGATGATCAGGTAAGGAACACTGAACATCTCCCCTTCCCACAGGGAATCGAACCACTTCTTCTGCTCCTTGGGAGTGACAGTGTAGCTGTCAGCTACGATCACCTTGAAGGGAGGATTTACTTCTTTTGGAGGGGGACCCCAAGCAACGGAGGGGATCTCTGCTGCATAGTAGAGGGCATCCCTCTCCGTCTTGATAAAGTGGTAATCCTGGGTTCTACGACCAGAGCGCATTCTACTCGTTCCTGAAGCTCTTCAGCGTTTCTAGGTATTTGCTTTCAACGGCGTCGATGTCTTGCACACCGGATACGTTCTCCGTTCTGATCTTCAGAAAAGACAATCCCTGCTCCACTGCGTCATCGATTGCCTTATGGGTGTGCTTCAGGGACTTGTTCTTCCAGCGCTTCGGCCAGTAGGACTTTCCTGCCTTACTATACTCGCAGTTTCTCATCCCCGACACATAAGATCTCACATCGATGCATGAGAACATGAACGGGCTAGAGCCCGAGTAGCGCATGAGATAAGGGAACAGGAAGGTGAAGTCGAACCCTGACGGGTAGCATATGGCCGACCTACGCCTATCTACAGTTAGGTCCCGAACCCATGCATCAAACTCAGGCATCACTTCTTTTGCAGGTCGGGTGTTTGACGTGCAGTACTCCCATGCCTCAGGATTCTTCTCCCAGAAGTTCTTCATGGTATCGGGGTGTTGCTGTGCCCCTGGGATTCGGTCTAGGTTAGCTTCGTACGTTCCTCGAACGGTGCCGTCAGCCTCAAAGGCAACTACACCAAAGGACAGCATCGAGTAGTCAAAAGGAATGGGTCCATCTGTCTCGATATCAATGCTGAAGTACATTGTTGTATTGTTGTTACTCATCGTTGTCATCCTCTCCACAGTCTTTTAACCAGTCTTTCATTGTTTTTGGCCTTCTCTTCTTTTTGCTCTCCGCTTCGGCCCCTGCGGAGAACTCAAACCCCCAGCTTTTGTACAGGTTCTTTCGTAAGTTTACTTCCTTCTCTGCCATGTCATTGCTGGAATGCCATGTGTATACGTGAACCCTAGGTGTTGGCTTCTCCCATTCGATCCCGTTTTCACGCAGGTATTCCTTGTTGGACCCTGACAGGTATCGGCGGATTCGTCCGACTCGCTGCTCCTCCCTCTCCTTACCAAAGTTGGGGAAGGGCAGGTGTATCGTGTCCCAGGGCGGGATGTTCACGTTCTCATTGATCACGCTTGTTCCGATGATCACGGAGATATCACCGGATAGCAGCTTCTCTGCGTACCAGTTTTGCTCCTTGAGCTTCATCCCTCCCATCATCAACTCGCAGCCGAAGCCCTCCAACTTAAGCTTGCTCTGCAGATTAAGGGCATGTTTCTTTCGCTCTGTGATGACGAGGATCTTTCTATCCTCCTCAATGTCCGAGATGATGGTCTCGTACAACAGCTCTTGATAGACTGCATTTGAAGCTAGAAAGTTGACCAGAATTGGCATAACGTATTGCCGTCGAAACACACTGTCTGGAACTAGAATGTTCGAGGCATGGAACTCGACCTCAGGAGTCATCTGCTCCTTCGTTCCGGTTGCAGTAACAGGACCGATAAGGTCGTATATGGCAACGTGAGTCTTGTCTTTTCGCGTAGGAGTAGCGGTCTGCCCTCCCCGGTACTTGGGATTGAATGCACGGGCTGCCTTGTAGAACGTCTTCGCTGAGGAGTGATGCCCCTCCTCATGCCAAACAAGCCCGTAGTCGTTCTTGATTTTCTTACGTAGCTTCTTGCCCTTCTTCGAGGCTAGCGATTGGAACGTGGCGAACATGATCGGATAGGTCTTCCCAGGCCGCTTCAGGAAGTGCCTGTGCCTCGTTCCGTCGCTGTCCGTCCTCCACTCCCAATCCTTCTCTAGGACGCCTATCAGGTGCTCTCCTGCCTCTTCCTCAAGCTCTGCGATGTTCGTGTGCTCGTAGAGCCCCTCCAGGCCCACCATCAGATGTCGAACCTCCTGAGCAAACAGCAGTGTCTTCATCTGCAGCTTCGCCACAAGCCACGCCCACAGAACAGTTTTGCCCCATCCGGTAGGCGCTTTTATGATGCCGTATCGGTGATCCAGCCACTGCTGTGCGACTTCTTCCTGTTCAGGATACAGGTCCCGGTGGCAAACGAGTTTGAAAGGAAGCCTAGGAGCAGATCTCTGGTCTTCTATCCCTAGGGAAGCAAAGTGCTTCTTGATTTTCGATAGATCCCCCCGTGAGAATATGGACCAGCCATCGGAGCGGTGCTTGTACGTCTTAAGAGTGCTCTTGATATGGATTGGTTCCTTCTTGTGCGTGAAGTCTTTGCACAAGTCATCCACCGAGTATCCCTTAGACTCGCACGTCGTCTTTCCTGGACGCCACTTCTTTCCCCACAAGTCACAGTTCATGCACATTCGAGGGAGGTCTACCTTTGGCTGGTATTCCACCTTGTCGAAGGTGTACGTAAAGTCCTTCTCTGCCTTGCGGGTGACAAGGTCTGTGGGGACCCATAGCTGACTATTGAGTACGCAGGATGGGTCTTTCTTGCTCATCAGTTACTTTCCTGTTGACCCTAGACCTCCTTCTCCTCGTTCCGTGTCAGAGAGGGTCTTCACCTTCTGAAACCTTATCAACTTTGGAACTTTAGAGATCACGAGTTGCGCGATTCGGTCCCCTTTATTGACTTCGAAGGTGGGTCCTGTGTTGTACAAGATTACCTTTACAGCACCGCGATAGTCCGAGTCAATTGTTCCTGGAGAATTTAGCACCGTGATCCCATTTCGGGCAGCCAGTCCACTTCTGGGGCGAACTTGCCCCTCGTACCCATGGGGGATTTCTAGGGCGATTCCTGTGTCGATCACCGCTCTTTGTCCCGTTGCTATCCTTATGATCCCCTCCTCGGCGGAGCACAAGTCGAAGCCCGCAGCCCCTGACGTGGCTTGTTCGGGGATAACCGCGTTTTCGTTTAGTGTCTTGATCTTCAGGATCAAGTCTGCTCTTTCTCTAGGTGCCATATCTCAGTCTTCGTCCTCGTAAAAGGAGACCGACTTACTTTGAAGGTCCTTTTTACGTTCGTCGTTCAGTATGTTGATAAGAATACGAAATCCATTCTTCGCTGCGACATTTCTAATCACAGTTTCGATGGCCATGATCGTTGCCTTGTGTGCTCCGAATATCTTGCTAACCTCATTCTGTGGCCCTACGACTTCGATGACACCTGTCACACCCGTGTAAGCCGAGTTAAATGTCAAGGACTTAGGATCATCCACGAGTTCATCGCACATGTGACTAAGGAGGTCTACGATCACCGTAAATCTCTCGTCTTCTTCTTCTTCTTCGTTTTTTGTCATGTCTTCCTCATGTTGCCATAAACTCTGCTTGGCTCAACAACGACAAGCACGAGAACTCACGAAGGAAACTCTTTAGTCCTTCAACGTCTCCTGCTCTCGATCTTCTCTTAACTCGAACTTCTGGTCTTAGCTTTACAACCTCGTACATCAATGAGACTTGTTCTTTGTACTCCAGCAGCTTAGTCACTGTCTTCGGGGGTACACCCTCTAGGTTAGCATAGAACTCTTCAGGAGTATTGGCCTTTTCTAGAACATGTGCAACGTGCTTTTTAAGAAGCCGAGGGACACCGGGGATCCGGTCACTGCTATCCCCATACAGCGCCTTGGCCAGCGTTATGGACATCGGTATCTCGCACCCGAAGTTCTTCTTGCACGACTTACGAACGTAGTCCTCCTGAAGAAAGTCCCGGAAGGACACAATGCTAACGTTGTCGTTCCTTAGCGTCCATAAATCCTTATCGCTGCTGAGTATTAGGTGCTTGGCCTTTCCTCTTTTTCGCACGAAATAGGCTATAGCATCATCTGCCTCAGCCTCAACCGGCTTAAGCTCGATGCACGCTAGATAGGAGATGAGTCGCCTAACGTCAGGAGCGGGATCGAAGTCCCGATCCTTTACACGACCCTCTTTGTACCCAGGGAAAAGGGAGAACCTATGCTTTTCCCCTCCCTCGTAGCAGAATACAAGGTCTCCTCCGAAGTCTCGCTTCCACTTATGGATGGTACGAAAGAAGCGGTAGACGTGCCCCGTTGGATAGCCGTCATCCCGTACTAGCTCCTCTCCTCCTGGTTTAACTGCCCAGGACTTCCACAGCGTATTCTGGAAATCGACTACAACGTAACGGTCTGGTATGTCCTCAAGAGGGCGAAGCATTGCGCATCCCGTCAATGATGTCCAAGCTATCCTCGCAGGAATCAATGGAAGAGGCTACCTTGTCCTGAAGGGAATCGGGTAGAGTTCCTAACTTGAGGACCTCATCGAGGGTCTCAGCAGCAAAGTCAATCGCTTGGTATACATTTCCCTTTCCATCAATGGAGTCCCTATATAGGGACATTACCTCGATTGCATCCGACAGGGCCGATATTTCAGCGGCGTCATAAGACTGGCTAGTGTTCTTTTCCTTCAGCTTGTCTACCCTGCGCTTGAGGTAGTTCCTTCTACGAACCAGAGTCTTTACTTTTCTTCCTAGGTCTTTCATACTTTTTCTCTTTTCTACCAAACTAGCTGTCTGGCATGGGTTAGGGTGTATACACCTTGTCGTCCTTTTAATGGGGCGGCCCAGTGGTGATAAACCTTCGTGTATTCGGCAGTTATCTGCGTCGTGCTTGGGTGTTATATACCCACGAAGACTATTTTACAGGTCGGCCCAAAGAGGACCCAGATGAACAGACTGCTGAAAGCTAGGTTGGAGAAGTCCGCCAACGTAATTCTACAGAACGACCGCCTGCAGTGGATTTTACGAGAGCAAGACGTTCTCAGAGTCGCCCGCATCTGCTTAACAGCAGCAGACGAGGGGGAGATCCACCCTGAGTCGGTTAGTGAGTCTGCGCGGCAGTCTCTCGGGATTGCTAAAAACCTGAGAGGGGAGATTTACCAGTATTTGATTGACTCTCTTGGTTACACCGCACGCGCAATGGATTTTGGGAAGCACGACCAAAAGGCTATCAGCGAGGTAGTTTCAACGCAGGATCCTGGAGGAGACCGACTTCTTAGCATATTCGAGAAAAGCGGAAGAATCTCGGAATCAAACTTAAATAAGGCGATGAATGACCAGAAGGCGCTAAAGAAGTTAAGACTTTTCGACGCCTTTAGTGGAAACTCCGCCAATATGACCGAGTTCTACCAGAAAGTAGTAAACTTAGCTTCCTTGCTATCCAAGATTCAGAATCCTAAGTTCATTATGCGAGCGAAACAGGACTCCAATACATTCCAGGAGTTTACGCAGACTGTAGTAATGACTCTCGACATACTGAAAGAGGTCAGAAAGTTCAGGACGGATCTGAGAGGAAAAACTCCTGATCAGAAAGTCATAGAGAAAATGCAGAGCTTGGTCCGCAAGAAAATAGTCAAGGACAACAGGGAGAGTACAGACCCTAGTAGACATGAGGAGGAGGGCGTCAAGTCTGTTGTTAGGCAGCTGCAAGCAACTGAGGATGAAATCGAGCCCCTAGTTAAGTCTGCGCGTAAGCACATGCTAGCCAAGGCGAAAGAGATTTACGGTTCTGACGAAAAAGAGCTGTACGAGCTTATCAAAAGGCATGTTAAAGGTATCTACAGCCCTAGCATGCCCTCCGAAGAAACCAAAACCATCAGTACTGACAAGAGTGTGTACGAGAACTACAAATACATGATCATGCCTCCAAGGGTAAAGAAGGATGGAACACTCTTGGCCGCACGAGATCTGATGCGTAGCCATGAGGGAAAGACGCTGTATAAGGCATACAGAAGCTATCTAATTGTGGCACGAGCCCTCGATATGGTTAACTACATATCAACGCTATGGACCACCCTCTCAGATGATAAGAAAGAAGAGGCCCTAGAGAAGATACAAAAGTTTCCAAAACTGGTACGTTCTCACGTCTCCCACATTGATACTCTCCTAGGAGAAGCTGCCCCCTTGGAGCTTACAAGGAAGAAGAACAAGGAGGAGGTCAAGGAGGAGAAGAAGGAAGAGTCAGTGCCCCTCGAAGAAAAGCTCAAGGCAGAAGAGGAGAGTAACTTCAAGCCTCACGGAAAGAGGGAAAAGGAGAAAGAAACGGGAGAGGAACCAGAAACCCACAATCCCCGGTATGAGATGACTGATAAGGTCCAGGACAAGGTTCCAGGGGTTGATGTGGTCAAGTCCATCGAGAGGCAGATGGACGAAATAGAGACCGACGTCCAAGACGACGTCGAAACAATGATGTCCTATCTGGTAAACAAGGCGAGCAAGTACTACAAGTCAGACGACTTTGATCTGAAGGAAGTACTCAAGGACAACATCGAGGACTTCTATTCAGGTGGTATTGTTGGAAGTGACCTGAGCACAGCCAAGTCTCAGCCCTACAGAGACGCCGTTCAGATGAAGAACACCATGGAGACGTTCGACTTTGCGGAGTTCACGAGTAGCTCGGTGGGTAAGACGATAGCTCGTATGTATAGGACCGTCGTGGTATCTGCGAGAGTCCTTGGCGTGCTGCAATACCTTGGTGATAGGCCCACACTCCTGGCAAAGAGTCCACGGGCAAGGAAAGACATTATCGTTGTTCGTAAGAAGCTCAAGGAGAAGAAGCAAGAGTTCAAGGCTCTGCAGCAGAAGCTCATACGAACCCGACCCGCCCAAGGAAATGGGGAGAGGCGAGAGAAGGGCGAAAACCTAAAAAAAGAGCAAGCGCAAGCCACGAACGCCAAGTAGCGTTAATGCGATGGCTTGCGCGCCAAGCGCAAAGGCTAGGAGTCGCTGAGCACACCTATGTGGTCGGCGGAGCAGTCCGTAACTGGGTGATCAAGCAGCCCATCAAGGATATCGACATGGTGATCGATGCCTTGAGTATAGGAGAAGGAAGAGACTCTAAGTGGTTCGCACAGGAGCTTAGCAAGGTCATACCCGCAAAGACCAACCTAGCGACGAACCAATATGGGGTTGCGATTCTATCCATTTCTGGTCCCTGGGAGCTTGATGGGATCGACATGCAAGGGGAGCAGATTGAGATCGCCAACTCCCGAAGCGAGAGCTACGCAGGAGGGGGGTATAAGCCTAATAAGGTGGAGCACGCCACTCTTAAAAAAGATGTGGGAAGGCGAGAGTTCAATTTTAACACATTGATGTGGCGTCTTTCCCAACTAGCTGACGGACCCGATAAAGCAGAGATCATCGACCTTACAGGGAAGGGAATGAAGGACCTACAGGCGGGGATTATGGATACCCCGTCCGACCCTGACAAGACGTTTTCTGATGACCCTACTCGCATGCTT